TCACTGCGCCTCACTTTCAATCAGGCTGTACAGGTATTCCGCCTGCTGCTTTGTGTCGTCATAGGCCTGCTCGGGAGCGGCCAGCTTGAAATGGGTCGGCGGTTTTCGTGTGTCCGGCGACTGCTTTTTTCTGTTCGTCCGTCCGAGCTTCTCTGCCCGGTGCAGGCGTTCGGCTTGTGCTTTGTCGTAGGTTTGCTGGTCGATGATGGCGGGGTAGTAGTCGTCTCCGAGGTAGTGTCTGTTTTCGAGCAGGCGCTTTGCCGAGCCGTGCCAGGTCTGGATTCCCGCTTCGTGTGCAGCCTTGGCAAGCGCCATGCCATCAAGGTAGTTTTTGTAGAGGTTTCTTATCTGCTGGGCTTTCTCTTTATCGATGACCGCTTTGCCGTTTTCGATTCTGTATCCGTATGGTGTGTGTCCCATGTTTTTCACATTCTTTCCGTGAGCGTGAGCCCGCATTTGAGCTGGAATACTGCCTCGTGCCGTGAGCGAATGACAATACGTTCAACGAACCGTGTAAAAAGCCGGTCGTCGAAGTATTCCAGCATCGAGCTTTTCTCGGTGAAGTGCAGCAGATCCTCTGCATGCATCAGAGCTGTGGCTTCACTGCTTGTCGTGTTCTGCAGGGCGTCTATCTGTTTTCGAATGCCATCGGCCTGCGAGAGAAGCTCGGCTGTTTGCTGGCTGTAGATCACTTGGTCGATGAATCCCTGCGCCATGAGCTTCGTGAGCGTCTTGCGTTTGTCGGCATTCTCGGCAAGGCTTGTTTCAAGCTGCTGTATTCGGCTGAGTGTCTGGCTCGTAGAATTCCGCTTCAAACTTTCCGCATATGGCTTGAGGATCAGCCGGTGCACAAAGATGAGCTTGTTCATCATGGTCATGAATGCGAGCTTGAGGTCGCTGTCCCGGATGAAGAGCATGGAGCATTTGCTCTTGTCGGCGAGATGCGTCTTGCAGCTCCATGCCGCGTAGCTTCCGTCTGTTGTGTAGTTGATGCGCCGCTTGAATGTTGCGCCGCACTCGCCGCAGATGATTCTGCCGGAGAATGCGTAGCGGTTCTGGTACTTTTCATCGCCCTTGCTGATATTCTTCTCATCAGCCCGCTGCGAGATGAGCTTTTGCGCGGCTTCCCAGTCCTCGCGGCTGACGATCGGCTCGTGATGATTCTGCTGCAGGTACTGTGTTTGTTCACCGTGGTTCAGGTGCCGCTTGTAGGCTGAATCCGACCATGTCTTCTGGTAAAGGCAGTCGCCGCAGTATTTCTCGTTTGCGATCATCCCGCGGATTCCTGACGGGCTCCAGCGCCCGCCTCGCTTCGTCGGGATCTGCTCCCGGTTGAGCTCCGCGGCAATGGCAGCGGTACCCTTTCCGGCAAGTGTCTCTGAGAAGATACGGCGGACAATCTGCGCCTGCTCCGGGTTAATGGTCATCGTCTCGCCGTCCCAGTCGTAGCCGTATGGCGGATAGCTTATCTTGAACGTGCCGTTCTCGAACCGTTTTTTGATGCTCCATTTGCTGTTCAGGCTGATGGAAAGGGATTCGTCTGCTGCCATGCTGGAGAGGATGGAGAGGAACAGTTCGCTTTCCATCGAACCGGTGTTGATGTTTTCCTTTTCGAACCAGATGGGAATATTCAGCTCGAGGAGCTTTCGGACGAGTTCAAGACAGTCGGTGGTGTTGCGTGAGAATCGGCTGATGCTCTTGGTGATGACCATGTCGATCTTCCCGGCCTTGCAGTCCTGCATGAGCCGTTCAAGCTCCGGACGTCTGGATTTGCCGGTGCCGCTGATGCCCTCGTCGTAGTAGATCCCGGCGAACCGCCAGTCGTCACGAGAGGTGATGTAGCTTTCATAGTGCGTCTTCTGTGTTTCAAGGCTTTCAAGCTGTTCGTCCGAGTCCGTGGAGACGCGGCAGTAGGCGGCAACACGCAGCTTCTTTGACTCTGTTTTTCCCCTGTTTGCCTGTTCGATTCTTGTGATTTTCTTCAATTGGCCTGCCTCCTTGTCAGTGTCTATCAATCACTCTGTTTCGGACACATAGCAAGCAGTTTTCGGATATATTTCCGCAAACAAGGGAGAGAAAGTTTCGCGGTTGATGTCGCATAATTTGTTGAATTCGTCATCGGAAATAAGGCCTGAATCAAGCATGCATCTGGCAGTCCTCTGCGCCCGCTGATAGTCGAGATCACTGCGGATGCGCTCGTCCGTGTAGTAGTTCTTTTCCTCCGTCATGATGTTTCGCCTCCTGCTTTCCACTGGAGGCTGGAGGCCTGTTTTGACGAAGCGAAAACGAAAAAAGGCCCACCGGCAATCCCGTATAAAGGAATACCAGTGGGCCAGAGGAGATGATGTGGTTATTTCACGCGAATCCGCCATCCGACCTGGATGAGGTTCACGTTCTTTATAAGCGAGCTGTTCAGCTTCTGGATTGCGGAAACGGTCGTGCCGTACTTTTTCGCGACGCCGGAGAGCGTGTCTCCCTTCTGAATCGTGTAGTAAGTCGCGGTCGATTTCTTACCGGAAGAGCCGAGCTTCTCGTTGACCTTGGCCTGCACGGCGGCATAGTCATATCCGGCTGCGGTCAGGCGGTTCTTGCGGTCAGAGCCATTGCCCCATTTCCCGGCGATGACCTCGGCTGCAATCTCATCCACAGATTTCTTTGCTGTCGTCGTGATGGTGGACGCTGCGCTCTTGCCATAGCCGTTGAATCCGCCGTTTTTGATTGCCGACGGGAAGTCGATGTAGGAATAGTCCATGTCGACATTTCCGCTTATTCCATTGACCTTGCCTTTGGACGAATACTGCCAGACGCCGTAGCTGCCGGAGTAGCTGCACTTGCTCGACCATTGCGCCACCCAGACGGTGAACCGCTTTTTCACGGCGTCAGATATCACGGAGTTCAGGCTTGAGAGCGAGGTGTAGAATCCTGCGTAATAGCCGAGCCGTTCGAGTTCCGTGCAGAACGCCGTGATGAGCGATGAGCAGAAATCCTTCCCGCGCGAAAGCTGGGACTTCTCCTCGATGTCGAAGTAGACCGGGTAATCAAGCTGCTTGCCTGAGAGCACCTTGGCGCAGGACTGCGCTTCCTGCTTCGCACCGTCAGCGGATGTGGCGTATGAATACCAGTATGCGCCGATGTGGAGCCCGGCTGCTTTTGCTTTCCGGTAGTTCTCATCGAACCATTTGTCCTTGTTCCCGTTGCCGTATCCGGCGCGGATAATCACAAAATTGATGCCTGACACTTTGACCTTGCCAAAGTCGATGTTTCCCTGCCAGACCGATACGTCTATTCCCTTGATAGCCATAATTACTGTTCCTCCTTGTCGTTTCTGTCGTGAAGCTGTTCAAGCACATCCTTGAGCTTGCCGGGAATCGGAAGTCCGAGATGTGCGGCGTTCTCAGTGAGAGAAAGACCTTCATTCGAAATGTAGAAGAATATGATTGCGGTTCTCAGCACGCCCTCATGTCCGAGCACGTGGATGTCGAGGATGTTGGCGATGCCGACCAGAATGAAGATCAAGACTTTCCTGCAGATTCCTTTGAATCCAACTGCAGACGAGAGCTTCTTGTCCGCGATGGCGCAGAGCACGCCGGTAATGTAGTCGCAGACCACGAAGATGATCAGCGCGATAAGAAGCCCGTCGCATCCTCCGAGAAAGTAGCCGAGCCATCCTCCGATGGCCGCGAAAATGAGCTGTATGGTGTTCCAGAATTCCTTCATCAAAATGTCCCTCCTTTGATTTTGAGCAAAATGAAAGGCCGCCAGTGGTACGCTGACAGCCTTGAAAAAACTCTGTGATTTATGAAGTTATGAGGTGTCGGTCTGTTTCGGCAATGCCTCCCAGAGCCTTAAATCCTCCTGCCCGAGCGACCAGATCGCGATGCCGCGAAGTCCCCAGTGGTACGCCGCCTGATTCGCCCAGTAGACGAGCGAATCCACGTCCTGATAGTAGAGAATGGAAAATCCGTCCGCGTCTCCGAGGAAAAGCCGCGAGATCCAGATGTCGATGTCCTTCGGCGTGATCGTCACCGTGTAGTCCTTCCCGCATTCGAGGTCGAGCTGTGCCGAGTGGTAGAATTCGTAGTCCATTGAGATGGATTCGCTTCTTGTAGTGGATTCCTCAACATCCGAGGTGAGCGTGAACACCTGGAATTCGTCGTCCCATGTGCAGTTGCTCCGGCTGATGCGTCCGTACTGGGTGACGCTGCCGTCTGGGAAGGTCACGTCGAAGCGTTCGTATGGCTCGTACGTCCACGCGTCGCCCATGCGGAGCAGTTCGCAGATCGTCCTCTGGTCAGACTGGTATCCGGCGGTTCCTCCTGAGAATCCGCTGACCGTTGCGGTGAACCGCAGCGTATTTGACGCGCCGGAATAGACGCGCACGGTGCTGCCGCGAATCCGCATCTCGACGGTGTAGGTGGTTGGATCGGTACGGAGACTTGCGGTCGGCGTCTGCTGAATCGACTGCGAGTAGCTTCCGAGCTTTGTACTTCCGTTCCACAGCTCCACGGCCTGACTGCTGTAGTTGAGACAGCAGAACAGGCTGCCGCAGAAGACGCCCGCCTTGCCAGTGCTTCCCGCTGGAAACGCAAGCCGCGCCCGGAGGTGAACGTCCTTGAATCCGTCGTAGTTCCATGCAAATTTGCCGCTGCCGTCGAGTTGGGAATAAACGCGGGATTCGGAATACTCGTCCGATCGCCAGACTTTCCATGAGCCGGACAGCGTCTGCCAGTAGTTCGTTTCGAGCATGCCGTAATCCTCGAAATCCTCGTACCAGATAAGCGCGGAGTCTGGTTTCCTTCTCAGCATTTCACAGGTGAGCTTGAAGCCTTTATCAGGTTGGCACTCATTGCCATCCACATCAATGAAGTGGCGGGGAGAAAGCGTGAACGACGCACTTCCTGCTGACGGCTCCTCGCTGAAATCCGAGCAGACGCGGAATCCGTAGAACTGCACGCCCTTCACGTCAACCGATACCGTGATGGTGTGCGTTCCGGCTGACAGGCTGATGCCGTCCGCGAGCGAAGCCCAGAAGGTGCTGCGCCAGTACGGCCACCAGAGCCGCGACTCGGTGAAATGCTTCTGCGTCCCGTCAATGCTGACATATATTCCGTTCTTGTCCCAGAATGGATAGCAGAGCCGGACGGCAATGTCGTATGTTCCGGAGCTTGAAACGGAGAAGGTGTAGGTCGCTTCTCCTTCGTCACCCATGACCGCGACGCCGTTCTTCGATGATACGATGCCGGTATAGCTGTCCGGCGTGCCGTCATGATCTACATAGACCGTTCCGAACGAGGTCTTTTGCATCTTGCTGTAGGCGGTGAGATAGCGCCTGCGGTTGTAGGTTCCGGCCATCAGCGGGTAGTTGTAGCTGCTTGCGTCCTGACCTTCAGCGAAGTCGTAGACCTGCGGGAAGGCGTACGGCACCTTGTTGTAGTCGTCCCAGTACGCGAGAATCGGGATAAACGGCTGCGGAGCTGCGTCGTCCGTGAAGTTGTACTTTCCCGTCATCCAGTTCTTGGCGGCGTAGTAGGTGTTGGATACTCCTCGATATGTGTTGCCGAGGTTTTCCGGCGTATCGTAAATCTGCCAGTTCCAGCCGTATGCCGGAAGTCCCATGAACACCTTTCCCGGCGTCATTGCTTTGACTGCGTAGTCGTAGATGCCGTCGAGCCAGTCCTTTGGAGATACCGGACCCGGAGCGCTCCCAGCCCACGCCATTCCATAACTCATGATGGCCGCCGTATCGCAGTACGCGTTCAGGTCAGCGTATACGCACCAGTTCTCGCCGCCGACCGAGCCATTGATGGAATCCATGCCGGGCAGGCAGATGTTGACCTTCTTCGTGCCGTCGTAGGCTTTGACCGTGTTCCAGATGTTGCGGAACATCGCCGTTGACTTGGCGTGCGTGGAATAGTCGCCGCCGCGCTCGAGGTCGATGTCGACTCCCGCGCACCACGGATACTTCTCCATGATCCGCACGAGCTCGGTGAGGAACTTGTCCTGCGCACCGTCGGTGTTCTCGCGAAGGGCTGTGAACACGCTCGAGGTTCCGTCGTTGCGGACGGTCAGCAGCCACGTGATGCGCGGATACTTGTTGATGTACGTCAGCATGTCGGATATGGCTACACCGCTCTCGGTAATCGTCCCTGTAGCGTCCACCTTAAAAGAAAAGAGACCTACCTGCGAGAGGCGGTCTCCGTAATTCTTAAGAGCAGTGTACATCCGGGCGTTTCCCATGAACGTCCAGACCATGCATTTGCGGCCTTTTAAGATATCCAGACTCATATCACATCACCGTCCTCCATCTCCTGAAACTCCACATACAGCCTCGCCGATTTCTTCTCCTCGACTGCAACAGGATGCTTGCTATCTCCGGCTGCGGAGTACTGGAAGAACCCGTCCTTCGAGGTTGCCGAGCCATTCTTTAAGCACTGCCGGGTTGATGCGAGAAGGGATAATTCATCACCGGCATTTGCAGCATCCGTGAACGTCGCCTTATGCGCTCCTGCACCGAGGGCAAGGGAAACGCTTCCGGATTTCATGTTCTGATTCGGATAGATTTTCCAGTCAAGTCCGGTCGAGGTCTTGCCGAGATTAAAAATAATGCAGGTGGCGCTCCCTCTGACGATACCGTTGAAGAACCGCTTCCCGGAAACAGCGTATTCATCGCCGGTCGCATACTTCTTTTGCAAGGTCTCGGTATTGATGACATACCCGGAAAGCATCGCGCCTTCCTGCAGCATGAGGTCTGTAAACCAGAATGTCCCGGTGCAGTCGGTGACCACAGGCTTTACGGTGACGCTCACGATCCGCTTATCCTCTTTCTTATCGATTGTCTCCGTGAATCTTGTGAATATCGGCATAATCAGTCACCGTCCTGCGTCCACTGAATCTCGCTGACATGTCCCACCCAGCCGGTCGCGATAGAGCCGCCCTGCAGGAACATATCCGTGATGTAAATTGTGCCGGTGCAGTCCGTCACGCAGACGCGGATGCGGATTTTCTTCACGCGTCCATTTTGCGGAGAAACCGCTTGCGCCATATGATTAAAAGAAGCCATCTGAATACCTCCTCAAATCAGGTCAATGAACCGAGTCTCGGTCGTACCATCCTCATATTCGAATGTCACCTCGATACCGACCTGGCCGTTGTCGCCCATAGATAAATCCTCGGACGCGATCTGGCAGGAGAAGGTATAGCTGTCGCGGTTTGCCGGAGTGACGGTCTGCGTCAGGCTCTTTGTCGTATTGAGAACACCTTCGCATTTGAAGGATGCGGTTCCGGAGACGCCGTTTTCCGTATCCACCTCGAATCCGGAATTCTCCCAGTAAGAAAATCCTGAGTCGGCTCTTGAGTTTCTCAGATGGTTGAACGGGACAAGGTCCTTCATCTCCTGGCTGTCGACGAGGTTCGCACCGGCTAACGTGTCGGCGGCGGCATCCCACTGTGAGGAGGAGTCGCCGAGCTCCCGGAGGGTGGTCGACAGTTCGAGGACGGTGTTCCACGGTTCGCGCAGGTTGTACTCCCGGCGCACGATCCTTGTCTTGATGGAAAGGTCCAGCTCGTCGTCCTTCACGGTCACGATGTCGCCGAGCTTCCATGTCTCGTGCCCGTAGCCGGTGAGGACGGAGAGGTCCATCGCGTTCAGGACGTAGGAGATGCGCGGGCTTGCGTAGTCGGCGAGGCGCATGTTGGCGTATTCCAGCATCTGGTACGGGTTCGTGAAGTTCGAGCAGTCGAGCGTGGATATGCGGATCTCGTCCGTGTACGTGGTGTCCTCGACGTACTCCTTGCCGTCGTTGATGGACGCGAAGGTCATGCCGTCCTTGCCGTAGGCGTAGAGCCGTGTGATGAGGCTCTGTGTGTCGATGACGCGCTTGATGGACTTCATGTTCTTCCTGTAGCAGAAGAGCGCGCCGGAGTCCGTGCCGCTGAAGGTCAGAAGGCTCACGGTCCTGTTTTTGTTGTCGAAGATGAGGTCGCCTCCGTGGAGGTCCTGCACCTTCCGGAGGATCGCGAGGGCGTTTTTCTCCGTGGATGTCCAGGTGCGTTTCGTGCGGATGTTGACGGTCCCGAGCGCCCAGCCGGTGTCCTGCAGCGCGTAGGCCATCGGGACGTCCGCCGTGTCCGCGTTGAAGGTCTGCTCCGTTTTCTTCACGGAGAACCCGAGGTCGTAGAACGCGGCCTCGGCGTACACGGAGGTGATGGCGGTACCCTGCTCGTTCTTCTCGTCCGTGATCGTGCGGATGCGGTAGGTGTCGCCGCCGACGGAGACCTGTTTCTCGTTTTCGAGATGCCGCCGTTTGCCGTCGCGGAACGGGAGGTTGAATTCGAGCGTGTCGATGCCGTTGATCTCGCCGGTGACGATGATGTCGTAGGCGTTTTCGAGCACGGCCTCCGTGTTGTCGTCCTTGTCCATGACGACAAGGCTTGTCTGGTCTGACATTCCTGTCACCTCCATCTGCTGTGCGCGTTGATGACGAGTTTCCTGAACGCCGATTCCCCCGGCACGGAGAGGCTGATGCTTCTGAGGGTCGGCGTCGTGGATGTGTCGGTCGTCGCGAGCGTGAGCCGGAAGCGGATGTACTGTCCCGCCGCGGACTTGACGCTTCCGTCATCCCCGGTCGCCGCCCAGTCACTCCACGCCATGAGGTCGTCCGATGTCGAGGTCTCGATGCTGATCCCGGTCCCGTCCGGCAGGTCCGCGTCCACGGAGACAAGGCAGGTGCCTTCGATCCCGTAGGTGACGGCCGCGGTGGTGAGCGTCCCGGACGATGGGTATGCGCCGCTCGTGGCTTTCAGGGTCACGGCGTTTTCGGTCGTGAGCCCGTCCACGCTGGCGTCGGAGTCGGCGGCGTTCGCGGACAGGGATTCCCTGAACCACAGGGAGATGTCGTCCGCGGTGAGGTCGGAGTCGCAGTCGAGGAACCAGTCGTCGAAGTTCCCCGCGTACCAGTAGGAGTCGGCGTGCATGCCCCAGACGAGGTCCGCCGTGCAGGACGCGTTGAGCGTCCCGGTGAAGCCGAGGACGTCGGACTGCCAGACCGTGCCGGTGCTCCGGCTGCCGAGGATGTACTGGGCGGTCTTGGCGACCGGCTTGATGAGGCAGGCGATGAAATACCAGGCGGCGTTCTCCAGCGTGAAGGACGGCGTCACGGATTTGTCGAGGATCAGCGTGCCGGTCGAATCGTAGAGCATGATCCTCGGTTTTCCGGACAGGAGCGACAGGTAGAGGATCGGCTGGCCCGGGCCGTAGCGCGTGTTGAAGAGCGGGCAGAACGTGTTTCCGACCGAGTAGGTGGTCGGCATGAACCATCCGCCGACGGCGATCGTTTCGCCGAGCGTCTGGAAGATCGTGCCGTCGTTCGTGACCTTGAGGTAGGTCTTCTCGGTCGGCGGGTCGTTGATGTTCATACGGAAGGACCGTCCGAGGTGCCCGGCCGGGAGGCTTGCGGTCGTACCGCTCCAGCCGCTGATCACGGCGCTGCGCCCCTTGCCGGATGAGTCCGTGAGGCTCGTGGATGAGTCCGGTTCGGATTCGTTGAACCGCCACAGGCCGTCCGCGCCCCATGAGGATGGCACCTGCCCGGTGAACGCGTCCTGCGTGCTGAGCTTCTTCACGGCCTTTGTCGTGCTGATGTCCGCGTCGACCGCGAGCGTGTTCTCCCCGGCTTTTAACTCCGGGAAGTCCAGGCTGTTGACGAGCGGCAGGCCGTTTCGGAGCGTGTTGCCATCCGTGTCCGTGACCTTTGCCGTCATGAGCGAGGAGTCGATCACGAGGATCTCGTCCTTGGTGAGCCTTCCGCTTATTTCGAGCGCGTTGCCGTTGGTGGTGATGACGGCTTTCGTTTCCTTCGTGAGCTCCGCCGTGAGGGAGTAGACCGGGAGGGAGTCCGCGTTCCCGAGGCTCCGGCTCACCGTGAAGGTGCCGGGCTCGGTGAACTCGTAGGTCTCGTCCGCCTCGGCGTAGGCGTACGGGTCGGGGCACAGGAACGTGAGGTCGAAGGTGCAGGAGTTCCGCACGGCCTTGTCGAAGGAGAAGCCGCCTTCGAGCCTTGCCCGGTACACGCGTCCGGGCTCTTTGTCGAGGATGAGGTCCTTGAGGCCGTTGTCCGGGTTCAGCCATGCGATGATCTCGTCCTTCCGGGCGAGGAACTCCTCGTCGGATCTGCCCGGCGGGATGAAGCAGGAGATCTCGATCTTGCGTTCGCCGATGGTCTCGCCGAAGTCGAACACGCCCTCGCGTCCCGGGACGGTGACCGTGTTGTTGGTGAAGTCCGGCATCCTGTTTTCCTTCGTCTGCCGTGTGGCGAGGCCGAAGCTCTGGGATGTCCGTCCGTTGAATCTGAATCCCATTTAGATCACCGTTCCTTTCGCGCGGCGGCTTCCCACGAGCAGGGTGTTGAGCTGCTGGGAGATTCTGCGTATGTCGTCGTCGTTCCTGACGCTCATCGTCTCGATGTTGATGAGCGGGCCGTTGTTGCCCGTGGAGGCATCGCTCACGGCGTCGCGGATCATGGAGCGAAGCGATCCTGTGCCGACGACGGCCTCGTCCCCGGCCTCGCCTCCGCCAAGGAGCGTGCCGTTCGACTGTCCGAAGATCGTCGCGTCCTTCAGGATCATGCCGCCTTCCATCGCCTTCTTGTACCAGGAGACGGAGAAGTGCGGGATGCTCGGCGGGTTCAGGCTGAAGCTGCCGGTTATGGAGAAGTGCGGGAGCTTGATCTTCGGCAGGCTCCATTTGAAGTTGAAGACATTCTCGAGCTTTCCGACGATCCCGGAAACGAAGCTCCAGATGCCGTTGAACACGGAGGAGAACGTGCCCTTGATGCCGTTCAGGATCCCGGAGATCGTGCTCTTGATCGTATTGAACGCTCCGGTGATGCCGCTCTTCATCGTGTTCACGACAGCCATCACGGCCGACTTGATGCCGTTCCAGATCGAGGTCACGACGGACTTCACGCCATAGAGGATGGTGCTGGTCGCGGTCCAGATGGCGTTCCATGCCGTGGAAACGGCGGTGCCGATCGCGCCCGCGACGGTGGTGATCACGGTCCTGATCGCGTTCCAGATGGTGCTGACCACGGTCTGGATGGCGGTGAGAACGGTGGTGATGACGGTCTTGTAGATGTTGAAGTAGGCCGTCACCACGGTCTGGATCGCCGTGAATATGGTCGTGAGGAACGACGTGATGCCGTTCCAGATGGTCTGGATCACGGTGCTGATGGCGTTCATGACCGTCTCGACAACCGTCTTGATGCCGTTCCATGCGCCGGATATAAAAGTGCTGATCCCGTTCAGGGCGGTGGTGAACACGCTGGTGATCGCCGTCCAGATCGTCGTGAAGAAGTCCTTGATCGCGGTGAACACCGTGACAGCGACCTGCTTGATGTTGTCCCAGAGGCCGGTCCAGAAGTCCCGGAAGCTCTCGCAGTTGTTCCACAGGTAGAGGAACGCGGCGACGAGAAGACCGATGGCTGTGATGACGAGGCCGATCGGGTTCGCGGCCATGGTCGCGTTGAGCCCGGTCATGACGGTCTTCACCGCGGTGATCGCCGAGGTGACCTTCGGGATGACGGTGAGGATCGTCCCCACCGATGTGATCAGCTTTCCGACGATGATGAGCACGGGCCCCACGGCCGCGGCGACGAGCGCGATCTTCACGATGGTCTCCTGAACGGGGCCGGGGATGGTGTTCCAGACGTCCGCGAACCTCTGGAGCGCTGCGGACATGTCCTGCAGGACGGGCTGGAGGACGGTCGCGAGGCTGTTTCCGATGTCCGCCCCGACTTCCTTCAGGGAGTTCAGGGTCATCTGGAACTGGTCGATCGGGTCGAGCGTCTCGCTGAAGGTGTTCTCCACGCTGCCGGAGAAGTCGCCGAGCGTGCCGGACAGGTCGCCGAGGTTGAGTTTCCCGCTCTGCACGGCGTTGTAGATGGACGCGCCCGCCTTGCTTCCGAACAGGTCGTAGGCTGCCTGCAGCTTCTCGGTGTCCGATTTGTTGGAGTTCATCGTGTCGGAGAAGCCCTTGAGCGCGTCGTCGAGGGTCATGCCGTCGTCCGCAGCGTTCTTCATGGCCTTCTTGAGACCGGCCATCGCGGTGGAAGTGTCAAGGCCGGACATCTCGACCATGCCCATGAATCCGGCGGCCTGCTGGGCGGTGAGTCCCATCTCCTTGAACTGCGCGGCGTTCTGGGACAGGTCGTTCGCCAGCGTGTCCATGGAGATTCCGGTCGCCTGCCCGGTGGTGTTGAGCGCGTCGAGGAGGTCGCCCGCGTCGTCCGTGGACTGCCCGAAGGCGTTCAGGACGGAGGAGACGTTGTCGACGGAGGTGGACACGTCCGTGTCGTTGAGCTGCGCGAACTTGATGAACTTTCCGGACAGGTCCTCGAGCGCCTGCCCGGTGAGCCCGAACCTCGTGTTGACTTCGCCGACGGCGGCGCCCGCAGTTTCAAAATCCGTAGGGATCCGGGTCGCGAGGTTCTTGACGCTCTGCTGCATCTCTTCGAGCGCCTGCCCGGACGCGCCGGTTTTCTGCGTCACGATGTCGAGGCCGGAATCCACCTCGCCGAACGCGGCAAGGGAGGCCGCGCCGATGGCGGCGATGGGCGCGGTCACACCCTTGGAGAGGGATTCTCCGACTCCGCTGATCTTGCCGCCGACCTCCTGCATCTTGGAGCCGGTCTCTTTCAGGGTTGCGGAGATGGAGGAGTCGGTGTTCTTCGCTTCCTTTTCGAGGTTCTTGAGTTCCTGTTCGGTGGCGATGATCTCGCGCTGCCATGCGTCGTACTGCTCCTGTGTGACGCTGCCGCTTTTGAGGCCCTCGTCCATCTGGTCCTGCACGGACTTGAGCTGTGTGAGCTTGTCCTTGGTCTCCGCCACCGCCTGTGAGAGGAGTTTCTGCTTCTGGGCGATGAGCTCGGAGTTGGTCGGGTCGAGCTTGAGGAGCTTGTTCACGTCCTTGAGCTGGGACTGGGTGCTTCGGATTTCCTTGTTGACGCCGGACAGCGCCTTCGAGAGGCCGGTCGTATCGCCGCCGATCTCGACTGTGATGCCTTTGATTCTGTCAGCCATACGCTGCCTCCTTCCTTAGAATCTGTCCATCATTTCCTGTGTCGCGATTTCCGGGTAGTCCCAGTCGTCGTTGCTCATCTCCGCGTACATGTCGTTGACGGTGCCGATCGTCAGGAGGTCGAGCTCGGAGATGGAAAGCCCGATCTGCACGCAGCGGAGCAGGAAGAGCGGGGTCGTCATTTCCCGTTCTGTCGCATGCCGTTTTTTTTAACGGCCACCTCCTGCTCCGTGTTGAGCCCCCACAGCTCGATGATCTGCGGCAGGATCTCGTAGATCGAGAACGTGCCGAACTCGTCCAGCCATTCCTCCGGAGTGTCCGGAACGGTCTTGTCCGCGTGCTTCGCCATGAGCCACGCGATGTTCTCGAACAGTTCGAGACTGAACGTGTCGAGGCTGGAGTTTTCGGCGTCGTTTTCGTCGATGCCTTTCTGCAGTTCGTTCAGGTCGCGGTAGATGTCCCTGTGGAACTTGTTCCTGTAGAGTCTCGGGATCGCGGCGGACGCGCGGAACGTCACCTGTCTGCCGTCAAGGTCGATGGTCTTTGTCACTGCCATAACCGTTCACCTCACTCACTTGTGCCGCTCGTGGACGAGGATGCCGTTGCACTTGCCGAAGGCTCGTAGACCTTGTCGTACCATGCGTTGTACACCGCGTCGGTAGTGTTCGTGCCGGTCTTGACCTTCACGAGTCCGGACGGAAGCGGGGACACGGTGAGGGAGAGGGTCTCCGTCTGCACCTCCGTGGAGTCCTCCTTCGTGGAGCCGGACACGGACGGGCGGATCGCCGAGCAGTAGTACATGCAGTGGCGGATCTTCCGCTGGTCGCCGGAGAACTCGAAAAGGAGCGCGAAATGCTCCGGCTCCACGTCCTTGTTCTCGGCGATGACGCCATTGGCGTCCTCCGTCTCGTGCATCACGTCCGTGAGGAAGCTCTCCGGGATGAGGGCGAGCTCGAAGTCGCCGGAATACCCGTTGTTGTTCGAGACCATGTAGTACACGGAGTCGTCCGCGTAGAACGGGTCGTTGTCGCCCTCCGCGTCAAGGGAGAGCGATACCGCGCCGGGCATGGCGACGGGCGTGCCAAACGTGGCCGTGCCGTCCTCGGCGAGCGTCGCGATCGCGTAGTGGCAGTTCTTGAGGCCGAACTTGACCTTGTTTTTCTTGTTAGCCATATCTGTTAACCTCCTATGATCTGTGTCTGGTACAGGACCTCGTACATCCGTTCCTCCGCGATCCACACCTCCGATTTCTCGAAGGGGAGCTCGTGCGCGGCGAGGATGTCCTCGATCCGGGTTTCCATATCGGGATCCTTCCTGTCCGTGTAGAGCTCGACGTTGAGTTCGTCGATCTTCTGGAAGACCGTGTTGTCCGCGAACAGGTTGTCGCTTCCCGGGAAAAGGAAGCAGATGAAGGGCGGGTCCGGGGACTCGCCTTCGGCGAAGTGGTCGTAGGCGACGGGGAGCCCGGTCTCCTCGATCATCGCTTTTGTTTCCTCGAATGTCATGGGATGTCATCCTTTCAGCTTGCTTTCGATGGTCTCGGCGAGCTTCTCGCTGCCGCGCTGCTCGGCGCTTGCGATGTGGGGCCGTGCGGCGACCCTTCCGCCGCCTCGCTTGGCGTGCCCGTGTTCGAGCAGGTGGGCGATCTGGTAGCGGTTCCTCGAGTGCACGACGAGGTCGATGGATTCGGAGTCCTCGTGGACGTTCTTCACGGACCACGATTTCTTGTATTTCCCCGTGTCCACCGGGGCGTTGTCTTGGATGTCCTTGCGGACGGATTTCGCCGTTTCCTTCACGGCGTCCTTCAGGTCGTCCGCCGCGAGGTCCGCGTATTTCCCGAGCTCCGTCATGATGGCGGAGTCCATGTCGTCGATCGATGTGTTCCTGCTCATGTGTCCTTCTCCAGCCTGCAGTTGAATTTGATCGAGTTGCGTTTGTATCCCATCGGGTTCACGTAGGTGATGTTGTAGGTCTTGCCCTCGGCGAGGATCCGGTATTTCGTGGATTCGACCACGGCGAGCTCGGAGCACCAGCGGCAGGTGAAGTCGAGGGACTCCTCGGGGCTGATGATCTCGCCGCTCGACTCGGTGCCGGTCTGCGTGCCGATGGTGGCATGGCACGTGAAGTAGTCCGTCCATGCCGAGATGTGGTTCCCGTATTTGTCGACCGTGACCGTGTTCTTCTGGAAGGTCACGGGGACGCGGAGCGCGGCGATGTTCATCAGAAGCCCTCCTTCCTGACGCCGAAGAGCAGCGCGCGGAGCGTGAGGTTCAGCTGGTTGTGGTCCGCCTCCTCCCGGTGCTCGTAGAGGTACGCCACGGTGTAGAGGATGGCGATGCGCATGCGGATGAGGATCCTTTCCTCGCTCGCCTCCCGTTCCTCGTCGGGGAAACGGGCGATGTCCTGCACGATGCCTGTTGCGGATGCGATGAGATGTGTGATCAGCTCGTCCTCGTCGGAGGAACTGACCCTGAGATAGGTTTTCGCTTCGTCAAGCGTCACTTCCATAAGGCACCTCCATAAAAAAGACGGACACCTCCGGGAGAACCGGAGATGCCCGTGTGATGGTCAGCACGCGGATCAGGCGGATGCCTTGACGGAAAGGCCGCGCACGGCCTCCGGCAGGATGAGCTTGCCGTCGACCCTTTCGGAGGCGAGGAAGCCGATCTGCCCGTTAGCCGCGTACAGCTCGGACAGGCGCTTGAAGGAGCGTCCCTGGCGGTCGGCGATCCAGTAGTAGGAGAAGTCGCCGAACAGGATCGGCACGTTCCCGGCCGCCAGTTCCGGCGCGTAGATGCTCGTCCTGTACGGGCGGTTGAGGATGGTGTCCGGCTGGCCTGCGACCACGCTCGGCTGCCAGATGTAGTTCCCGTTGCCGTCCTTGATCTTGCGCAGCGCCTTGACGGTGGAGTCGTTCAGGATCCACACCGCGCGGTTGCGGTACACGCTTCTCAGGGAGTGGAACACGTCCATGATCTGGTCGAAGGTGAGGCTCGTGTTCGCGATCTCCGTGGTCGCCCCGTCGGTCGCCTTGACCTTGGTGAAGACGCCCTCCGGCTTCTTCTGGCCGTCGCCGACGAGGAACGCCTCCTCCTCGGCGGCACCGATTCGGCGTGCGAACTCGGTGGAGATGTAGCTCTCGAGGTCGAAGACGGAGTCGTTCATCAGCTCCTCGGACACCTTGATGGCGGTGCCGAGCTTGTACGCGGACAGCGTGATCTGGTCGAAGGTCTCGTCGGATTCCGGATACAGGCCGTTCTCCTCCATCCAGCTCGCCGTCCCGTGGGATGCGACGATCGGGATGGTGTGCGTGCCGCTGTCGGTCTGGATGACGTGGGCGATGGAGCGGAAGAAGTTCTCGTCGGTCAGCGCCTGCACGAGCTGCCTCTCGTATTCGTCCGGGACGAGGTAGCCGCCGTTCGCGTCGGTCCCGGCCTCGAGGACGTTCTTGACGTCGTACCAGTTGCGCTTGCGGATGGAATCCCAGAACGCCGTCTTGTACGCCTTGGACGCGATGCCCGGCTTGTCGTCCGGCTCGTCCTTTGCTCCCGGTTTCCCGGTGAGCGGCGCGGAGGTCGGCTGGGAGAGCATCCTGTCGATCTGCTCCTGGCGCTGCAGGCGTTCGATGTCGTGCGTGAGGTCGGTGACCTCCTTTTCCATCCTGTCATAGGTGGCGGCGTCCTCCGCGGACACGTTGCCGCCGCCCGTGGAGTGGGTGTCGAGGAAGTTCTTCGCGGCGTCCCACGCCTTGGCTCTTTTTTCCATAAGGTCCATGATCTTGGTCATTTCTGATTCCTCCGTTTCGTTTCAGTGGCTGAGAAGCGACAGGCGCTTCTGTAGATCTGCGGCCTTGATGGCCGGTTTCGTGTCTTTCTGCGCGGGTGCGCGCTTCGGGATGAGCCTGGAGAGAAGCGAGTCGGTGACGGCCTTCCGTGAGAAGAGCATCCCGATCTCCGTGTCGTCCTCCTCGGCTGGCCCGGTGCCGTCCGAGAAGAGGATCTCGTCCGCGAATCCGAGCTTCTTCGCTTCCCTGGCGTTCATCCAGGTCTCGGCGTCCATGAGCTTCGAGATCTTGTTCCGGGACAGCCCGGACTTGAGCTCGTAGGCGTTCATGATGCTTTCCTTGACCTCGGAAAGCATGTCGATGGCTTTCTGCATCTCCTCGCTGTCGCCGATCGCGATGGTCGCGGGGTTGTGCACCATGAGCATCGCGACGGGGCTCATGCAGACCCTTGTACCGGCCATCGCGATGACGGATGCCGCGGATGCCGCGAGCGCGTCGATCTTGACGGTCACGTCGTACGGGTAGTCCATCAGCATGTTGTAGATCTGCGCGGCTGCGAAGACGTCCCCGCCTGGCGAGTTGATCCAGAGGGTGATGTCGCCCTTGCCGGAGTTGAGCTCGTCCTTGAAGGCCCGTGGGGTGATCTCGTCGCCGTACCAGGTCTCATCGGAGATTTCTCCGTCGAGGTAGAGCGTGCGGTCGGATCCGAAGCCGTCCGGGGTCTCGTTTCGCGCCCATCGCCAGAATTTTCTTGTCATAGGGTTTTCCTCCTTCCCCGGAGCCGGTTATCGGACTCCGATTGTTCCTGTGGTTCTTCTGTCTGTTCTTCCTGTGTTCTGTCGGGTTCCTCAGTTTCCTGCGGTGCCGTGGCGGCGAAGATCCCGGCGTCCTCGAGCTTGGTCATGTTGCCGTTGATGAGGTACAGGTCCCCGCCTTCCTCGGCCGGGATGCGGTCGAGGTTTTCGAGCTCGCGGATGTCGTTCGCAGACATCCATCCGTTCTGGCGTGCGGTGGCGTATCCGTTCATGCGGCTCTGGTAGTCGCCTCTGAGAAGCCCGTCCACGTTGAATTTGAAGAAGTATTCCTTCTTCTCCTCGGGGCGGAGGAGCGCCCTCCGCATGGACTGCTCCCAGCGGGAGACCCACGGGTCGAGCGTGTATTTCACGAATTCCAGGGACTGCTGCTCGATGTTGCTGAACGAGCTTTTCTCAAGGTCGCCGATCATGTGGGGCGGGATGCGGAAGATCCTCGCGATCTCGTCGATCTGGAATTTCCGTGTCTCGAGGAACTGTGCCTGCTCCGGGCTGATGCTGATCGGTGTGTATTTCATGCCTTCCTCGAGGACCGCCACTTTGTTGGAGTTGGCGGAGCCGCCGAAGGCCGTGTTCCAGCTTTCCCGGACCCTTTCCGGGTCCTTCACCACGCCGGGGTGTTCGAGGATTCCGCCGGGCGTCGCGCCGTTTGCGAAGAACTTCGCGCCGTACTCCTCGCAGGCGATCGACATGCCGATCGAGTTTTTGGCCATCGCGATGGGCGAGTAGCCGACGAGCCCGTCGAAGCCGAGACCGGGGATGTGGAGCACGTCGTAAGGTGAGAGCCTGACGAGGCTCCCGTTCATCGTGTGAGCCTCGTCCTGCGAGGTCTGGTATTCGTAGTAGAGGTGCCCGTTCTCGTCCCGGTCGACGGTCATGCGGTTTGGCATGAGCGGGTAGAGCGCTATGACCTCGCCTTTGCCGTTTCGGATGATCTGCGCGTAGGCGTTGCCCCACAGGAGCAGGTGCGTCATGAGCGTTTCCCGCAAGACGAAGCTCGTCATCTCGGGGTTCGGCTCGTCATGCAAAAGCTCGTAGAGCGGGTGGTCGATGGCTTTCTCCTTGCTGCCGTTTTCCGTGTAGCGGTACAGGTGCAGCGGGAGTCCCGCGATCGCCTCGGACAGGATCCGGACGCAGGAGTAGACCGCTGTCATCTGCATGGCGGAGCGTTCCGTCACCGTCTTGCCGGAGGTGGTGCCTCCGAAGAAGAAGCGGTAGCTGCTTGCGGCGGTGGAGTCCTTTGGCTTGTCGCGGCTTTTGAATATTCCCTTGAATATGCCCATGGGCTTGTCCTCCGTGTGTTTCAGATAAAAAGAATGCCGCGGCTGTCATAGACGGACTCGGCATTGTCGTTACCCATGCGGATCGCGCGGTCGAGGGCCATGATGGTGGCGATCGCGCCGTCGATCTTCTCCGTGGATTTCTCCTTGTCGGCCTTGATGTTCCCGGCGGGGTCGGTGCGGATGTAGATGTTGTCCATCATCCAGCGGAGGACCGGATGCCCGCCGTGCGCGATGCGCTTCTCAAGGACGAGCTTCATGAGCTCCTTGGTGGGCGGGCTCATGTCCTTGAAGCCCTGTCCGAACGGGACGACGGTGAAGCCCATGCCTTCGAGGTTCTGCACCATCTGGACGGCTCCCCACCGGTCGAAGGCGATCTCGCGGATGTTGAACCGCTCGCCGAGGCGTTCGATGAACTTCTCGATATAGCCGTAGTGGATGACGTTCCCCTCCGTGGTCTGGATGACGCCCTGTTTCTCCCACAGGTCGTAGGGGACGTGGTCGCGGCGGACCCGGAGGTCGAGCGTGTCCTCGGGAACCCAGAAGTACGGGAGGATCGCATACCTGTCGTCCTCGTCCTGCGGAGGGAACACGAGGACGAAGGCGGTGATGTCGGTCGTGCTGGAAAGGTCGAGCCCTCCGTAGCAGACGCGGCCCTCAAGGTCGTCCTCGTTCACCGGATAGTCGCAGGCGTCCCATTTGTCCATCGGCATCCAGCGGACGGACTGCTTCACCCACTGGTTGAGGCGGAGCTGCCGGAAGGCGTTCTCCTCGCCGGGGTTCTGCTTCGCGCTCTCGCAGGCCGCCTTGACCTTGTCGATGCCGACCGTGATGCCCAGGCTCGGGTTCGCCTTCCTCCAGACCTCCGGGTCCGTCCAGTCCTCGGACTCGTCCGCTCCGAAGATGACCGGGTAGAAGGTCGGATCGTGCTTCCTGCCGTTCATGATGTCGAGCGCCTTCTCATGCTGCTCGTAGCAGATGGAGTGCGTGTCGTTCCCGGCGGTGGTGATGAGGAAGAACAAGGGCTGCATCCTCGCGTCGCCGGATCCCTTGGTCATGACGTCGAAGAGCTTGCGGTTCGGCTGCGTGTGCAGCTCGTCGAAGATGACGCCGTGCGTGTTGAACCCGTGCTTGTTCGCGACATCCGCGGACAGCACCTGGTAGAAGCTGTGCGTCGGCAGGTATTCGAGCCGCTTCTGCGATTCGAGGATCTTCACGCGCTTTGAAAGAGCGGGGCAGAAGCGGACCATGTCGACCGCGACGTCGAACACGATCTTGGCCTGGTTCCGGTCGGCGGCGCAGCCATACACCTCGGCGCGCTCTTCATTGTCCCCGCAGGTCAGGAGCAGCGCGATCGCCGCGGCAAGCTCCGATTTACCTTGCTTCTTGGGTATCTCCACGTAGGCGGTGTTGAACTGCCGGTAGCCGTTCTCCTTGATCACGCCGAACAGGTCGCGGACGATCTGCTCCTGCCAGTCGATGAGCTCGAAGGGCTTTCCGGCCCAGGTGCCTTTGGTATGGCAGAGCTGCTCGATGAACAGGCAGGCATAGTCGGCGAGGTTCTCGTCGTAATGGGAGGTCTTCTCCATGAACCGCGTGACCTTGTATTTCTTCAATTTCCGTACTGCCAATGGAAAATCACTCCCTTCATGGCAAAATAAAAGACCGCCGAAGCGATCTGCGTAATTTCTATCAGTACGAGAGCGAGAGCCGTTCTCAGGCTCTGCTTTCGGAATATTCAAATTCTGGTGTTGCTTAGTTGTACTGCTTCATGAGCACCGCGTAGGCGAGCTGGCTTGCTTCGTCTTCGGGCTCGATGTCCCAGCCGCGGTCGTAGTTCAGTGTGACCTTGCCGCCCACACGCAGCTCCATCTTGGAAATGCGTCCGCCGTCGATTCCGTAATCCTCGGAAGGCTCGTCATAGTGCTTTACCCAGTATTTAACGACTGTGCCGTCAATCAATAAGCTGCCGTTTGTCCACATGGTCAGGCCTCCTCGCTGATGATGAATTCGATGCCGTTCCTGCGTTCCGGCTCCTTGCTGCCGAAGCGGTGGTCGTCGGCTCTGGTGACGGTCTTGAGTCCGTTCATCCGGCAGCCGAGGTTTGTCAGTCCGTAGATTCCGTCCATCAGGCCGGTGCTCTGGTCGGTCACCACAATTGCCTTGATTCCGGCGTTCCGGAGCGTTTCAACGAAGTCGGCCAGCTCGTAGTCCCAAGGCAGGTCGTCGGCCTCGAAGGCATCCGCGCCGTTCCTGAGACTCCGGTCGTAGAGGACCAGCGCCTTGTTCTGACCGGCGGTGAATGGGTACGGGAATTCCTCCTTTTCGCGCCTGTCAAAGGCCTTGACGCCGTCCCAGTTATCAGCGGCGATCATGGCGTCGCGTTCCTTTTCGCGGATGGCCTGCGCCTCGTTGTAGGCGATCGCCGTGTTTCTCATGTGTTCGAAGTAGGTGTTCTTTTCCATCGTGCGTTCCTCCTGATTTTCGCTTGTTTTCTGTGCCTTTCGGCATGTATATACATCACTCTTTCGAGGGTATATAGCAAGTCAATTCGGCCAGATAAATTGATAAATTTCTGTGTCTGAAAATCAGGATTCCTGCGTTTCGCCGGTCATAATGAAATGCACATATTCGCGGCGGTGATCCTCAATGTAGAGGACTAATTCGTAGTATCCGGAATCGAACGCCAGCCGCTGAACCTCGAGAATCGATAGCATATTGACCTTGCCCGTATCTCGGATGGCCATAATCTGTTCGCGTACTTTCTCGTCCATGTCATTCCACCACCTTCCGCACGATGTCCTCGTTATGTAGAGCTCTACATAACGAGGATTATGCGGTGAAAATCATTATGTAGAGTATGCGGATAAAATAGTGATTTTTACTTGCCTTTTCGTAAAAACATTCTACATAATATTGTGCCTTTTTGCCTGATAGCACATACTCTTTTGTATCAAATTCAAAGGAGGTGCCACCACATGGCAAAAGTTACAGATTTAGTTGCTGCGGCAACGCAAATGCTCCATGAGCAAAAGTTCTGCGATGATTTCATCAGGAAATATGTTGCTATCTGGCGTAAACTTCAAATCTACGCCCAGAAATATCGCATTGATGAATTCTCATGGGACTTAGCACGAACATTCCTGCAAGAGGAATACAACATCGATATCGAAGGGGATGACATTTATTCGGCTGACTGCAAGAAAGTACATTATACTACGGTCCGTCCGCTTCTTTATCTCCTGCTCATACAGAATGATGCCGGGCTGATACGAACCACGAAGATTGGGGTCATATCATTGGAATCCTATTCCGAGGTTCTCAACCGTTTCACGTCTTCCTGCATGGAACGCCACTTAAGGCAAGGGACCATTGATGGTAAGATGTGGACTATCAGACCGTTCCTGATGTTTTTGAAGCAGAGCGGAATAATGTCAACACCTGAGTTGAAAAACCTTAACAAAGATACTGTTTCCGGTTTTCTACAATTCCTTACGGCAAGAGCATTGAACACCATTTCCGATAAGGTCAACGTACTCAGGAGCTTCCTCAAATTCCTTTATGAGGAGCAGTTTACGGAACAGGATCTTTCTTTGTATGTTCCAAAGGCCTCCCGACGCAGGCAGCGCCTTGCGCACACATGGACGCCGGATGAGACGGAGAGGTTGCTGGCGGCTATTGAGAGGGGGACTTCCGTCGGAAAACGGGATTACGCCATCTTTATGCTGGCGATACACCTCGGGATGCGATCGGGGGATATCGTTTCCCTCAAGTTCGAAAACATCGACTGGGTTAAATGCATCATCCGGTTCACCCAGGAGAAAACAGGTGTCCCACAAGAGCTACCATTGAGCGAGGAAATCGGAAAGGCTATCATTGACTATCTAAAGCATGGTCGCCCGGAAGATTCCAGCCCATATGTATTTGTAAGGCATTCAGCACCATACGGGAAAATAGACCGCTTTTGGTATCAAATGCAGAAGTATTTACGCACTGCAGGAATTAGTGTTGAAAGCGAAAAGCCGCACGGTCCCCATACCTTACGTTTCTCGCTGGCCACCCACATGATGGATGCGGGCATTGAGTATGAAACCATATCAGCCGTCTTAGGCCATGCTGACCCGGCATCAACCAACAGGTATCTTCGTGCCGACATTGAAAAGCTTCGTCTCTGTGCATTAAATCCGGAGGAGGTGATGGCCGATGCCTGAACCTAACCGTATTTTCATGCCGGATTTTACTGGGCCTATAGCCGAGCAGCTCAAGGGGTTCCTCGAAGAGAAACGGGCGCTCGGATACAAATATTCCTCCGAGTCATGGAGGCTTCTCCAAATAGACAGGTTGAGCCAGGAACTCGGCATAGCGCCGAACACGCTTCCAAAGGAGCTGATTGACGCATGGAGCGTTCGTACTCCAACGGAAAGCACGAAGACATGGCGTTCCCGGATCACGGTTTCCACCCAGCTCACCGATTATTTCGTTGCCCATGATCTGCCATGTACTAAGACAATCATCCTGCCCGAAGATACGCACAGCGATTCGACATTTATACCGCATATCTTTACAGCAGATGAACTGAAAAGGCTATTCCAGGCCGCGGATAATCTTAATGCGCCGTTATCAAGCCCACACAGGCGGGATGTCGCGGCACTCCTTTTCCGGGTACTATATTCGTGCGGACTCCGTTTGAATGAAGCTCTCTCCCTTACTATTGGAGACGTTGACATTGAAAACGGCATAATCACGATAAAAGGTGGCAAAAGCAAGGTCGACCGTTATGTCCCAATGAGCCGGCAGCTATCCGACCGTTGCGCAACATACCAAGAAACAGTGCTTGATGGTGCTGATTCTTCCGGGATCTTCTTTTCTGCTCCAAGCGGTGGCAAATACGGTCATAGCACAGTTACATACATGTGGAACCAGATACTCCATTCCGCAGGCATTCCTAAAAACGACGACGGCCCCAGAATTCATGATCTCCGGCACACATTTGCAGTGCATTGTCTCAAAAAATGGGTTGACGATGGAGAACAGGTAAATGCCCTTCTCCCTGTGCTTTCCAGCTACATGGGGCATGTAAACCTCGGCTCAGTAAACAAGTACTTACGGCTCACGGCGGATGTCTTCCCTGATATCACGCGGCGCGTAGAAAAGTACTTTGGGTATATCATACCAAACGGAGGACACGTGTATGAGGAGGGATAATCAATTCCAACACCTGCTCGGAAAATTTCTGAGCGATTACCTGCCCAGCCAGCGGAGATTCAGTACAAACACGATTGCTTCGTATTGCGACACATTCAGACTTTTCATATCCTATATGAAGGCAGCCAAGGACATAGATCCGAACCAGATCAAGTTTAAGGATGCCGACCGTAGGACGGTGGAATCCTTTTTGAAGTGGCTTGAAGATGAACGTAAATCCTCGGCATCCACTGTTAACCAGAGGTTGGCGGCAATACACTCCTTTTACAAATACGTTCAAGGTGAGGAACCTCAGCTGATTAGCCTATGCCAGCAGGTGCTGAACATTCCAAACCGCAAATCGCCGGCAAGGTTTGTTTCATATCTCTACAAAGAGGATCTCGAATTAATCCTTAAGCAGCCGGACACTTCGACGCGCAAAGGACGCAGGGATTTGACATTGCTTTGCGTTCTCTATGATACGGGCGGCCGTGTTCAGGAGATAGCCGACTTGACCATTGGGGCAGTAAGATTGCAGGCTCCGGCACAGGTAACACTTCTTGGCAAAGGCAATAAGAAGCGTGTTGTCCCACTGATGGATCAGACGGCAACCCTCATCTCGAATTACATGAAAGAGAATCACCTGTTGCAGGGAGGGCAGATGAACGAGCATCCGGTGTTTTTTAACCAGCGGAACGAGGCACTGTCACGGTCTGGTATAGGTTATATCTTGCAAAAGTATGTCGCAGCCGCTCGGACGGAGCAGCCCACAATCCCGGAAAAGGTCACGCCTCATATTCTGAGACACTCAAAAGCAATGCATTTGCTCGAAGCGGGTGTGAACATCGTCTATATACGGGACATACTCGGCCATGTGAATATAGCGACAACCGGTATCTACGCCCGATCCAACCTTGAAATGAAGAAAAAGGCATTGGAGAAAGTCGCAATAGTTCCCGATACGTCAGATGTCCCATTTTGGACAGAGGACAAAGATTTACTATCTTGGCTCGAAGGATACGGGAAATCATTGTAAATATTATGCTGAGTGTTTGTCGGGAAGTTCGTAGCAAACACGGTCTTCCCGACACTATACTCTACATAATGATTTTCACCGCATAATCCTTGCCGTAGATCACGTTGAGGCCGCTGCCGTTGTCCCAGTGGACCAGCAGGCTGCCAGTGTCGTCGATGCCGTAGACGGTGCCGCGGGTTCCGGCAGGTGGAGCCTGAATGTCATCCATGCGGACGAGCTCCACGCGCGTGCCATCTGGGTAGGTTTTCTTCAGCTGTTCAAGCTGCTCCGGTCTGATCATCCTCATGCCTGCACCTCCTTGTTCTCAGCGGCTTCCTCGGTTGTTTCCTTCTTAGGAACGCCGTTCTTCCAGCTTGAGTTGCCCTCGAGGTTCTGGAGCAGGATTTTCCGTTCCTGCTTGTACTCGCTGCCGATGAATCCGAGCCGGAGCAGGAAGCAACGGAATGCGTACTTCTCGTTTGTGACCGGTGTCTCAGTCGAGCTCGCGCGTTTCAGATTCTTGGAGAGCTTGCAGAGCTGAGCGATAAACATCGTGTAGGCTCTGGTTTCATCCGGCGTGGGCAGTTCCTTGAACCAAGGGAAGGCGATCTTGTCGTCCCGGATCTCGAACCGCAGGTCGTCGATGCCGAGCGCCTTCTTGATGAGCGTTCCCTTGGCCTCGAGGATGTTGGTCAGCGTTCCGACCGCGACCTTGTCGAGCGGAAGTTCGACCGTGAGGCCTGTTTCATCGGTTTCCGGCGCTTCCTCGGCGTCTTCCTCCGGCTCCGGTTCCGCAGGCTCCTGCGGCTCTGGCTCGAATCCTGCGGCGGCGATGGCATCGAGGACCTTCTCGACTTCTTCGGAATCCGCCATGTCGTCGAACTCGAGTGCGCCATCCTTGGTGACGGTGAAGCAGTCGATCTCGTAGTTGCAGGTTGGCATCTTCATGTAGGTGGCCTTGGCTCCGGTGGTGTCGGAGATGACCTTGACCAGTTCTTTTCTCTGTGCTCCTGTTACGTTGTAGTTGATTCGCATTGTGTTTACCTCCTTGGTATGCGTTTGTCCGGAAGGCCCTGTGCCTTTCGGCATGTCTATACATCACTCTGAAGGCCTGTAATAGCAAGCGAATCTGCGATATTTCTCCGGTAGAAAATAAGCCGATTATCAGGGCATGAAACTGTGCTTAGTACACAAAGGAATCAGACTTCGTCGACTCTCCAGAAATCAAAAAATGCGCTACTCTGAGATAACTCCTCAAAGCGCGCACATCTATCTGCAACATTGTTTTTAATCCATTCTGGGGTTCTCCCGACATCGTTATAACGGCCATATTGCCCGAACATACAGAGCATTCCGACATTCCTTGCCATGACGGCATCTTCGAAGGTGTCGTAATAGCCCAGATGAATCTCATGCTGATTGACTTTGATCCTTGCACGGAACTTGTGCCGCGAAGGATAATAGCTGACTCCGCTTACTCCAGATGTGTTGTTTTTCTGGAGCGGTTGATTCATCTGATTCTGTTGGTGGGTGCAATATCGGATGTTGCATCTGCGATTATCGAGCGTATCAAGATTGATGTGATCAATTTCAAATCCATCTCTATGTTCGAACAAGTAATCGTGGAGAGCGCGTCCGTTGCAGTCAATTACGTAGAAACCGGAAGAGTGTGGTCCTTTGCTTCCTATATAGAAATTGATGCCATTGATTGCTGCAAGCATGTCTGCGTCGAGGACAAAGACTTCGCCGCTGGGCAATTCGCCATAAGCTGTAGTTCCATCATCCGAGAAGTTGTATTTCACATTACTCATCAACAGCCTCCATCATTTCAAGCGCCTGTTCGTATGTGTATTCCTTCCCGTCACGGACGAGCTTCACATCGCTTGAATCTTCATTATGTGAATGCAGGTAACGGACGACGGCTACATCTACATATTTGGGTTCAAGCTCCACGCCATAGCATATGCGTCCGATCTGGTCGCAGGCGATGAGCGTTGAGGCGGAGCCGAGGAACCCGTCAAGCACGAGTCCGTTTGTCGCGGTGCTCTGTTCGATGAGGTAGGCGATGAGCGGCACGGGCTTGCTGGAAGGGTGTCCGAAGCCGTCCTCTTTGGAGTTCTTCACGCCGTCGAATTCGAATACGGCTTTCTGCTTCTGGTCGCCGTACCATTTGTGCTTGCCGTCCTTGCGCCAGCCGAAGATGATCGGCTCCATGTTGAACTTCCAGTCGGTGCGCATGAGCGGAGCGCGCGGCTTCTTCCAGATGAGTCCGGCTCCGACCTTGAATCCGGCGTCCTCGAAGGCGTCGTAGAACACGCGCGCCTGCATGGTCGCATAGAACTCGTAAATCGAAGCGTCGTCCGCCATAGCGTTCTTGAAATTAGAGAAACATTTCATCAGGAAGTCATAAGCCTGCGTTCCCTTGAGGTCGTCGTTGGCAATCTTCCCGGACGCATTCTCCAGGTTGACGAAGTACGGCGCGTCGGTGCAGACGAGGTTGACCTTCTTGTCGCCGAGCAGCTTCGCGAATGTTTCCGGGTCGGTGGAGTCTCCGCAGACGACCGTATGCTTCCCGATATGCCAGAGGTCGCCTGGTTTTGAGAAGCACGGCTTTTCCAGTTCCGCATCAACATCGAAATCGTCCTCCTCAGCCTCTGTATCGCTGCCGAGCAGCTTCTCCAGCTCCTTGTCGTCGAAACCGAGCAGGGAGAGGTCGAACGCGTTCTCTTGCAGGTCAGCTAATTCGACGGACAGCATTTCCTCGTCCCATCCGGCGTTCAGCGCGAGCTGGTTGTCGGCGAGTATGTAGGCGCGTTTCTGCGTGTCGGTCAGATCTTCGGCGAAGACGCACGGGACGGTCTTGTATCCTTCCTCGCGAGCAGCAGCGATTCTGCCGTGGCCGACGAGGATGTTGTAATCCTGATCGATGACCGCAGGGCTTACGAATCCGAACTCCCGGAGGGAGGAGCGGAGCTGCGCGATCTGTTCCTTACTATGTGTCCGGGCGTTCCGGGCGTAAGGCACCAGCTTGTCGATTGGCACCTGTTCAAGTCTTTGTGTGTTCATTTACATTCCTTTCCGGGCGCGGAGCAATCTCTCCATCACGTCATCCTGCGGATTCGCGCCGCCGTACTCGGCGGAGCAGTTCTCCTTCACGATCTGGAAGATCTCGTCCCACAGGCGGTTCGCCTGATTCATGTAGTTGATGCCGATATTGATGAACGGCGACGGGATCGGCTTGCCAGTCGTCGGATGCTTCGATAAATATCCGAGCTTGGTTGTCATTTCCTCGCACTGAATCCAGCGAGCCGAGCACATCGCGTAGCGTTCCAGCAGCTGCGGCGATACGGCTTTCGCGACGCCGAGCTTGTCGAGCCATTCCCAGGTCTCGCGGTAGATGTCAGCCGCCTCCAGAGTGGAGCCGTCATGCTGACGCGCCGAAAGGAACTCGTGCGGCTCCGGCATGTCCTCGCCCTCGGTGTCCGGGATGTCGAGCACCTCGAGCTTTCTGCCGCCCGGATTCCCGGCCTCGAACTTCTCTTTGACGGCGGTTTTCTTCCGGCCAGCGCCGGGACGTCTGCCGCCGCGACCGCCTGTGTTATTCGATTTTGTTGGCATTTCGTCACCGCCTTTCATGCGCACTACGCGCGTAATAGATAAGGAGCGGGTTATTACCCTTTTGATTTCGCTTTTTTCGCACAGAAAGCCCCGCGCCGTTTTCCGGGAGGCCGCCTCGTAGAGATTCCGACCGCCCCTACCGGTCGCCGCGTTCCCTGTGGATCTTCTCGTGACATGACCTGCAGAGGCTCATGAGATTGCTCTCGTCATTGGTGCCACCTTCCGACAAGGGAACGATGTGGTGGACTTCCTCGACCGCAACGTATCGTCCCTGCTTAAGGCACATCTCGCACAGGGGATGCTTGTGAACGTAGCGGTCGCGGATGCGTTTCCAATGCCTGCCGTATCGTTTGCCGGTCGAGTAGCCGCGCGTGAACGTCTCGTAGTGCTTCTCCATCAGAGCCTTGTGCTCCGGGCAGTACTGTTCGCCGTCCTCGCAGAGGTTCGGGCATCCGGGATAGCGGCAGGGCCGCTTCGGTTTCATTGGCATGGCCTGCCGCCTCCCTTCGGGCATAAGAAAAGCCCTGCGGGCATGGTGCTCGCAAGGCTTCTGGTTCTTCTTATGGTTTTCGCTATTGTAAGGATAACACAGAAGGCGTCTGCCATTCTGTGCCAAAGTGTGCCAAACCGTGCCAACTTTTCTAATCCGGCATCGTGAAGTTCTGAAGCGCCGATCCGTGAATGCGGTGAACCGTTCGGAGGCTGACGTTCAGCATGGTGGCGATCTCCTCCCACGTGCAGTTGTCGATGTACCGGTAGCGGAGAACCAGTTGCTCCTCGGGATCAGCCAGCAGGTCGATCCGCGCGTTGATCTCGTCCCGCAGCGTAATGAGCTGCGCCACCTTCTTCTCCACGTCGGCCTGTATCTCGTCGATCTTGTGGAGGCATGTGACGAAGTGCGCGTCGCTTGGCGTGTTCGGATTCCTCGGCATACCGTCGTAGCGCATGCCGCTGACGCTGGTGGACATTTCCCTCCAGTAGTCGATTTCCCGGAGCCGCGCGTGGATCAGCGCATCCAGGTGCTTGGCCTGATTCAGATATTGCTTCGGAGTCATCTCATCACCTCCTCGTTGAGCTTTTTTATCAGCATCTCGCCGTCAACCGTCGTCAGCGCCTGATACCACTGGGACCGGAAGAACCGTTCGACGGATTCCTTCTCCGTTTGCGCGGCCTTGTTCCGTGGATTCATGCGCAGGGCCTTGAGTGCTGTCCGGTAGTCGCGAACGGCCTGCAGGATGATGGCGTTGGCCAGCCCCTCGTAGGGTTCGTCCATCACATCACCGCCTTCACGGCAGCAATCAGTGCTGCCTGCGTCTTGTCCTTGCGCTTCAGCGCGTCGAGGATCTGCCCGTCGATGGTGTTCGCCGCAATGATGTGCTGGATGACGACGGTCCGGCTTTCCTGTCCCTGACGCCACAGCCTTGCGTTCGTCTGCTGGTAGAGCTCGAGGCTCCATGTGAGCCCGAACCAGACAAGTGTCGAACCGCCAGCCTGCAGGTTGAGACCATGCCCGGCAGAAGCAGGATGGATGACCGCAACGGGAATATTCCCGGCATTCCAGTCCGCAATGTCTGCGGATGTCTTGATCTCCCGGACGTTGAAGCGTCGGCGGATTCTCTCGAGGTCGTGTCGGAACCAGTAGGCGACGAGGAGCGGCTTGCCGTTTGCGGCTTCGATGATGTCCTCCAATGCGTCGAGCTTCCGGTCGTGGAATTCGATGATCTTGCCGTCATCGGAATAGATGGCTCCATTGGCGAGCTGGGAGAGCTTCCCGGTCAGGGTTGCAGCGTTTGCGGCTGTGATTTCGTCGCCGCGAAGCTCCAGCACCAGATCGTTCTTCAGCTCCTCGTACCGTTCGCGCTCGTCGGCGGACAGCTGCACCTCGTATTGTGTGGAGATGAGCTCCGGCATCTTGAGGTGGTCGGCGGACTTCATGCTGATCGTGATATCGCCGATTCTCCGGTAGATGGAGTCCTCTGCGTGCGGCAAAGGCTTGTAGGAGTAGACGATCTCGCCGTTACGCTTGTCGGGCATGAAGTAGGCCGTCCGGTACTGGGTGATGAAGCGTCCGAGACGTTCTCCCTTGTCCAGCACCTTGAACTCCGCCCACAGATCCATCAATCCGTTGCTTGATGGCGTGCCGGTGAGGCCGATGATCCGCTTCACCTTGGGCCTGACCTTCATCAGGGCGCGGAACCGCTTTGACTTGTGGTTCTTGAAGGAGGAGAGCTCGTCCAATACCACCATGTCGTAGGTGAAGGGAATGCCGGAGTCGTCGATCAGCCATCCAAGGTTCTCCCGGTTGATGATCGTAATATCCGCCTGTTGCATGAGTGCCGCCTTGCGTTCCCGTGCGGTTCCGACTGCAACGGCGTAGGTGAGACCGGAGAGGTGCTCCCATTTCCTGATTTCAGCGGGCCAGGTGTCGCGGGCCACTCGAAGAGGCGCGACTACGAGAATCCGGCTGACCTCGAAGCTGTCAAACAGAAGGTCGACGGCAGCAGTCAGCGTGATGATGGTTTTCCCAAGACCGCAATCAAGGAAGATGGCAGCTGTGTTGTGAGTCTCGATATAGGAGACGCAGTATTTCTGGTAGGAATGAAGGTCACTTAGTTTTTGCATTTTCTTCGGCCTCCATTTCTTTTATCTGCTTGATGAACCATCTCAATTCGCTGTGGTGGTGAGCGTGTGCACTTTGCGACGGAAAAACGACCAGATTCTCGGGAGAATTGTTGTATCGGTTTCCGTCACGATGGTGTACGACTTCTCCGGGCATCAATGACCTTCCAAGCATCTGTTCAGCTACGACGCGATGTGCGGCGAGTCCATGGATTTTGGAATAACCGTCGCATCTGCCTTTTCCGAGGCGGGATTCTCTGAGTTTCTCCTTGGTCTCAGGCGTCATACGATCCGGGTTGAGTTCCTCGTTTAGCTTTGTTATGTGCTGGCTTATGTTAGTGAAGTCCTTGAGGCTGGCATAGCCGTCTGGGTTCTTCGCTTTGCTGCTGAAATCCGCGAGGCATTGTCTGCTGCAGAAGTGGTGCTTCTTGCCTTTAAGCTGGGCTGAATCTCGGAAGAATTCACGTCCGCACCAATCACAGACTATTTTCAATTTCATCTATCACACCTCCGATCTGTTCTGGATTGTCGATGACATAGACGCGGAATCCGAGTTTCCGCAGGAGTCGGTGCCGTGCATATTGCAGTCTTCTTGGCTTCTTTCCGGGTGCCTTGAGCTCTGCGAAGGCGATGCGTGCGCCGGGCAGCAGGATGATCCGGTCCGGCATCCCGTCGAAGCCGGGTGAGACGAACTTCGGCGCGATGCCGCCGCGGCGCTTCACCTCGCTGGCGAGTTTCTGCTCGATCTGCTTTTCACTTCTCATGGTTTCGCCTCCGGAACCGGGTCGGCCAGGTTGAATGCGGCGTAGGCTGCGGAGAGGAAGTCGGTGATCGGCTTTCCCTTGTATGTCCAGACGCACTGGCCGTTGTATTTGACGCCGAGGCGCTCCGGGTTGTGGCGGCTGCGCCCGATGAGGATCTGCTCTCCGTGGTAGGTGAGACTCCAGCCGTTTGTCGTCCTTGTCCATTTGCGTTTCGGGAAGCTGCGTTTCCGCTTGGAGCGGTTTCTCATCAGCCGTTCGCGGTCCTTGGCGGCGAGGATGTCGCCTTCCATGATTCCGGCGCAGATGCAGCCGACGGATACATCCTCGAAGTAGTCCGGGTGCGTCATGACGTGAACGTAGCGGACCTTGGTGCAGCCGCACAGCTCGCATGCGTGGAGCGGTGCGTTCCAGTCGTCATCACGTACGTCGTAGATCTCCTTGCATGTCCATCCGGAGAACGGTGCTCCCCAGCTGCGTAGTGTCTTCTGGCAGCGGGCGAGATAGCTTTTGTCCTTTAGGCCGTCAATGCCTAAGACTTGTCCTGAATTGTTCATGGTGTTAAAACCTCCGTGCTTTCAACGTTTTTGAGGCTTTGTCCCTTTTGTCGCTTTTGTCCCTCTATCCGTATTTCCATATGGTTTTGTAGAAGAATTGATAATAAATAAATAAGTCTTTTTTGCTTTTTATAGGGGTTCGGACAAAAGGGACAAAACCCTGAAAGCCGCATGGATGCTGATGTTTTCGTGTCCCTGAACCTGTCCTGAAGGTCAGGACAGGCATAGGACGAAATGACAAAACTCACTTGTGCTCCTTCAGCCACGGATTGACGGCATACTTGGGAAGCGGCGGTCTGCCGGTCCCGGATGCCTTCTGCGGCCTCTGCGCGATGTATCCGTAGTCCTCAAGGAAGTCGAGAACCGGCTGGATGCTCTCCACGGTCTTGAAGGTCCGGCACATACGCATGGCGTCACGCCGGTCGAAGTGGTCGATGTTCCGCTCCTTGAGCTTCTGGAGGATCATGTCGGCGTTCTTGTACATCGCATCCTCGGGAAGAACGGAGTAGGCGGCCTGCGCGTGGTTCAGGAAGTACCTGCCAAGCCGGATCGCATTCTGCATGGTCTCGCCCGATACGGTGAGTGCGCTGTGGACGTCGAGGAAGTCGTGGCTCTGATAGGTGGCTGCCCGGCAGAGGAGCCCGGCGATGCGCAGCACGTTGCCGACGAGCTTTCCAGCCCAGTCGGCCATCTCCGCATAGCCGGTGGTGAGCTTGGGCTCCAGCCAGTTGGCGAATGCTTCAAGCTCGCGGTCGGCTTCCGGGCTGAGCGTGATGGTCTGCGGCTTCTCCGGGTACTCGTCGTCCAGCAGGTTCACCACCAGACGCTCATAGGCGCGGTAGATACTGTCGGTCACGGCCTCGCTCCGGTAGCGCCTGCTTCCCACACTGGAGACGGGCATGCTGTAGAGGAACCTCGCGGTGAGCCCTCGTCCGCGGAAGGTCGTGTTGCTGAGGACCGCGGAGACGACGTTCGGCTGCGCCATCAGGAGGATGGTGAGCGCCGGGTCCATGATGCTTTCACTGTCACGCCCGATACGGTCGACGCGGATCGTGTCTCCCGAGTAGCCCTTGAGCATGACGTCGATGTTCACGTTCCGCGTGTAGATGCCGGAGAGCGTGTCGAAGATGCCGCCCTCACTGGAGATCAGCGAGGCGTGGCCGTGGTTGCTGGCGATGACGGAGACGAGCTTCTCGGTCGTAATATCATCCACATACAATTGCAGCGGATTCACTTCCTCGAAGTCGGCGACCTCCTGCGCGATGCGCTCAAGCTCCTCCGGATCGGCGTTGCCCTTGGCGACCTTCTCCTCGAGGGCCTTCTGCCTGCGCTCCAGCACGCGCTTCTGCATGCGTCCCGCCTCGACGGCAGCGGCGTTGGTCTTGTTGTATTCGACCTCGTAGTCGTTGACCGGCTGCAGCATCAGATGCAATACCGACGACTTCCTCTCGGACGGCGGTGCGATGACGATCACGTAGGTGTTGAGCGGCTCCACCCAGTCGGACTTGCCCTGAATCCGGTACTTCTTCTGAAGACAGGTCGACAGGACGCTGATTGCAATGCTGCCTGCCATGTCGACGCTGGTCTGCGTGCTCTCCGCGACAGCACGAACATAGTCGGCTATCGCCTGCGGGAGTGCGTCGACCGGGAAGGGCGCCATCGTGTACCGTGAGAACGGCAGCGGCTCGCTCCATCCGGTGTCCGGATTGTTGTACTCCTGCGGGCTCACGTAGCCGGGCTGGCTTGCGATCTTCGCATAGTATTTCTGTGCGCTTCTCCAGATGTGGTTCAGCTCCTCCGTGGAGAGCGGCGGCTGGCATTTCTCCGCTTCCGTGAAATACGCGTTCTTGGATTCCTCTGAATCGCCATAGCGTTTCATGGAGCGTACTGCCCAGTGGAACATCGTGTTGTTCCGGCTGCCCTCCGGAATCGTGGCCTGCTTCTCGTAGCCGCCCGGCATGTCCCTGTCGAACTCGTCGCCGAACAGGAAGTCCGTGAGCGTCTTGCCTCCGGGATGGAACTCGACCTCCGGGTTCCTTGTCCCGTAGAGGAAGCGTGCCGCGTCGAGCGCATTCCCGTCCAAGTAGGGGAATATGTCGTGTAGGAGCTGCTTCAATGCGGCATACGCTTCGTAGTTTGAGATCGGGTCGATCTGGAAGAAGATGTGGAAGCGCGGCCTTGCGGATTTGCCGTCCTTGGGCCGGTTGTTGTGGCGGCTGTAGTGGACGGCGAAGAACACGCCGGGCAGCGCCGCCTCGATATCCCTTGGCGTCTTCCAGTCCGCCGGGTTCTCTGAGTGGTCGTTGTCGCAGTCGACCGGCAGGCAGTCCGAGGAGATGAAGTTCTCGTTGCCGCGGTAGTTGTTCCTGTACTTGGCGCACACGTGGTCGTGCGAGACGGCTTTCCTGAAGCTCGCCTCGTCGGTGACCTGGACTAGGTGCGGGTAGGTGCAGTTGGATTCCTGCTGGTAGGCGTCGGACGTATAGATGGTGAACATCAGTCGTACACCTCCTTCAGATCCTCCGTGAAGTAGCGGAGGCGATGGCCTTTCCATCTGGCTCGCCGGATCTCCGCAGCCATGCCGCGAGAAATGTGTCTTCCGAACACCCAGACCTCCGTACACTTGCTCATCAGCGCATTGCCGAAGAACAATCCGAGCTCACGCTCAGTCGGATCGGTGTCGTCAAGGAACTGCGGAAACAGCAGATGCGGCGCAATCGGAATGTATCCCTGTTCGACTGCGAACCGGCAGTAGCGGCGTGCGGCCTCCACGTTGTGTTTGATGTCTCCTGCGTATGGCGAGCAGACGTAGATGATGGGCCGGAACGCGCGGAGCGCCTTGCGTTCCGCCATTTCGATGCGGCTCAAGGCCTCGCAGCATGTCGGGTCCGGATAGCCCTCAAAGTTTCTGTAATCCAAACCGGTATCCTCCTTTCAAAAATTCAGGCGGACAAAACAAAGCGGCCCGCCTCTACTTCCCACTGGAGGAGACGGACCGCTTTTGACGAAAACCGGTTAATCTTTCTTATAGAAATCGCAGGCATACCCGTCCGCACGAAGCACGAGACCATCCGCCCATGCGGGGACGCGGCCCATCTGCTCACACAGGGCTTCGAGGGAGACGCGTGGATCGGCTTCGATGACAAGCTCGTCATGGATATGCATGCAGATATCACAGCAGCGGAGCGTCTTCATGCTGTTGCACAGGATGTCACGGCTGGTGGCCTGCACGATGTTCTCCACGAACTTCGGACCGTACGATTCGAGGCGCTCCCATTTCTTCGTGCCGCCTACGCCCTCATAGGTGATGCACTCGCCGCCGAAACGGTTCATGCCGACCTTCGGCTTCACATATGCAAGGTTCCGTCCGGACGGCAGGGTGATGAACAGCATGCCCGCCTGCCAGAAGAACACGAGCTTTCCGAGCCGGGTGGTCTTGTGGTTCTTGACGGCGGCCATGACGGCCTTGTCGACATCCCACCAGAATTTCACGATCTGCTGGTTTGCATCCCGCCACGAGGAGACAATGTCCGGAAGCTCATCCTCCGTGAGCCCCATCTCCAGTGCGCCCATCGCCTTCAACGCTCCGGTCGAGCCACCATAGCCACAGGCCAGTTCCGCGATCTTGCCCTTGGCGCGGAGCTCGCCGTTGACGCCGTGCTTGACGACCGGCTTATGGAACATGCGGCTTGCTGTGCTGCAGTAGATGTCCTCGCCGTTCGCGAACGCGTCGGATTTCCACTGCTCGCCTGCGTACCATGCGATGACGCGGGCTTCGATGGCGGAGAAGTCCGCCACATAGAACCGGCAGCCGTCACGCGGAATGAACGCAGTGCGGATCAGCTGGCTGAGCGTATCAGGCACATCCTCATAGAGAAGCTTCACCGCGTCGTAGTCGCCGGACTTCACCAGAGCCCGCGCCGCATCCATGTCAGGCAGGTGGTTCTGCGGCAGGTTCTGCAGCTGGATGAGCCGTCCGGCCCAGCGCCCGGTGCGGTTTGCTCCGTAGAACATGAACATGCCGCGAGCCCGGCTGTCATCGCACACGGCCCGCTGCATCGTCTGATACTTCTTCACGGATGATTTGGCGAGCTGCTGACGAAGCTCCAGAACCTCGGCCAGCTCCGGCGGCGCGGTCTTGAGGAGCGCTGCGACGGCCTTCTTTCCGAGGCTGTCGACCTCCATGCCGTTGTCGGAGAGCCACTGCTTCATCTGCTGCACGCTGTTCGGATTGTCGAGATTGGTCAGCTTCTGCATCTTCTCGGTGAGCTCGCCGCGGGAGCGGGTGTCCATATCAATGGCCTTCTCCACAAGGTCCATGTCGATGCGCACACCGCGGTCATTGATCTCCTGGTCGATGTGGTACTCGTCCCACACGAAGTCCGGCACCGGGAAGTTCCGTAGCTTCCGCTGGATTGACATCTCGACCTCGACGTCGCGCTGGTTGTACTTTTTGAAGGTTTCCCATTTGCCGGGATCGTCGGAGGGCAGGTTGCGCGTTCTGCCGCCGTTCGCCTTGGTGGGTGCGCAGGGGACGGAGAAGTAGCGGATGAGCGCCTTGCCTTCATCCATCTTCTGGTCCTCGAGCTTGAGGACTGCGCCGACGCCCTTCAGGCTGAGCGGGAGTCCCATTGTCGCCGCCCAGACCATCGAACAGCGCCAGCCCTCCGGATTCAGAAACCGCGCGGGCCCCAATGTCAGTGGATGGTTGTCATGGAACGGGTCAAGGCTGCGTCCCCGGTCGCGCAGGTAGCGTGACAGGCAGACGCGCTCGAAGTTAGCGTTAAACGCCCACTTGACGACTGTCTCATCTGTAAGTGCGTCGAGAATGTCTTCGGGGATGTCTTCGCCGGATGCAAGGTCGATGACCTGCACGGGTCCGCCGTCCACGCTGTAGCCGAACAGGAGAATCTCGAAAGCCGGAGATTCCGAGTACTTGTAGACGCCGCATTTGCCCAGATCGACATCGCTGTACGTCTCAATGTCTATGCTGATGGTTTTCACATTTTTCACCTCAATTCACGAATAAGGCGGCAGAGAGATAAGTCCCTGCCGCCCGCCATTGCATTTATGGTCTTGCTGGATCAGTCGCGGTGCGCTTCGAGCTCCTTCATGCGGCGCTCGTGGTACTCCTTGTCGCGCTCCTCCTGACGAGCCTCACGCGCCTGCTCCTCCTTGCCGGAGCGGATCGCGAGAACCGTCATGGAGAGCAGGAGTCCGATTCCTGCGATGCCGCCGACTGCCATGATGATGTAGAGGATGATTTCCATAATGTCCTTCATGGTGGCACCTCCTTAGTTCAGAAAATCGCTGTCGTCGTCGGTTGCGAAGTCAGCGAAGTCGGATTCAGCGCTGGCCTTGCTGCCGAGCGGCTCGCCGTCACGGATCTTCTGCAGGTTGTTGAGCCCGCAGGCGATGCCGCGGTTGCCGGAGCTGTTGAATGCATAGAAGGTGATGCTGGCTCTGCCGTACACGCCGGAGTACACCTCGCTGCGGCTCATGATCGGATTCAGATCCGCATCCACGATGCCTGGAGCGGTCGTGGCGTTCGCATTCACGAAGTAGGCGTTGCGGTAGGCTTCGTCGTCCGGGCGCTCCGCGTCGCCGTCACGAAGAGGCGTCTTGATCGCAGAGAGCGCAGGAACGCTGCGGCTGTTGCCCTTGAGCTTGGCCTCGCCCTCCTTGTAGGCGGCATCAATGGCAGCCTTGATCTTGGCGACCGTCACGGTGTCGGACTTCGGGATGATGAGGCTCACGCTGTACTTTGGTGTGCCTCCGTTGATGGACTTCGGCTCCCACACGTTGGCGTAGGACCAGCGGGTGTTCGGACCGGTGATAACCTTCATCGGATTGTGCATAGTTGTCTTACTCATAGTTTTTGACCTCCATAAAATCGTTTTTTGCTGTATTCATCGCCGGACGCTTATCCGAGTCCGGGACGAGTGTTGGTTTGCCCTGCGGCTTCTCAACGAGGCCTGACAGGAGTTCATTGAATCGGTTCTTTCCGAGGAGCTTCTGCATGGCGGTGATGCCGAGCAGCTTCCTCTCGAATGGATCGAATCCGGCGTCTTCGACCGTCTTGGCGACGGCGTTCTCGTCGATGTACTTGCGGATGGAGCGGCCTTCGACGAGCTTGAAGCCATGCCACTCCTTGCCGGAGAGCGCCTGTTGGAGCGCGTACTCCTTGATGTCGGACGCCCACGAGACCAGCTCGTCCACCTGGGAAAGGATGACCTCGATCTCCGCGTCGGAGAGCTCCGGCGGCAGCCTGAACTCATGCTGCGCGAGCTTCAGGTTCTCCTCGGCCCGCTTCCGGCAGATGGTCTTCGCCTTGCAGAACCGGCACCACGGGCCGCAGGAGAATTCCCCCTTGCCGTCCCACGCCAGCTCCGCCATAGGCTTCAGAACCTCGTCCGCCCATGCGAGCAGGTCATTCTTGCTGATCTGCCATTCGCTGACGTTCTGCCGTCTCGGCTGGTAAATCGTCATGCTGACGGTGTCGATGTCGTAGATGCCGTCGAACAGATCCAAGGCTCCAAGCGAGTAGCATTTGAGCTGCGGATTGTCCTCCGCCGACACGGCGATGCCGGTGCCGTACTTCAGATCGATGATCCAAAGCGTGCCATCCGCGATGATCAGCGCATCGGATGTGCCGAAGCCCTGTCTCACCCAGCGGGAGTAGTCCACGCGCTGCTCGACCAGAACAACCGGATCAGAGCAGGCCTCTTTTGCGGCCTCGACCTTTTCCAGTACGTAGCTGACATAGCCATCTGTTGCTTCCTCCATCTCCTCGTTGTAGAAGGCAAGGGCCTCGGTCGGGTCCTGTGCCGGGTAGCCGAGCGCCTTGCGGAGCTTGTATTCGGCGAGCGCGTGAGCGCAGGTGCCTTCCAGTGCGTAGTCGCTTTCCTTGTCCTCGAATCCCTCGCTAAGCCGTACCGACGGCGGGCAGTGAATCCACCGGTCGGAGCTTGATGCGGAGAGGACCGCATGCTGTCTTTCAGAATTCATTGAGTCCCTCCACATCAAAGAGCAGGGCCTCGTAGTCCTTCGGATCGACAGCCGACAGCTTGCTCGCACCGTACTTATGGAGAAGCTCGCGGATCTGCGCCGTATAGCCTGCGCGGGAACGTTCGGCGAGAACCTTCCTCACATCCTCCAGCTTCAGCTCCTTCTTCGGCTCAGGCTCGGCCTGCGCAGTTTCAGGCTGCGGAGCGGGCTCCTCGTCGTTGCCGGAGAACTGCTGGTAGAGCCAGTCGGCTGCGCTGTTAATAGCAGCGGCGGCATCGCGCAGTTCCTTGATGGTCTGATCCATTTCTGCCATTTTTGACATTCTCTTTACCTCCTTCCATGAGTTGTCTGTCTGCGGCAAGAATCGAGAGGTTCCTTGCCAGCCTTGCGGATACATGGCTTATCGCAATAAGGACTGCGATAGCCTCCGTGTCCGCGGGACTTCTGTTGCGTGTCTTGTTCATCGCTTGCCTCCAATCCGGAGCATCCTGTTTTCGTGCTCCTTACACTTCCCACTGGAGGTGGGCAGACCGTTTTGACGAAGGAAAAAGAGAAATTTCAGAAAAAGCTCCGGCTACCTTGATGGCAGCCGGAGCAGATGAATCAGAACCAGTCGGGGAATTCCTTAGCCAGCTTTTCCTTGGCTTTCTTCAGGCGTGACAGGAATGTCGTGCGCTTGATGCCGATGATGTCGGCGATGGCCTCGTCGGAGAGGCCTTCCTCCCTGAGCTCGCCGATACGCTTGGCCTCCGGCATGAGCTCCTGCAGACGTGCGAACAGCTGATCCAGCTCCGCCTTCTCGGAAAGCACCTCTTCAATAAGAGGAGCGTCATCCGGTACATAGTCGGCGAGCGTTCCATCGCCGTCCGGCAGCGGATCGTCAAGAGAGACGGTCGTGTTGTTGTGAAATTCGCAGTCGAGGCAGTTGCCGTCGCACAGCCACCACTTGCTGCGCGGGCAGAAGCACTCGCCTCGATACTGCATGCGTTTCCGAAGAGCGGTGCGCGAGCGGTCATACTCCCTATACTGGTCCTCCGGGATTTCGTACCACTGCTTTGTGGTCTTGTCGTAGATGCGTTTACTCTGATTGTCATTGGTTTTCATGTGCGATACCTCCGTTCGCTTCTCCCGAACCGGAGGCCGCACAAAAAGGAGCGTGACAGGCCAGACGGAACGGGAATCAACTCGTTTCGTTCGGCCAGCCACGCTCGTAGACTGGTTTCCTATTCACTTGTGACCGCTACAGCCGCTCGAGCCACCTCTGTGCACCGGGGTGAACGGCTATGGCAGTGAGCCTTTTAACGCCTTGCTCAGGGCAAATCCGAACCTCTTAACATATGGAGCTTTGCGGGCTGTTTTGGAGCCCTTTTCCGATATGTTTCATAGGAGATTCTCAGTTGTCGTAAATCATCAGCTCCAGATCCCCGAACACTTCCTCGTAATAGGAAGGGCTGAGATCGTCGAAGCAGGTCGCGTCGTAGCGCTGGAACACGCCATCGACAGCCGCCGCTCCATAGATGGAGCAAACTTCGTCTGCGTCGTTCTCGATGTTGATACGCCACATTTCCTTGTCAGTTTTTGTCATCGTTTTTCCTCCGTGACGTAATGTGGCGTTCCTGCCCATAGGCACGCCTTTAATGAATTGGTTTGCGCTCTGGTGTGTGGGCCACTGGTGATCGGTCAGTGCGCAGCCGGAACGCTTGAGTCAGTGACAGGAAGTTAAAATTTATTTCGCGTTCACAAAATTAAATAGATTTTTGCGTGCGAGCGTGGTAAAATTATCTTGTATTCCTGTCTTCAGCGATTGCGGTGTTACCCAGTAACTTTCAATCGCTAATATGAGTTTACGAAATCGGCATTTTGAAATTCGTACGTTTGCCTACATCTGCCTACATGAATGCCTACATCCGGAAAGGAGGAGAGCGCCGTGAGGTTCTGTGAGTTCGCAAAGCTCATGCACGACAACTATGAAGAAAAAGCAAAAGCTGGCGAATTCGTCGTCATATTGATTGACGCCATCCTTGACGATGCAGCGCTGGAAAAGGACGCTCCGAATCCTCTTTATGGACTCGGAAAATCCACACTTGAGGCTTACTACAGTGGCAGGCGCCCCATTTCACAAAAGAAGGCAGCCCAGATTGTTCCGCGACTTTCCGAAGAGACATTTGCAGGTTTCGTAGAGACCTACTCGATGGATGCGCTGGATCATGTAAGGGATAAGCTGGCAGAATACGGATTCGATGTGCCTTCCTATGACGTAGGCAGAGCTTTGGCGAACATCCTCGCGCAGATGATTAAGCGGCGCTCCGAGGGCCTTTCCGACGAAGTAGTCAAGCTGGACTACAAGCGCTATGAATCAGGTCAGCTGCTAAAAAATATCGCCCCTGCGTCAATTGAACGCAGAGGCGACAAACTACATATTGCAGGCGAGGTTATAACAATTGACCGGGCTCTCGTACCGGACAACATAGCCGAGCAGGAACTCGACTACATACGAGCTCTCTACGAGGTCTTCGCGGAGAAGCTGCACAGGGAAACATTTACTGGAGACGATTTAGACCTGCTCCCGAAAAGTATGAAGGCAAACTACCGGGAGCAGCGGAAAGCGTATTACAGCGCCGTCAGTATCGAACGCTCTGTGCGGGATGTATTCGACGAGGGCGAGGATGAATTCCAAAGGCTGAAAGACGATGCATGGGACGGCATCAACACTACTTACTGGAAGGAATACCCGGACGGCTATGCAAGACTGAATGCTGTGCTGGAGAAGATTACGAGCACTTCACTTGATGGCTCTGTACTAAGCCAGATGCGAAACCTGATCGGGAATCTTGAAAAGAAAGGCATTTGCCACATTCTGGTTAATGACGGCGTAATTGAGTCGTGGGTGACAGTCGATGGCTGATAAACTTTTCAACACGCCGTTTGAACAGTCGCTTCATATCCTGCTTCTCCTGGATTCCGTCGGCGGCGGATTCACCATCGAGCGGATAACAGACTATGATTTCATAGCAGTGTACGCGCCAGACTTCGGATTCAAAGCCGAATCCCTGAACGGCGACAATGGATTCGCATTCAGTGAACTGACTGCAAAGCGCAAGCTGATGAAGGAAGCCATCAAGGATCTGGTACTCGACGGCCTTGTCACCGCCTCCGACAGCATGGAAGGGATTATCTATTCGCTTTCCAGTTCAGGCCTTGCCATGAGCAGGAAATTCCAGTCTGAATATGCGGCCATGTACAGGAAGGTGATAAAACAGGTTCACAGGCGATACCGGAATAAGTCAGAAGTCGAGCTATCCGGAATCATCAATAAACAGTCTACGAAGGTATTAAGGAGGTAATGGCGTGGCGGGATTCTATATCAAAAGAGTCATAGCGAACAGCGCCGAAAAAGGCGATGCCAGCGTTACCTTCGGCACGGGCCTGAACATCATTCAGGGCCGCTCAGACAGCGGAAAGACGTGTGTTGCAAACTGCATCGACTTTATATACGGCGGCTCTGTGAGCAAGCCGTTCAAGGATTCGGCAAAGTACGATAGCGTGACCATGATCGTGGGATCGAATGACAAGCCCGGAGAAATAACGCTTCGTCGTACCGTAGGGAAAAACCAGGTTGACGTCACAAGCACAATATCAGGAATTGACAGCGGAACCTACGACATTAACTATAGGAAGAACGCCAAGAATCCTCCGCTGAATGATGTATGGCTTCGGCTTATCGGCATAGAGCCAGAAGTCATGATCGTGACAAATGCCCGGTTCGAGACAAAGCGCCTCACTTGGAAGAACCTGCTGCGCGTCTTCTATCTGGATGAAGGCCGTGTGGACGACATCGATTCCATTGTGGAACCGAGCCATCGTTATATGGAAAACACTCTCTTTCTGTCGGCGCTCCTATATCTGATTACTGGCCGGACATTTACCGAAACAGATGCGCAGGAGAAAAAGGAAATAAAGAAGGCCCGCCGCAAGGCAGTCAAGGACTACGTGAATCAGAAGATTCAGAATGCGACGGACCGGAAGAAAAAACTCGAAGAGGATCTGCACATCTTTGATGGCGTAGATGTGGAAGCTCAGATTGCTGAAGCTACAGCGGCACTTGATGAAACGCGAAAAAAGATAGATCAGGCTCTGGAGGAAAGACAGAAGATCCTCGCAGCCATTCTTGATGACGAACAGCAGATCGCAGAATGCAATGTTCTTCTGAACCGATACCAGAAACTTGCAAGTCAGTATAAAGGCGATATTCAGAGGCTTTCTCTTATCGCCGAGGGCGAGGAAGCATACCAGAATGTGCAGCAGCCGCTCATTTGTCCGTACTGTGACAATCCGGTCAATCCGCGTAAGCGAAAGTCCTACATGCAGTCAGCTCGTATCACTATGGAGCGAACGATGTCCCAGCTGTCCGGCCTTCAAGAAACTGAAAAGGACGTGGATGACCAGAAGAAGGAAGTACAGGAGGATCTCCGGAAACTCAAAGAGCAACGTGATTCGCTTGAATCCAGAATCAAAAAGGAACTCCGGCCACAGGAGTCTCAGCAGATGAACATCGTGAATTCCTACAAGGCCTACCTGCGGATTGAAACGGAAATGAGTCTCATCGATTCCTATGCAGAGGATTTTGGCAGCGATCTGGATGATCTTGAAAACGAGCAGAAAAACGACACGACGACCGAGTACCATCCGAAGGAATACTTCAGCGACGATTTCGTTCCGACCATGTCGGAATATGCACAGACGATCCTCAAGGAATGCCATTACTCTGATCTGTTGAAGGCAACATTCAACTTCACGAAGTTCGACATCATGGTCAATGGCGAGGATAAGGGAACAAGTCACGGAAAAGGATACCGGTCATATCTGAACACGGTAATGATTCTGATGATCAGAAAATACCTGGCCAATTTTGCAAAGTTCGATCCGCACACATTCATCATCGACACACCACTCCACGGATTCGACGACGGCGTGGATGAAGGCATGCCAGAAAGCATGCGGGCTGGACTCTACCGTTATTTCATGAATCATCAGGACGAGGGACAGCTCATCATTATAGAAAATCTCGACCATATTCCGAACCTGGATTATGAAGGCAGCGGTGCGACTGTCACCACGTTCGAGAAAGTCGAGGAACCGGGTAAACGGTATGGGTTTTTAAATGATGTGAAGTAATAAGCATTCATAGCTATATAGAAGGGTGAAAGTACGGAGGCAACGATATGCGCTTTAGCTATAACAGATTGTTCAAGCTATTGATCGACAGAAACATTAAAAAGAAACAGCTACGGGAAATGAGCGGAGTCAGCGCCACCTCAATCGCAAAACTCGCTAAAGGCGGCAACGTGAACACTGATGTCCTTCTCCGAATATGCGTAGCCCTCAACTGCGAAGTCTCCGACATTATGGAGATCGTAAAGGATGAAGAACCGGCGGTTGAATCAATAAAGAAAACGGAAAACGAGGAGTAATCACAAATGGCTGAAAAGACGAATGCCAATATTGGCTTTGAGAAACAGATATGGGATGCGGCGTGCGTCCTGTGGGGACACATTCCGGCGGCGGAGTACAGGAAGGTCATCATCGGCCTTATCTTCCTTCGCTACATTTCGGCTGCGTTCGAGGCGCAGTACAAGAAGCTGGTCGAGGACGGCGATGGGTTCGAGGATGATCCGGACGCCTACCTGATGGACAACATCTTCTTCGTGCCAAAGGAAGCGCGCTGGGAAACCATCGCTGCAGCTGCTCATACACCGGAGATCGGAACAGTCATCGACAAGGCGATGCGCGCTATCGAGGATGACAACAAGAGTCTGAAAGGCGTGCTGCCGAAGAACTACGCTTCGCCGGATCTGGATAAGAAGGTCCTTGGCGATGTCGTGGACATCTTCACGAACAACATCGACATGTCTGATACGCAGGCGAGTGAAGATCTGCTCGGGCGCACGTATGAGTATTGCATTGCGCAGTTTGCGGAGAAGGAAGGCGTCGGCGGCGGCGAATTCTATACGCCGTCCAGCATCGTCAAAACGCTGGTCGCAATACTCAAGCCGGAGCCGAATTCCCGCGTATACGATTGTTGCTGTGGCAGCGGTGGAATGTTTGTACAGAGTGAACGATTCGCGGAGGGTCACAGCCATAATCGCGGCGTGATTTCTGTGTATGGTCAAGAGGCAAATCCGGATACCTGGAAGATGGCGAAGATGAACATGGCCATCCGTGGAATCGACGCTGACCTCGGGCCATACAATGCGGACACCTTCACCAACGACCTGCATCCGACTTTGAAGGCAGATTACATCCTCGCAAATCCTCCCTTCAACTATCATCCGTGGGGGCAGGAAGACCTGAAGGAAGACAAGCGCTGGAAGTATGGCCTGCCGCCTGCCGGGAACGCCAACTATGCGTGGATTCAGCACATGATCTTCCACCTTGCTCCAAACGGCAAGATCGGTCTGGTGCTGGCGAATGGCGCTCTCTCTACGCAGTCGAGTGGCGAGGGTGAGATCCGCAAAAACATCATCAATGACGACCTGATCGAAGGCATCGTCGCCATGCCGACGCAGCTCTTCTACAGCGTCACGATCCCGGTCACGCTCTGGTTCATCACGAAAAACAAGAAACAGAAAGGCAAGACGGTCTTCATCGACGCCCGGAAGATGGGGCATATGGTCGACCGGAAGCACCGCGACTTCACAGACGAGGACATCCAGAAGCTCGCTGACACCTTCTCGGCTTTCCAGTATGGAACACTCGAGGACGTGAAGGGATTCTGCGCCGTTGCCACCACGCAGGACATCGCAAAGCAGGACTACATTCTGACACCGGGCCGGTATGTCGGCATCGAGGAGCAGGAAGACGACGGCGAACCGTTCGAGGAGAAAATGGACCGCCTGACTTCTGAGCTTTCCGAGATGTTCAAGAAGTCTCATGAACTTGAGGACGAGATCAGAAAGAAGCTGGGGGCGATTGGGTATGAAATCTGAATGGATAACAAGAAGCATTTCTGACATCGCCCAGATAAATCCTCGTGAGTCAATAAGCAAAGGATCAGTAGCGAAGAAAATCCCTATGGACGTGCTTCAACCTTTTACGAGAGATGTTCCCGGCTATCAGATGGAGGAATTCAAAGGCGGGACAAAGTTCAGGAACATGGATACGATCATGGCAAGAATTACTCCTTGCCTTGAGAACGGGAAAACCGCTCAGGTCAGATGCCTTGATAATGGAGAAGTCGGCTTTGGCTCCACTGAATACATTGTTTTCAGAGCAAAAGAAGGAACCGATCCGGACTATTTGTACTATCTGATTTGCAGTCCGCTTGTACGTGATCCGGCGATTAAATCTATGGTTGGGTCTTCCGGTAGGCAAAGAGTTCAAACTGACGTGGTGGCTAACTTGCGAATAGCTGTTCCCGATTTCGATGAGCAAAAGAAAATAGGAGGATTGCTGAAGGCATTAGATGACAAGATTCAACTGAACACTGAGATAAACAAGAATTTAGCAGCTTAAAAATCCAGATCGGATACGTCAAGCTCTCCGGACATTAAGCGTGGTAACATGCTATCTCGTACAGTAGCAAGCCTATCGTTTTCAGCCCGTAAATTACGGATTTCTGCAAAGAACGGCTGGATACTCTCATCAAATGCTTTTAGTTCTGCTTCTGACGGAATAACGATAGGAACCTTATTCAGATTGGCTTGACTGATCTTCGGTTGAACGGCTCCGGTAACAATGGACTGCACATTTGTTAAACTGAATAAAAGGTATAGCAGTTCGACTGTGAATCCGTTCTTACCAGTGATTATGTGGGCATGGTTATTAACCCAGAATTTACCCTCAACATACTGAAGGATTGGGAAACCTTGCCCGTCAATAACAGTACCATCCTCTCCGAGGAGCAGATAGATTCCATCGAAAAGGTACCTGTCCACATAGTCCATTACAGAGGTTGCGCCGTAGTATGGATAAATTTTATCCAACTCTGCGCGTTCACGACTTGAAAGTGGGATTCGCTTCGAATCGTGAAGCTCGATGATTTCGGACACAGTGCCGAGATGCCAATCTGAAGGCATAGAACCACCAAATGGCATTAGGTCTATAAAGCGATCTTTGTACAGTGCCCGTACTTGCTCAAGTAAATTCTTGTTTAACATACAACCATAACTCTTGCGAGTGGCAAGAGTTAAAAAGAGGGATTGCCACTCCGTAGTCTTTCTCTACGATAGAAAAGGAGAACAGACTATGAAACAGAAAGTAATCAACGAGGTTATGCAGGGCATGCTCGGCTGCCTCAACAATGTGCAGTTGGAAAGACTGCAAGAAGTGCTGGAACACGCATTGTTCCATAAGCAAGTAAGCGAGACGGAGGAAGAAGTAAATGCGACGTTAACAAATGAACAGCTTTTGGATAATTTTCTCGCGGCAAAGCGGATCGAGGGATGTTCTGAAAAGTCGTTGACTTATTATCGGACTACGATAGAAACGATGACAGCAAAGGTTAAAAAGAATGTCCGAGAGATGGAAACGGATGACCTGCGTACGTACCTGACAGAATATCAGCGGGAGAAAAACTCCAGCAAGGTCACGGTGGACAATATCAGAAGAATTCTGTCGAGCTTCTTCTCTTGGCTGGAGGATGAGGATTATATCCTAAAGAGCCCGGCACGCCGTATCCATAAGGTGAAGGCAGCCTTGACTATCAAGGAGACATATACCGATGAGGCCTTGGAGAAAATGCGCGACAATTGCGAGGAGCCAAGAGATCTGGCACTGATAGATATGCTTGCCTCAACGGGGATGCGTGTCGGAGAGCTGGTTTTGCTTAACAGGGATGACATCAACTTCGAGGAACGGGAATGTGTTGTGTTCGGTAAAGGTAGCAAAGAACGGATGGTGTACTTTGACGCACGGGCTAAGATTCATTTACAGAACTACCTGCAAGAACGCACTGATGATAATCCGGCACTGTTTGTATCGCTCCGGGCTCCGCATGAGAGGCTGAAGATCGGCGGCATTGAGCGTAGGCTTCGAGAGCTTGGGAAAAGGTTGGATATAGAGAAAGTACATCCGCACAAGTTCCGCCGTACACTTGCTACGATGGCAATTGACAAAGGGATGCCGATTGAACAGCTGCAGCAGCTGCTTGGTCATAAGCGGATTGATACGACGCTGCAATATGCGATGGTAAAACAAAGCAATGTAAAATTGGCACACAGAAAATATATAGGTTAGGACGGTGACATGATGGAAGCATGGAGAAAAATCAGATTAGGTGATGTTTGCAAAACAAATATGGATTCGTATTCTCCTAAAGAAGAGTGGAATTTTGTCAATTATCTGGATACTGGTAACATTACCGATAATAAGATTGATTCCATTCAGTATATAGATGTAAAGAACGAAAAACTCCCAAGCAGGGCAAGAAGGAAAGTTAAAAAGGACAGCATCATATATTCTACGGTGCGCCCGAATCAGCGCCACTTTGGAATCGTTAAATCACAGCCGGAGAACTTTCTTGTGTCGACAGGATTTGCGGTTATTGATACAGATGCCCAAGTGTTAGATGCGGATTTTCTTTATTATCTGCTTACGCAAGCTACTCTTGTGGAAGCGCTCCATGCAATTGCAGAGCAAAGTACATCTGCATATCCATCAATCAAGCCGTCAGATATTGAGAATTTGGAAATAGAAATTCCTGATCTTGCCACGCAGAAAAAGATTGCAGATGTTCTTGGTAGCTTGGATAGGAAAATAACACAGAATACGGAGGTAAACAAGAATTTAGAAGCGCAAGCTCAATCTATCTTCAAATCATGGTTCATTGATGCACCTGAATCCTCTTCTTGGGAAACAGGCACTTTTAGCGACATTATTGATACCATGATTGCCGGTGACTGGGGAAAGGATTCCCCACTCGGTAACAATACTGAGATGGTCTATTGCATTCGAGGCGCTGACATCCCTGATGTCAAAAGCGGCAATAAAGGTAAAATGCCTACTCGCTTTATCTTGCCAAAGAACTATGTTGCAAAGCATCTCGTCGCTGGCGATGTTGTTGTAGAGATTTCCGGAGGAAGTCCCACACAATCAACAGGAAGGATTGCATCAATTTCCCAGTCGCTCCTTGATCGTTACGACAAAGGTATGGTTTGCACAAATTTCTGTAAAGCGATGAAACCTAAATCGGGTTATAGCATGTTCGTGTACTACTATTGGCAGTATCTATATGACAAAAACGTCTTCTTCCTGTATGAAAACGGGACAACAGGTATTAAAAACCTTGATATCTCCGGTTTCATAGAGACCGAACCTATCATATTGCCGCCGGTAGAGCTTGTAGAAAAATTTGATGCATTTTGTCATTCGGTTTTTGACGTCATATTTGCAAATGGACTCCAGAATGAAAAGCTTGCGAATATGCGTGATGCTCTACTACCAAAGCTCATGTCCGGTGAAATTGATGCTTCCGACCTTGACCTTTAAGCTGCTAAATTCTTGTTTGAAACGGAGCAAAGATGAATGAAAACCACCTCTAAGAAGAGGATAATGTAAGAAATAAACGAAGGAGTGAGACTCATGTCAGGATTTTATACCGAAGCGGACTATGAGAATTCGATAATCGAATTATTCCAGAACATGGGATACAGGTATGTCTACGCGCCGGATTTGGAGCGTGACTTCCGTAGCCCTCTATATGAAGAAGAGTTGGTATCAGCGTTGCACAGGCTGAATCCGAAATTGCCGGAGGATGCTATTACGGACGCGCTGTTCAAGTTGAAGAATTTTGAAAATGCTGAACTTGTCCAGAAAAATGAACTTTTTATGGATTATCTTCAGCATGGGATCGAAGTCCGGTATTTCGTTAAGGGCGAGGAGCGCTCCGGCCTCGTCTATATTGTCGACTATAAAAATCCTGAGAATAACTCCTTTGTCGTAGCAAACCAGTGGACTTTCATTGAAAATAGCAACAAGCGTCCAGATGTACTTCTGTTCCTGAATGGTCTGCCGGTCGTGCTTATTGAGCTGAAGTCGCCATCTCGTGAGGAAACAGATGCTTCCGAGGGCTATCTGCAGATCAGAAACTATATGCAGGAAATCCCGTCAATGTTTATTTATAACTGCATCTGCGTCATCAGCGATCATCTGACCAGCAAGGCCGGAACCATCACTTCCGGTGAGGATCGCTTCATGGAATGGAAAACAAAAGACGGCAGCTATGAAAATACGCAATACGCTCAGTTTGATACGTTCTTTGAGGGAATGTTTGAAAAAGAGCGCCTGCTGGACATCATCAAAAACTTCATCTGCTTCTCCAATGAGGGATTGAAGAAGTTTAAGATTCTGGCTGGCTATCACCAGTATTTTGCAGTTCGAAAGGCTATCGAATCTACAAAGAACGCGACAGTAACTGATGGTAAAGGTGGCGTATTCTGGCATACACAGGGCAGCGGAAAATCTCTGTCTATGGTCTTTTATGCACACCTTCTACAGGAAGCGCTGGATAGCCCAACTATCGTAGTAATTACCGACCGTAACGATCTTGATGATCAGCTTTACGGACAGTTTGCTAAGTGCAAAGATTTTCTGCGTCAGGAACCGGTGCATGCTACCTGCAGGAAATTGACAGAGACTTCCGGTAAGAATGATATAGGATTGAAGGACTGGCTGGACGGTAGGCAGGCAAACGGCATCATTTTTACGACGATGCAGAAGTTTGAAGAATCATCAGAGCCGCTTTCAGAGCGCCGCAACATCATCGTTATGGCTGATGAGGCGCATCGTAGCCAGTATGGATTGAAGGAAAAAGTTGACGCCAAGACCGGCGAGATAAAGGTCGGAACGGCACGTATCATTCGTGACAGCCTTCCAAATGCTACATATATTGGGTTTACCGGAACACCTATAGCTGCAAAGGATAGAAATACCCGTGAGGTTTTCGGCGACTATATCGATATTTATGACATGACGCAGGCCGTAGAGGACGGCGCTACGAGACCGGTCTATTATGAGAGCCGCGTAATCAAGCTGAAATTCGATGAGGCTACGCTTCATCTGATCGATCAGGAATATGACATCATGGCAAATAATGCTGATCCTGAAGTGGTTGAAAAGAGCAAGAAAGAGCTTGGTCAAATGGAGGCTGTTCTCGGAAATGACGCTACCATAGATTCACTGGTTAATGATATTCTTGATCACTATGAAAATTACCGAGCCGAGCTCCTGACAGGAAAAGCTATGGTTGTCGCGTATTCCCGTGCAATCGCTATGAAGATTTATAACCGTATTCTTGAACTGCGCCCAAGCTGGAAAGAAAAGGTTAAGGTTGTAATGACCGAGAGCAATAAAGATCCAGAAGAGTGGCGTGCTGTTATTGGAAATAAGCGCCGCAGGGATGAGCTCGCCAAGGAATTCAAAGACAATAATAGCGAAATGAAGATCGCCATAGTCGTTGATATGTGGCTGACCGGATTTGATGTTCCTTCTCTTGCAACGATGTATGTCTATAAGCCAATGCAGGGCTATAACCTGATGCAGGCCATTGCCCGCGTCAATCGTGTCTTTCAAGATAAAGAGGGCGGTTTAATCGTCGACTATGTTGGCATTGCGTCAGCATTGAAGCAGGCCATGAATGACTACACAGCTCGTGATAAAAAGAACTATGGTGATACCGATATCGCCAAAGTTGCGTATCCGAAGTTTCTTGAGAAGCTTTCCGTTTGCCGTGATCTATTCCACGGATATGACTATTCCAAGTTTACGAACGGCACCGATCTTGAACGCTCAAAGGCTATCACCGGTGCGGTTAACTTCATTGTAGGCACTGACAAGGAAAGAGAACGCGAAGACTTCATCAAAGAGGCACTGTTGTTGCGTCAGGCTTTATCTCTATGCTCATCTCTTGTAGAGCGTGACCTACGTGTCGAGGCGGCATTCTTTGAATCTGTCCGCGTGCTTGTTATGCGCTTGATGAATCAGGGCGAGGGTAAGAAGATATCTCTGCCGGAAATGAACGCTCGTATCAATGAGCTTCTGAAATCAAGCATCAAGAGCGATGGTGTTATAAATTTGTTCTCTGATGTTAAAGAGGAGTTCTCCCTGTTTGATCCTAAATTCCTTGAGGAAATCTCAAAGATGAAGGAGAAAAACCTTGCTGTTGAACTATTGAAAAAGCTGATCGCCGAGCAGATACAGATCTACAGACGAACAAATGTGGTCAAATCCGAAAAGTTCAGTGAAATAATACAGGGCGTCATGAACCGGTATCTGAACGGAATGCTTACCAATGAGGAAGTCATCGAAGAACTCCTGAAAATGGCACAGCATATCCGAGAGGCTCACGATGCAGGAGATGAGCTTGGTCTCTCTGAAGATGAGCTGGCATTCTATGATGCTCTTACCAAGCCGCAGGCGATTAAGGACTTCTATGAAAATGATGAGCTGATTGCTATAACAAAAGAGCTTACAGAGGCACTACGAAAGAATCGATCCATCGATTGGCAAAAGCGTGATTCAGCGCGTGCCAAGATGCGCATGATGATTAAGAGACTTCTTAAGAAACATAAATATCCGCCGGAGGGCATGGATGATGCGGTTGCTACAGTAATGCTTCAGTGTGAGCTATGGACAGACAATAACGATATGGAGCATCGGGTAGTTAACTATGCTGAGGCTTTCAGTAAAAAAGCACAGGATTTACAGATGGTAGCGGAAGAACCTGCGCCATACGGAACAAAGAAGGAGGACTAACCTAATGGACGCGACAAAAGGTAATATCTACGCCATCTTAAATGGAAATAAGCAGTTTCTCATTCCTGTATATCAGAGATACTACAGTTGGGAGACGGAACAATGCAGTCGCCTTTGGAATGATATCGTTGACATGCAGAAAAAGGATAAGGTCGGTCACTTTGTTGGCTCTATCGTAAATATTGCGGAACAGGCAATGCCGACTGGTGTTCAGAAATATATGATAATTGATGGGCAGTTAACCACGCTGAGCTTGCTGCTGATTGCCCTCCGCGACTATGCGGAAGAACATCCGGAAGATGGCACTATCAATGCTCGTCGCATCGATAATATGCTTCTGAAGAACGAATATGAGGATGGTGACGAGAGGTACAAATTGCTTCTTACAGAAACTGACCGTGACCTGCTGATTAGTCTCGTTGAGAAGAAGCCAATTAGTGATCCCGGTCTGTCGCGCATCTTGTCGAACTATAACTTTTTTGCCGGTAAAATAGCTGATATGGAGTTGCAGCCGAAAGATGTCTACGAGGCTATAGGTAAACTACAGATTGTCAATATTACGCTTGATCGAAATGTGGATGATGCGCAGGCAATTTTCGAGAGCTTGAACTCTACAGGTAAAGAATTGTCTGAATCTGACTTAATCCGAAACTATGTGCTGATGGGGCTTGAACCGTCAGAACAACGATATGTATATGAGCACATGTGGAGACCGATGGAGCTGCTCTTTGATTATGAGAAGCAGGACTCTGTCATGGATAGATTTTTCCGTGATTACCTGACGATGAAGACTACGCGTATCCCGAAGATCGACCGGGTTTATGAGGGATTCAAAGCCTATCACTTGAATTGTGAATTCAGCACGATTCGGGAACTTTGCGCCGACCTGCTGACCTATGCTACATACTATACAAACATGGTATTCCGCAGGAGTGACAAGCCTGTCTTAAAATCTTTGTACTCAGATATTGGCGATCTTCGCATGGAAGTAGCATTCCCGTTCTTGCTCAAAGTGCATAACGATTGCACAGAGGGCGTTATCACGGAAGATGATCTTATTGAGATTATCAAGATGTGCATCAGTTATGTATTTCGTAGAAGCATCTGCGACATTCCGACGAATTCGCTTAATAAGACGTTTGCGACGCTGCGTAATGAAATCAAGACCGATGATTATATGAATTCTATTAAGGCCTTCTTCGTACTGCGCGATGACTATAAAGAGTTCCCGGATGATGAGAAATTCGAGAAGGCATTTGTGTCCCGTGACATTTACAATATGCGTTCCAGAAACTTCATTCTCAGCCACCTTGAAAACTTCGGTAACAAAGCTCCAATCATTATCGAGAATTATACGATTGAACACATTATGCCACAGAACAGCAATCCACGTGACGAGTGGAAGACTATGCTTGGCGCAAATTGGAAAGAGGTTCAGAAGACCTATCTGCATACAATAGGAAACCTGACACTAACAGCTTATAACTCGGAAATGAGCGATAATCCATTTATGGTAAAAATGGATATGGAGGGTGGATTCAAAGAAAGCGCTCTGCGTCTTAATGCCTATCTGGTAAAGCTGACAGAGTGGAATGAACAGCACATAAAAGAACGTGCAAAGTTGCTGGCCGAAAAGGCAGAACAGATATGGACTTATCCTGAGATTACTGCTGCTGAACTTGCGCCATATCAGGTAGAGGAAAAGCCTGCCCAGAAATACACGATTGACTCTTACGATATCAATGCATTTACACGGACGCTTTTTGATATGCTCGACAGACGAATTTGTAATCTGTCACCGGATGTGAAGCGTGAGTTTAAGAAGCTGTATATCGCCTACAAGTTGGATACCAATTTCGTTGATATCGTTGTTCAGAAACAGCGCCTTCGAATTTCTTTGAATATGAAGTTTTCAGAGATTCATGATCCAAAAGGACTGTGCAAAGACATCACCGGTCTTGGCAGATGGGGCAATGGTGATGTTGAGGTGTTTTTTGAACATACGTCAGAGATTGACGATGTGATGGAACTGATCGAGCAGTCATACAGTAAACAAGCTGATGAATAAAGAAAGCGGGTGAGCATATATGGGACGAAATTTTACGGATTTTCTGGCAGGTGCTGGATACTTTTTGCTCGACACTACGCGAGAAGCGGTTTTGAGGCATGACGATGAGACAGCGCAGCAGGAGCGAGAAGCTGGGATATCGATTTTGACGGCGGCACTTTATGAATCTAAAACAAAAGACGCTGAAATAGTTCGTCTTCTCCAGAAGTACTATGGCCTTAGAGAAAATGAAGCTCAGGAACAGATCAGAATTGAGAGAACGATTAATTACCCATGCCGCGAACTGGAGTCTTATCTTATGAGCACGGAAGGATTATCGCAGCAGGAGGCTCAGGATTATATCATCAATCATGGCACGGTAGACTTACTCCGGCAAGAGAGAGGGCTCTGGAAACTGTCGCCAAAGGAACTGTTGAAGCGGATTGAGTGAGAGGATGTCTGACAATGGATTTTAATGTGTTAAAAAAAGAACTTGCTGAGCACAAAGTTTATACGGCTTGGCAATTTATTGAAAATACGAATGCAAATATAAGGGTAGCACAGTATTGTCTGGACACCATCACAGCGATTTCTGCAAAAATGACTGAAGATGCACATAAGAACAACGAGGAAATATCAGAGAAAATAATAAACCACAAGAGTGTTGCTATAACTGATGCGGATCTACCAGACTTTTTAATAGATATCGCAGGCAATGATGTCGATGGTTTTTTCTTGATACAGAAACTAATACGGGATTTTTATCAGTATCTTAGAAATAGTTTTGATAGTATCGGACAAATTGCAAACGCTGGATTGTTGGCTAATAAAGGGAAGAAAGTAGACAAAACAGACTTCCCGGCAATGAAGGATAGATTTCAACAGCAAACGTACTCTGGAGAATTTCCGCTTACATCAGCATGGTTTTCAAAGACTGATAGCGATGATGAATTCAAGTATATTGATGCTGTATGTAATCGTGTGAAGCATACAGCCTTTATAAATAATCAGATTTCGATAGGATTGTTTGGCTGCGAGAACAAGATGAACATGGGAGCTTTTCTCAGAAACGGTGAGCAGCATGAAAAGGCCGATCTTAAAGATAAGATGCAGCAAGCGATAAAATTCACGGAGGATAGCTATATAGAATTTCTTACGTTTTTTTCTGCGGAGTTTAAGAATGACCTCCATGTTTCGGGACGTTATCATGATGGCATCAAAGTTTATCAGCAGTATATGAAGGATAGCGAGCTATCATCCTTCTCATTACCATATATTGTTTCACAACAACATTTCGATGCAATGCCCAATGAGATTTATGTACTTCTCCTAAGAAATAATGAAGGTGAAATAAAAGCAGCGGATTGTCCTTTTACATCGATACTTATCACTTCAGCGGATGATTATAAAACTGCTGTAGGTAGATATGTTGCAACAGCCGATGATACGGTAGGAAAAGATAACATAGTAAAGTATAGGAAATATATCAAGGATACTTCTACAGCCGATCCTCAGATAGCAATGATTAAGTCTATGCAGGACGGAACTGGAAAATTTTATCATGCGAATCCTTTCTTTGACTTGCAAACTGTATCTGTATCAGATGATGATACTTTTTTAAAGCGAGCAGCACTTCCATTCTGAACATTCGGGAACGGAAGATTAGAGTTGAGGCGATGGGATTTCGGACTTGTTCCCTCGGAGCGAAGTCTTGAAGCGGTCGGCAAATCTGTGGATTTGCATAATATAGGTAGGAGCAAGGTCTTTGACCTGTTTCCGAGAACGTACAGGGGTAAAAATCGGTGTGTTTTACGGCAAAAACACTCTTTGATAAATTCCCGCGAACGAACGCGAATTTGGCTACATACTTGACATCAATCTGGAGCAATCGAGCCACGTGGAGACCATTGTGTTGCTATCACGCACAAACTCGTAGAAATCGCTGAATTCAAGCACTTTTTCGAACATTTCACCTTCGACAAAACGGCTTGGTCTGACCGCGGAAAACGGGTGGAAAAGTACATCACAGTGGTGATAGCTTTAGACCTCGTTACAGTAGCAATGTAAAACCAGATTCAGAACAGACAAATATACATAGTCATTAGAGGACGTTAGTTTACTGGCATTTCCAGTAGATTGGCGTCCTTTTTCTTTGCAGAAATTCAGGAAAGGAGGGAAAGACGATGGCATTCGATTATTTCTACGGACAGGAAGATGCGGAACAGTTTCTGTTCTACCGGATTCCGAAGACATTGATCACCGGCGAAGAATTCCGCGAAGTTTCCGTTGAAGCAAAACTTTTATACGGGCTGATGCTGGATCGCCTGTCCCTGTCGATGAAAAATGGATGGTTTGATGATCAGAACAGAGCATACATCATTTACACAGTGGAAGACATCATGAGCGATCTGCAGTGCGGTAACCAGAAAGCGGTGAAGCTGCTGAGTGAGCTGGAGAAAAAGGCAGGACTGATCAGACGCAAGCGGCAGGGACTTGGAAAGCCGTCTCTGACCTATGTTCTGAAGTTTTCCACAGGAAGTTCAGACCATACTTCAGAATCACATTTCAAGAAGTGTGAAAATCACACTTCTGAAGCAAATGAGGAGGTCCAGAAGTGTGAAAATCACATTTCTGCGGGTGTGAATATCACATCTCTGGAAGTGTGCGAATCACACACTAATAAGACTGATAATAACCAGACTGAAATTAATAATATGAATCCTATCAATCCTATCTATCCAGATACTACCCCGCGCGAAGAACCTCTGGAGCAATACGGAACAGGAAACGATGAGATCGATGGGATATCACATGATTCTTTGCAAACGAGAAAGGAATATCAGGATTACTTCCGGGAAAAGCTGGAAATTGAAAGTCTGAAGCAGAATCGTCAGTTTGAGACGCAGACCGTGGACGAGCTACTAGATATGTGCGTGGACATCATGTGCAGTACCAGTCCTGTAATCCGGGTGAACCGGGAGGATAAGCCGGCAGCTTTGGTAAAAAGCCAGATCATGAAGCTGGATTACAGTCACATGGAATACATTTTGAACTGCTTTCGTGATCAGACCTCAGATATCCGCAATATCAGGGCATATATGCTGACGATGCTGTATAACGCACCGCTGACGATTGACCACTACTACCGGGCACAGGTCAATCACGATTTGTACGGGACGTGATAAGAAAGCGAGAAAGGCAGATGAAAGACAAAACTACAGTAATGGCTGTCGTCAATCAGAAGGGTGGCACAGCAAAAACTACAACGGTGGAGAATCTCGGGATCGGACTTGCCAGATGCGGGAAGAAGGTGCTGCTTGTGGATGTTGATCCGCAGGCATCGCTGACGATCTGTCTCGGCTATCCGAAGCCGGATGATCTGGAGATGACATTGGCCGATATGCTTGCGTCGCTGATCAATGACAACTACGTAGACATATCAAAGGGCATTCTTCACCAGCAGGAAGGAGTAGACCTGATCCCATCCAACATTGCGATGGCAGGACTGGAGGTGGCTCTGGTCAATGCGATGAACCGGGAGAGGGTTTTGAAACAGTTTCTTGAACCGATCAAGGGCAGATACGACTATGTGCTGCTGGACTGCATGCCGAGTCTGGGGATGCTGACAGTGAATTCGCTCGTCGCTGCGGATTCTGCACTGATCCCGGTACAGGCCAACTACCTGTCTGCCAAGGGCCTTGAGCAGCTTCTGCAGACGATCAACAAGGTAAAAAGACAGATCAATCCGAAGCTGCGGATCGAGGGGATTCTTCTGACGATGGTGGATGGCAGGACGAATTACGCAAAGGACATCAGCAGCCTGATCCGGGCAACCTATGGATCCAAAATCCGAATCTTTAATTCTGAGATTCCGCGTTCCATCCGGGCTGCGGAGATCAGTGCAGAAGGAAAAAGCATATTTGCCTATGATCCCAAGGGCAAGGTAGCGGAAGCCTATCAGGAGACGATAAAGGAGGTACTGAGAAATGCCGAGAAAAGGCGCAAACATCAGCTTGAACAGCTACGATGACATCTTCAAGACCGATGAAGCCAGAAATGATACAGGCGAGCATGTCATTATGATGAATCTGGAGAAGATCCATCCGTTCAAAAATCATCCGTTCAAGGTGACTGACGATGAGGACATGCGCAAGACAGCAGACAGTATCCGGGAATACGGTGTTCTAGTCCCGGCGATTGTACGGCCAATGGAGAACGGTGAGTATGAAATGATCTCCGGTCATCGCAGAAGGTATGCATCCATGCTTGCCGGGAAAGAGACCATGCCGGTGATCATCAGGGAGATGGATGATGACACCGCAACGATTCTCATGGTGGATTCCAACCTCCAGCGAGAACATATTCTTCCAAGCGAGCGGGCTAAAGCCTACCAGATGAAGATGGAGGCGTTGAAACATCAGGGAGAGCGGAAGGATCTTCAGAAAGGTGAGGATGGAACTTGTCGACAAGTTGTCGACAAGTTAAAAGTTGCGGATGCGATTGGAAAAGAAACAGGGGAAAGCGGGCGTCAGGTTCAGCGCTATATGCGCCTGAACAACCTGATCCCGGAGATTCTGGATCTGGTCGATGACAAAAAGATTGCTTTCAATCCTGCCGTTGAGCTTTCCTACCTGCCAAAGGAAGAGCAGAGGGAGTTTGTGCAGGCGATGGAGGAAGCACAGACCTCACCATCGCTCTCTCAGGCACAGAGGCTGAAGAAGGCAAGCCAGGAAGGAAAATGCACCCTGGCCACCATGCGCAGTGTGATGGATGAGGAAAAAAAGAATCCTGCGGATCGTTTGGTTCTAAATGGAAGTGAGATTCGGAAATATTTTCCGAAATCCTACACGCCAAGGCAAATGGAGGACACGATTTTCAAACTGCTGGATCAGTGGATGAAAAAACGAGATCGCAGCATGGAGCGATAATACATCACTTTTTAGTACAGACGCTTTACCTTCAGGGTGAGGCGTCTTTTTTAAAGGAAAAAATGAATGAAGGCAAAAGATATGAAGAATTATAGCGAAGATCAGACAATCAGCGCTAATAGCGGAGAAATGAATGCATCGCAAAGAGTGGTTAGTGAAGAACAATATAGCCGCTTGATGAGTCAGCTTCGGATAGCACTTGTACCGACGGAAGCACATAGAGAATTACTGAAGACCGCAGTCCATAAGGAGGTTGAAGATCTCTCCGTGATCGTACATGCATTCGTGCCGCAGAGCGAAGGGATAACCAAGAATCTTGTTGTTACGGCTAATGCCCTTAATGCAATGGAAATTGACAGAGAACAATTCATGAAAGATGCCATTGCTGCATCGGAGAGAAACTATCCTGCAGGCATGGCGAAGCTCAGTTCCTTTCTCGTCGTTGAGGAAGGGACTGCGGCAGAACTCTACGTCGCATCCATGCCGGACATGGCTAATGGTGCAGGCGTCATCCTCTATCCCCATTTTATGGAGAAGGCAGCACAGGAGCTTGGCGGTGATTTCTATGTGATTCCTTCATCGGTTCATGAGGTACTGCTTCTTAAAGATGACGGTTCTATTGCGCTGGAGGATATGGAGGAGATCGTCCGTTCCGTGAACCGGTCCGAGGTTTCCCATGAAGATTTTCTTTCGGATAACGTTTATCACTTCGACGCTACACAACGGAAGCTGGAGATTGGAGAAAAGTTCCAGGAACGTAAGCTCCACGAGAAGGAAGACAGACACTCCGTTCTCACAGAGCTGTCTTCGAACAAGACGGCCCTAAAGGCATCGGCGGAGAAGGCAGTACGAAATAAAAGCGAAATGGAATTGTGAAGGAGGAGATGTAGGTGAAAACATCAGAGTTTTTCCAGAACAGAAGCAGGGCAGCCGAAGCAAGGCGCGATGCGGTCGAGCGGTGCGCAGAACTCTTAGAGCAGATGACGGATGATTTTGAGGAGCTTATGATCGCATACAGCCAGCTTTTCCCTGTATGTCGGAGATGAGCTGTGCAGCAAAATACGAATGCTGCAGGAGTTTGAGGAGGACGAAGAGGACATATGAAAAGACATCTGCAGATGTACGCTGAGGAACTAAGCAGAATCAGAAACAGGGCAAGGCTCCATCAGTATGCATTGCTGTTGAGCAGGAAGGAAAGCAGTCGTGCGGGGAGGGGTGATCAGAGTGCAGGAAGAGATCGAAAACAGGACCATTAACCTTGCGATCACGACGACTCGTTTGGCAGGACATACCATCATTGCAGGAATCAGAACCTATCTGAATCACAGGGCAAAGGCGAAGAGTCAGAAACTGGCAAAGAATGCCGAAGGACCGCATGGCAAGATGACGGTGAAGGAACTGATCGGCAAGGAACAGGGAGTCAGCTCTATCCCGCTGGATGACAGCCGGATCCGGGATTTTGAGCGGTCAGCAAGAAAGTACGGCGTAGATTTTGCTGTGACCAAGGATAAAAACCAGATTCCTCCGAAGTACACAATATTCTTTAAGGCTAAGGACGCCGATGCGCTGACAGCGATTGTAGAGGATTATACGCAGAAGCAGCTGCGCCGGAAGGAGAGGCCATCTCTGCTGAAGCAACTGTCGAAGCTGAAGGCAATCGCTGCGGCGATTCCGAACAAGGTGAGAAACAAGGAACAGGAGCATTCCCTGTGAGCAGGAAGGAGGCGAATGGAATTGAACGCTGGTGACCGCAGGAAAAAACTGATTCTGAGCATTCCCTATCTCATCTTTGGACTCGTCTGTACCAACTTCGGAGAAGCTTGGCGGCTTGCGGAGGGAGCGGATGCATCTGAAAAGGCAGCGTCATTGATGACAACGCTTGGAATGGCATTTGAAAATCCACTTCCCAGCGTGCATTCGCTTGATCTTTTGATTGGTCTCTGCTGTGCCTGCCTGTTCCGGTTTGCCGTCTATATGAGGGGCAAGAACGCGAAGAAGTACCGTCACAATACAGAATATGGCTCGGCAAGATGGGGAACGCATCAGGATATTGCACCGTTTGAAGATCCGGTTTTCCAGAACAACGTGATTCTGACGAAAACAGAGCTGCTCATGATGAGCAATCGCCCGAAGAATCCCGGTAATGCCCGGAACAAGAACGTCCTGATCGTTGGCGGTTCTGGCAGCGGTAAGACAAGGTTCTGGCTGAAGCCGAATCTTCTCCAGATGCATAGCTCTTATGTGATCACAGATCCAAAAGGCAGTGTTTTGGTAGAATGCGGGAATGCACTTCTGCACGGTGCTCCAAAATTGGATGAGAAAGGCAATCCCCTGAAGGATAAGAAGGGCATGGTGATCCGGGAACCGTATGTCATCAAGGTCTTCAATACGATCAATTTCAGGAAATCGATGAAATACAATCCCTTTGCCTATATTCACTCGGAGAAGGACATCCTGAAGCTCGTTACAGCGCTCATCGCCAATACGAAAGGAGAAGGAAAAGCCGGGGATGAGTTCTGGACCAAGGCGGAGACGCTGCTCTACACGGCGCTGATCGGATACATTCATTACGAGGCACCGGAAGAAGAACAGAACTTTGCGACACTTCTGGAGATGCTCAATTCGATGGATGTCCGGGAAGATGATGAAGAGTACCAGAACCCGGTGGATATCCTTTTTGAGCGGCTGAAAGAGAAGAATCCCAATCATTTTGCGATAAGACAGTATGTGAAGTTCAAGATGGCTGCCGGCAAGACCCTGAAAAGTATACTTGTGAGCTGCGGCGCAAGACTTGCTCCATTTGACATTCAGGAAGTCCGGGATATCACCATGTACGATGAACTGGAGCTGGATACGCTGGGAGACCGGAAGACGGCGCTCTTTCTGATCATGTCGGATACCGATGCCACATTTAACTTTCTGATCGCTATGATCTACACGCAGATGTTCAACCTGCTCTGTGAGAAGGCGGATGATGTCTACGGAGGACGCCTGCCGGTGCATGTGCGGTGTCTCATTGATGAGGCTGCCAACATCGGTCAGATCCCGAATCTGGAAAAGCTGGTTGCAACGATCCGCAGCCGTGAGATCTCTGCCTGTCTGGTGCTGCAGGCGCAGTCGCAGCTCAAGGCGATCTACAAGGACAACGCAGATACGATCATCGGCAACATGGATTCGCGGATCTTCCTTGGCGGCACGGAACCAACAACACTAAAGGAGCTGAATCAGGCGCTCGGCAAAGAGACGATCGATACCTACAACACCGGAGAGAACCGGGGACGGGAACTGTCCCACAGTCTGAACTATCAGAAGCTTGGGCATGATCTTCTGTCCGTTGATGAACTCGCGGTGCTGGATGGATCCAAGTGCATTTTGCAGCTCAGAGGTGTCCGGCCATTCCTATCATCCAAGTATGATCTGACGAAGCATCCGAACTATTACCTGACCGGGGACTGCGACAAGAAGAACCTGTTTGACATTGAGAAGTTCCTGAACCGGCAGATGAAGTTGAAGCCGGGCGAGGAATATGAGGTGGTGAATGAAGATCTTGCAGCAAAGCGTATGTGAACTGTTAATGGCAAATCTTGAGGTCGCAAATTGCGACCTCAAGTGAATATGGACTATGTGTTTACAGAAAGTGGTATAGCTATGCTTCCTGATTTTAGACTATAAAGCAGTGTATCATGTTGGTACTTCACTGAAAGATGCTGGAAAGAAGTGCTTTGGGATCACACAGATTCAGGTTGAAGAAACATTAAAGAATATCCAGCAAAAACTGTGAATATCAAATTGCCGCATACAAATGAATACCTACTTTAGCCGGAGACACTCATTGCAGAGCTCTCCGGTTTCTTATTTCCCGGAAATATCGGGCAAATCGATACCGCATCATCAGATGCGGAATACATGGCAGTCAGACGTCACCTGTGAAGGCATCTGGCTGCTTGTTTTGTTTTCAGGATCTGGGTGATCAGGAATGGTGCAGACGCACGAGAGGATAGAAATCCTTTGCATCACCAGAGACAGAAAACAGAGAATCACATCCATATGCATTGCCAAAAAGGCACAGATCAAAGGAGGAACTTATGGAATTTTTCAACTCAGCAGTAGGCGTACTTCAGACACTCGTGATTGCTCTTGGTGCAGGTCTTGGTATCTGGGGTGTCATTAATCTCATGGAAGGATACGGCAATGACAACCCCGGCGCAAAGTCTCAGGGCATGAAACAGTTCATGGCTAATTAAAGGGAACAAAAAGAAAGGAAAAGCCAATCCAGACGGTATCAGCGGCAGGCTACAAGAATAAATTGTGATTTCACAAGATTGGTGCTATAATAAGAGAAAAGTTCCTGCCGGGGCAGCCGCTCCGGTGGTATGGATAGAAAGGCAGGAAAACAATATGCACATCAGCTATAAACCACTCTGGCACACACTGTTAGAGCGTGATATGAGAAAAGAGGATTTAAGGCTTGCCGCTGGTATGACAACAAATATGATTGCCAACATGAGCAAAGAGGGAAAGCACATCAGCATGGATACATTAGCCCGTATCTGCGAAACGCTGAATTGTGAGATTACCGATGTGATTGAGTTAGTACCAGACGAGCCTGCTTCCACAGGAGGTAAGGAACATGAGCGAATTGAAACCAAGAATAAAAGAAAACGGAATTGATTATATCCTTGTTGGAGATTACTACATCCCGGACTTGAAGTTGCCGGAGGAACACCGCCCCATCGGAAAGTACGGACGGATGCACCGGGAATATTTAAGAGAAGTCTGCCCAGCCAGATTACACACATTGACCCTGACCGGGGAATTGTGGACATATCTTGCAGACCTGAACGAACAGGCACAGAAACGGTTAGACACCATCATGGAGCAGATGAAAGCTGCCGAGGGCGTGACCGAGGAATTGAAGCGTACCCGTCAAATGGAATGGGTGCAGCGTTGCAATAACATTCACAACCGGGCAGAAGAAATTGTTTTACATGAGATGATTTATTCATAACGGTATGGTAGAATGATTATTACAAATTAGAAGTTGTAAAGGAGACTTTGTATGGGTAGAAAAGAAATAACAACAAAAGAAGATTTAATGAAAGTAATAGAATTATTCGAAAATACTGGAATTACATACTGGTTGGATGGCGGATGGGGTGTAGATATTTTAGCTGGTAAACAAACAAGAATTCATAGAGATATAGATATAAATTTTGATGCTCAACATACGGAAAAATTGTTAAATGTGCTTTTGAATCTGGGCTATAAAATTGATACAGACTGGAAACCGGTTAGAATAGAGTTATATAGTGATGAACTTGGTTACTTAGACATTCACCCGTTCGTTTTAAGTGAGGACGGAACTTCAAAACAAGCTGATTTAGAGGGTGGCTGGTATGAGTTTGAAAAAGATTACTTTGGTAGTGCTTTTTTTGAAGGAAAAACAATTCCTTGTATATCCTTAAAAGGCCAAAGAGTTTTCCATTCAGGTTATGAATTAAGAGATAAAGATAAGCATGATATTTCAATTCTTGAAAGTTTATCAAAATAACATTGCTGTAATTTCTAAGATAAATTCCACTTTATCGCTTTGAAATTTTAACTGAATAAGTATAGCACCAACCGCTGCTACATGGAAGCAAACACAACCATGCAACAGCGGTTTTTCTTTACCGTTTTTTCCTTTGACTGATAGGAGTTCCTGTTTTCTTTGATTTTTGTAGAATCCGAATGAGCCAGCGAAATTCTTCGTCTGACAGATTTTTATAGTTGATGCCGAGCTGCTTGCAGTAAAGGACAACCAGCTTTTCATCCCGACTGCCCTTGAAATTTTCAACCGCTTCCAAATTTTCTTTCAATTCATCGGCAACGGTGGTCTGGGGCGCACTCTCGCTGTCCTTTTTGTGGGCTTCCCGAATATCCCGGATAATGAGATTGAGGTCATCAAGAACCATGTGGCTGAAATATTCATCATCGCTGATATGGGCGGCTTGCAGCACTTTCAAATGCGGGTCGTCTTCGCCGGGGCGATACCGTTCAATGATTTCATGCCGGACAGTATCGACAAGGGCGTTGAGGTTTTGAATCTGCATGGTGGCAATCCCATCTACATAAATCTCAATGTCCGCAAGAAACTTGATAAAGTCCTTATGAGTGGCAAGCTCACAGAGCAGACGGTTGTTAATCCGACCGCCTTTCAGAAGTGCCACCATCTCATCATTCAAATGCAGCTCTGTTAGTGGCGTGTTGATCTGCTCCCGGTTCTCTGTCCGGCACAGCAGATAATCAACGGAAACCCCATAGAAGTCTGCCAGCGTGATAAGGTTGCCATGATTGATTTCCTTATAATCCTCTTTTTCATAACTGCCAAGAGCTGATTTGGAAATGCCCGTCAGCTCTGATAATTCTTCCAGATTTAAGCCTTTGTCCTTGCGGAGTTCCCAAAGGCGTTCCTGTATGCTTGTCGCTCCTTTCATGGGCGCACGCTCCTTTCCGGCGGTTTCATTACTGCCGCTTAACTGGATTGTATCATACTTTCCGCAATCGTGGAAATTTCTGATTTTTACCCTTAATTCCTACTTTGTGGACATACGGCACAGGGCACAAAAATGTTCTATGATACAGGTAGTTCATCGATGGATTATTCCAATCGAATGACCAGCCTGTGTGGGATATGCTTCCCCGGCGATGTAGCGCCATGACTTTTGGCAGGGATATGGAGGAACCCTGACCGAAACGAGCGTACCAAAGGGAGCAATACGCCGCTGTGAGATTCAGGGGAGGAACGACACCGGGGAGAACTGGCGAACTGATACCGAAATGATACCGAAACACGACAATCTGATAGGGGGATAGTCTACCCTATTGCTGATACTTCTGGAGATTTTAGACGGCTCTATGACCGTAATTTTGCCGAAAATCGCCCCGAAACTATACACTAAAACGGGAGGAAACGCAATATGCCGAGAATGAGCAAAAAGAGGAAGCATGAGCTTTCTTTTTACCTCAATGACCGGGGGCGTGTCACTTACAACGAATTATGCCGGAAATGCAAGCATGGGTGCAAGCAGAGCTTCCGGGCGGTTGTGGTTGACTGCCCCCGTTATTTATCCAAAAGAGCAAAGAAAAAGGAGGAACACACCGAATGAATTTTGAATTTATGACGATAGGCACACCGTTGCCGCCCTGTATGCCCTTTCCCAGAGCGTTGACAGGATTTCCAGTCAGCAGCACCGCAAAGGTCATGTACTGCCGGATGTTGGACGCTATGCTATCCAACGGACAGGAGGACGAGAACGGAATCCTGTTTATCTGCTTCCCTGTCACAGCCATTGCCGCAGTCCTGTCCCGCAGCCCCATGACGGTCAAGCGTTCTCTGAATGAACTGGAAACCGCCGGACTGATCATGCGAGTGCGTCAGGGCGTTGGAGAACCAAACAGGATTTATGTGCTGATACCGGGAAAGGAGGACGCTGCCCTTGCCTGATACCTCAAAGCTGGAAAAGCTCAACCGAGAGTTGGAAAAGAGTGAAAAGAAACTGCGGAAAGCCATCAATGATGAAAAGGCATTGCAGCACCAGCTAAAGCAGCTTACCCGAAAAGAACGGACACACCGGCTCTGTACTCGTGGCGGTATGCTGGAAAGTTTTCTGCAAGAGCCGGAACGCCTGACAGATGATGATGTCATGCTGTTGTTGACACTCATTTTTCACAGGCAGGACACGCAGGAACTATTGAAGAAACTGCTGGAACGTGAGAAGCCGGAAACCCCTTAGTTTACTAAGGGCGCAATTATACACCACCCAAAGGTTGGTGCATTGCGTTCTCCGAAGGCTCCTTGCCGGAGGGCTGTGATTTTTCGCAGTCATGGTCTGCTCCAAATCATACAGGGGACGCTACGCTTCCCCTGCGCTGGCTACCGCCAGCTACCCTTTTGTGGACTTGTCATCTGGGGACACCTTGCGTTGCAAGCTGTTCCCAGCCGACAAGTTTCATAAAATATGCTATCTTTTCGATAGGCAATAAAGTATAATAAAGTCAGCAATAAATCGGAATTTTACGGTCAGTAAGGAATGCGTAAAGTTATATGATTGTATTATAAGCGATTTGTTAAATTTTTATAACCACTTGTATTTGCCTGCGATTTATGGTATAATATTTTGAAATTTAGAAAGAGGTGGGAAGATGATTAACTTTTCTTGCAAATAAAATCAAAATATGCGGTAGTGCTATACTTTGGCATTATTGTGTCTATTGCAAGAAAGTTATATGTCTATCTTACTCAATATAGTGCTGTTGCCACTTTTGCTTAGTGGTGTTATTTTATGCTATGACGAGCTGCAAGGATAAACTTTCTTGTGGCTCTTATTTTGTTTTGGAGGTGCTTTATGAATAGTGCAGAACAGATAGTTACACATGATTCACTCCGTATAGTGTCGGTTCCTTTTGGTGAAATCTATACGTAGTAAACATTCACCGAACCGACTTTGTATCGTATGACATGCAAAGGAGGATAATATTTATGTCAATGATTAAAATTGAAAACCTTACGTTTTCATATCCGACAAGTTATGATAATGTTTTTGAAAATGTCAGTTTCCAGGTTGATACCGATTGGAAGCTTGGTTTTGTGGGCAGAAACGGACGAGGTAAAACAACCTTTCTGAATCTTCTGCTTGGGAAATATGAGTATAGTGGAAAAATCCTATCATCCGTACAGTTTGATTATTTTCCTTATCCCGTTTCAGATAAGAATCGTATTACAGAGGATATATTGCAGGAGATTTGCCCACTTGCGGAAGAATGGGAACTTATGCGAGAACTTTCTTATCTTGATGTTGATGTCGATGTGCTTTGGCGACCTTTTGAAACACTTTCCAACGGAGAGCAGACAAAGGTTTTGATTGCCGCTCTTTTTCTTAATGAAGGGCATTTCCTACTGATTGATGAACCTACCAACCATTTGGATGCCAAAGCGAGAAAAAGTGTGGCGGCATATCTGAAAAAGAAAAAGGGATTCATCTTAGTTTCTCACGATCGTCGCTTTCTTGACGATTGTGTTGACTATATTCTATCGATTAACCGAGCGAATATCGAAGTGCAAAGAGGAAACTTTTCATCATGGATGTCAAATTTTGAGCGACAGCAAGAATTTGAACTGGCTCAGAACGAACGTTTGCAAAAGGACATCAGACGATTACAGCAGTCGGCAAAACGCGCTGCAGTATGGTCTGAACGTGTAGAAGCTTCCAAAATTGGGGCAGCAGATAAAGGTTATGTCGGTCATAAAGCCGCCAAAATGATGAAGCGTTCAAAATCTATAGAAGCGAGACAACAACAGACAATCGAACAAAAATCAGCATTGCTGAAAAATATGGAAACCGCAGAAGCCCTCAAGATACAACCGCTTAATTACCATACAGATTTGCTTGCATCATTATCGAATGTAGTAGTTTATTATGATGGCATTTCAGTTTGTGAACCCGTTTCGTTTGAAATAAGACAGGGAGAACGCATTGTGCTTGATGGAAAGAACGGCAGTGGCAAAAGTAGCCTGTTAAAGTTGGTAGTCGGGCAGTCCATAGATTATACGGGTACAGTAACACTTGGCTCTGGGCTTGTAATTTCTTATGTGCCACAGGATACATCGTATTTATGTGGAACCCTTTCCGAGTTTGCAGAAGAAAACAACCTTGATGAAAGTTTGTTCAAGGCAATTCTTAGGAAAATGGACTTTGAGCGTGTACAGTTTGAAAAGGATATTAAAGACTTTTCTGGCGGGCAAAAGAAGAAAGTCCTAATTGCGAAAAGCCTTTGTGAAAAGGCACACTTGTATGTATGGGATGAACCGCTCAACTTTATTGATGTGTACTCACGTATGCAGATTGAACAACTCATAACGGAGTTTGCCCCGACCATGCTCCTGGTAGAACATGACAGTGTTTTTCGAGATACTGTGGCAAGTAAAATTGTGAATATCTAAATTGGTTCTTCCGCAATTTTACGTTTTTCGCTTTAATAAAAATGGAGAATGCTGATTTACACTGGCATTCCAGTATTGAAAAATTACAAAATACGGATAATTGCGTAAGAACCTCTAAATTAAAATAATTGTATGGGTTAATTCCAGCTTTACAGAGACTCAAATTCCAGTTTGTAGAATTAAGAAAATCGTAATTTGTGGAGGTAAAATATAGATGAATCAAGGTAGAATTATTGTAATCACAGGTGCGCCGGGGACAGGAAAAACTACAACGGCATCTGCTGTTGCAAAAGAATCAGATTTGGAAAAGTCTGTGCATATGCACACAGATGACTTTTATCATTATTTGAGTAAAGGGGCAATACCACCGCATTTGCCAGAATCAAATGAGCAAAATTTGATTGTCATTGAAGCGTTTTTAGAAGCTGCGAAGCGATATGCTCGTGGTGGATATGATGTAATTGTTGACGGTATTATCGGACCGTGGTTTTTAAAGCCGTGGCAAAGTCTTGTTCGGGAACATTATGAGGTGCATTATATTATTTTAAGGGCAAGTAAGGAAGAAACCTTGAAGCGAGCTGTTGAACGCTCAAAGTTAGACCGAAAGACAAATATCGAATTGGTAGAAACCATGTGGGAGCAATTTTGCAATCTGGGAATATATGAATCGAATGTTATAGATACGACCACTTATTCCATTCAAGAAACTGTTTCCGCAGTACAAGAAAAAATCGCAAGTAGGGCAGCGTTGTTGTCTTAGATTGTTTTGGTGCAATTCCAGTTTGTTAGCTTTACATCGGGTCAACTTGTCCCGAACTTTTACAACTAAATACCCGCCGCTCACACAGTGGCACACCGAGCAGGAAATCTGAAAAAGGTCTCCTGCTTTTTTTCTGCCCAAAATGAGGTGGTAAAACGCCACCCCATCCACCAATTAGCGAAAGGAGGGACACGAAATGCCTTGTCCACACAACGAAATCACGATTGTTCAGCGCAGCCAGCGGCAGTCTGCGGTTGCCGCCGCTGCTTACCAAAGCGGCGAAAAGCTGTTCTGTGAATACGACCAGCAAGTAAAGCACTACCCGGAAAAGCGTGGTATCGTCCACAATGAAATCCTGCTCCCGGCAAATGCTCCACAGGAATATGCAGACCGCAATACTTTATGGAATGCCGCCGAAGCGGTGGAAAAGCAATGGAACTCCCAGCTTGCAAGGCGGTGGGTGCTTACCATTCCCAGAGAGATACCGCCCGACCAGTACGCTGTCCTTGTACGGGAGTTTTGTGAACAGCAGTTTGTTTCCAAAGGCATGATTGCTGATTTTGCCATCCATGACCCCCATCCGCCGGGACACAATCCCCACGCCCATGTCCTGCTGACCATGCGGGCAATGGATGAACATGGAAAATGGCTTCCCAAGAGCCGCAAGGTTTATGACCTTGACGAGAATGGGGAACGGATAAAGCTGCCGTCCGGCAGGTGGAAAAGCCACAAGGAGGATACGGTGGACTGGAACGACCAGAAGTATTGTGAAATCTGGCGGCATGAATGGGAGGTTATCCAGAACCGCTATCTGGACGCCAATGACCGCCCGGAGCGTGTGGACTTGCGTTCCTATGCCAGACAGGGGCTTGATATAGTCCCCACTGTCCATGAGGGGACTGCTGTCCGGCAGATGGAAAAGCGAGGTATCCAGACGAATATCGGCAACCTGAACCGGGAAATCAGAGCCGCCAACCGCCTGATGAAGTCCATCCGGCAGCTTATCCAAAACCTCAAAGGCTGGATTACCGAGCTGGGAGAAAAACGGAAGGAGCTGCTTGCACAAAAGGCGGCGGAGGAAGCGACACTTCTTCCCAATCTGCTGATGAAGTATATGGAGATACGAAAGGAAGAACGGAAGGACTGGACAAGGGCTGGACAGAACCGGGGAACTTCACAGGACTTAAAGGCAGTCAGCGAAGCCCTGTCCTATCTCCGGCAAAAGGGGCTTTCCACTGTGGAGGACTTAGAAGCGTTTCTGGAATCTTCCGGGAAATCAGCCGCAGATTACCGCAATCAGATGAAGCCAAAGGAAGCCCAGAGCAAAGTGATTGACGGGATTCTTGCCAGCCGGACAGACTGCAAGGAATGTAAGGCTGTCTATGAGAAGTACCAGAAGATATTTTTTAAGAAAATAAAGGGGAAATTCAAACAGGAACACCCGGAGGTTGCCCGGTATGAGAAAGCCGCTGACTACCTTGCCAAGCACCCGGACGATAAGGATAAAACGAAAAATGAGTTGCAACAGGAGCAGGAAACGCTTCTCAGCGAAATCGCAGAGCTGAAAGTACCACTGACCGAGGTACAGGAGGATTTGAAGAAGCTGCGGGACATCCGCTACTGGGTACGGAAAGCCACACCCGGCACAGAGGAAAGCAAAGAGCCGCCCAAGAAGCAGCCCATCAAAGAAGTCTTGCAGGATAAGACTGACGAGAAAAAAGCACAAAGAACCGCCCCGGCACAGGAGAAACACAGACAACAGGATATGGAACTTTAACAGGCACTTGCCATTTTCAATTAGAGAATGTCAGGTGCTTTTCTTATTTTCAAGGAGGGATAGATTTGAATGTATTCGAAGCTGTGAAGCAGTCCGTCACAACAAGACAGGCTGCGGAGTATTATGGAATCCATGTAGGTCGGAACGGGATGGCTTGCTGCCCGTTCCATAACGATAAAACCCCAAGCATGAAGCTGGATCGGCGTTACCATTGCTTCGGCTGCGGTGCGGATGGGGATGTGATTGATTTTGCCGCCGCCCTGTATGGGCTGGGAAAGAAAGAAGCCGCCGTACAGCTGGCACAGGACTTCGGGCTTTCCTATGAGGACTGGAAACCGCCGGGAAAGGTAAAAAAGCCCAAGACCCGGCAGAAATCCCCGGAGGAACAGTTTCAGGAAGCAAAGAATCGCTGCTTCCGTATTCTTGCCGATTATCTCCATCTGCTGATGGCATGGAGAACGGACTACGCCCCGCACTCCCCGGAGGAAGCCTTTCATCCCCGGTTTGTGGAAGCCTTACAGAAGCAAGCCCAAGTGGAATATCTGCTGGATGTGCTGCTGTTCGGGGAAACAGAGGAAAAAGCGGATTTGATTACGGACTACGGAAAGGATGTGATACAGCTTGAACAGCGAATGGCAGAACTTGCAGCCGCAGACGCAGCAAGAACTAAAAAACACTATGAACGCCATGCAGCCGCCCCAGAGCGTTGAGGAAATCAAGGCGGGGCTGGAAACCACCGAGAAAGGCGGTGTCCGTCAGAGCATACGGAACTGCCTGACCGTATTCCAACGTGACCCTCTGCTTTCAGGGGCTATCGCATACAACATCCTGACTGACCGCAAGGACATCATAAAGCCCATCGGTTTTCACAGAGAAAGCACCGCCCTGAACGATACGGACATGAAGTATCTGCTTCTTTATCTGGAAGAAACCTACGGGCTTACCAATGAGAAAAAGATTGATAACGCCATCGGGATTGTGGCGAATGAAAACAAGTACCATCCCATCCGGGACTATCTCAATACCCTTGTGTGGGACGGGACAGAGCGAATCCGCTTCTGCCTGCGGCACTTTCTGGGGGCTGACGCAGACGATTACACCTATGAAGCGTTGAAGCTGTTCCTGCTGGGTGCAATCTCACGAGCCTTTCAGCCGGGGTGCAAGTTTGAAATCATGCTCTGTCTGGTAGGCGGTCAGGGGGCTGGAAAGTCCACCTTCTTCCGGCTGCTGGCAGTCCGGGACGAGTGGTTCTCCGATGATTTGCGGAAGCTGGACGATGACAATGTGTACCGCAAGCTGCAAGGTCACTGGATTATTGAAATGTCGGAAATGATGGCAACCGCCAACGCCAAGAGCATTGAGGAAATCAAGTCATTTTTAAGCCGGCAGAAAGAGGTCTACAAGATACCTTATGAAACCCACCCGGCAGACCGCCCCCGTCAGTGCGTGTTTGGCGGCACTTCCAATGCCCTTGACTTCCTGCCCCTTGACCGTTCCGGCAACCGCCGCTTTATCCCGGTCATGGTGTACCCGGAGCAGGCGGAAGTTCACATTTTGGAGGATGAAGCCGCTTCCAGAGCCTATATCGGGCAGATGTGGGCGGAAGCGATGGAGATTTATAAAAGCGGCAGGTTCAAGCTGGCTTTCAGCCCCGCCATGCAGCGGTATCTCAAAGAACACCAGCGGGATTTTATGCCGGAGGACACCAAAGCCGGGATGATACAGGCGTATCTTGATAAATACACCGGGAGCATGGTCTGCTCCAAGCAGCTCTATAAGGAAGCCTTGAACCATGCTTTTGACGAGCCGAAGCAATGGGAAATCCGGGAAATCAACGAGATTATGAACCAGTGCATTTCCAGCTGGCGGTACTTCCCAAACCCAAGAATGTTTTCCGAATATGGCAGACAAAAGGGCTGGGAGCGTGAAAACCCGGCAACGGACTCCGGCAACCCGTCTGAAAAAACGATGGACGGTTTTGTGGAGGTCACAGAACAGATGGAGCTTCCATTCTGAAAAGGACAGCCCGTTGCACCCCCTGTTGTTATCCCGTTGCCGAGCCGGTTGCCGGGAAAAACCCCTTATTTCCGGGCTTTTCTCCCTTATAACAACCAAAACAACAAAAAAATAAAAGAAAAGTATAAATAGTAACCATCGCCAGATTGAGATTGTTTGCAAGGTCTTTTGAAGTCCGTTGCCGGACTTCGTTGCCGACACCCTCTGTCTGGCTATTTTCATGTATGGAGGATAACTGCCTATGGCAAAAAACAAAACAGAGATTCATGTGACCACTGTATTTGACGGGGAGCTTGACGCCACTGATGTGTTCGTCAGCCTGATTTCCCAGAAATACGGAAAGACAAATGCAAAAGAATATCTTGCTAAAAAGAAAGATATAGGCTATAATGAAGATGAGGTTCAAAAGAGCCAGATACCGTCTGGATTGTGTGGGTAAATGGCTATGATGAACGAAATGGAATACAGAACAATCGGTTCGGCACTTGCCGGGGGTTATCGTGCGGCGGTCTATTGCAGGCTGTCAAAGGACGATGACCTGCAAGGCGAAAGTGCCAGTATCGCAAACCAGCGTGATATGCTGGAAAAATACTGCGAAAAGCAGGGATGGGAGGTTGTGGCAGTCTATCAGGACGATGGCTTCACAGGTCTTAACATGGAGCGTCCTGACCTACAGAGAATGTTGAGAGCCATTGAGCGCAGGCAGATCAACCTTGTCATCACGAAAGACCTCAGCCGACTGGGGCGTAATTATCTGCAAACCGGGCATTTGATTGAGGACTTTTTCCCAAGAAACGGTGTCCGCTATATCGCCATGAATGACGGCATCGACACCCTGCGGGATAACAACGACATTGCCCCGTTCAAGAATATCCTGAACGAGATGTACAGCAAGGATATTTCCAAGAAAGTCCATTCCTCTTATCTTCTGAAAGCGCAGAAAGGACAGTTTACCGGGTGTCTTGCCCCGTTTGGGTATCGGAAAGACCCGGAGGACAAAAACCATCTGCTCATTGACGAGGAAACCGCCCCGATTGTGCGGCTGATTTTCGGATATGCCCTGAACGGTCATGGTCCGAACTATATCCGCAGACGGCTGGAGAAAGAAAAAATCCCCTGCCCTACATGGTGGAACCGGGAACGGGGGCTTCGCAATACCCGCACCAAATGGGAAAGGAAAGACCCAGAAAACGGGCGGTATATGTGGGACTTCTCCGTTATCAAAGACCTTTTGATGAATCCCGTCTACACCGGGGCGATTGCTTCCCAGAAAAAGGACTACCGCTTCAAAATCGGCACGATTGGGGAAAAGAAGCCGGAGGACTGGATTGTGGTGGAGGGACAGCATGAACCGCTGATTGACAGCATGAGCTTTGACATTGTGCAGAACAAGCTGAAATCCCGCCAGCGTCCGGGGCAGACCAATGAAATCAGCCTGTTTGCCGGACTGTTAAAATGCGGCGAGTGTGGGAAGTCGCTGACGGTACGCTACACAAACGCTAAACATCCCCAGCGGATTTACTCCTGCAAGACCTACAATGCCTTTGGAAAGAACCACTGCACCCAGCACCGGATTGATTATGACACCCTTTACAGCCATGTGCTGCGGAAAATCCGGGAATGTGCCAGAGCTGCCCTGATGGACGGGGAAGCGGTTGCCGACCGCCTGACCAATACCTGTGAAGCCGAGCAGCGGGAACAGCGGGAAGCAATGGAACGCTCCCTTACAAGGGACGAGGAACGGATTGAGGTTCTGGACAAAATGGTCATGCGGCTTTATGAGGATATGATTGCAGGGCGTATCAGTGAGCAGAATTTCAACACCATGCTGGAAAAGACACAGACCGAGCAGACGGAGCTTAAAACAAAAGTGTCCGAGGGCAGAAAGCGGCTGTCCGATGAAGTCCAGCTTGCCAATGATGCAAAACAATGGGTGGAAGCCATTCAGGAATACGCCAACATCACAGAGCTGGACGCAGCCACCCTCAACCGCTTAATCAAAGAAATCGTTGTGCATGAGCGCATTGACGAAGATAAAACAAGACACATTTCTATCGAAATTCATTTTAATCTCAAACCCATCCCGGAGGTGGAACAGGTCACTGCCTGACCTGTCCCGCCGGGACGGTTCTCTTAACAACACCATATAGATTTTTTGTACGCCGCCGCCCGCCATCGAGCAGAGTTTTTACACCTAATTGGGGATGAAACAGCTGATGGCAGGCGGCGGTGTCGCCCTGATCGGAACGATTCTTGTTCCGCTTCTTACCGGGCTGTTTGACTGAGACAGGAGGGAGGAGACCGCTAGATGGACACGATCCTTCAGCAGATCGCAGATTGGCTGAAGAAAATTCTCGTGGGCGGGATCATGAACAACTTCACCGGCATCTTCGATACTGTCAATCAGCAGGTTGGCAGTATCGCTTCACAGGTAGGGACGACGCCCGCGAATTTCTCTCCGGGCGTCTTTTCTATGATCCGGAATGTGTCAGAGTCGGTGATCATCCCCATCGCGGGGATGATCCTGACCTTCATTGCCTGTTACGAGCTGATTCAGCTGATTATTGATCACAACAATCTGGCAAACTTTGAAACATGGATTTTCTTCAAGTGGATCTTCAAGACCTTCGTGGCGGTCATGCTGATCACGAACACGTTCAATATCGTAATGGCGGTATTTGATGTGGCCCAGCAGGTCATCGCAAGCAGTGCCGGCATAATCTCCGGCTCTACAGCGGTCAGCAGCGATGCGCTCTCGCAGATGGAAGATACGCTTATGGCGATGGAACTTGGACCGTTACTGGGCATCTTTATGCAGTCACTCTTGCTGCATGTTGCCATGTGGATCATGTCGATCATTATCTTTGTCATCATTTACGGACGCATGATCGAGATCTACCTGATGACCAGCCTTGCCCCGATTCCGTTTGCAACCTTTGCAAACCGGGAACAGAGTCAGATCGGTCAGAACTATTTCCGTTCCATCTGTGCGCTGGGCTTTCAGGGATTCCTGATCATGATCTGTGTCGGCATCTATGCAGTGCTGATTCAGAACATTGCATTCTCCAATGACATCATAGCTTCGGTCTGGGGAGTTCTTGGCTATACCGTTCTTCTCTGCTTTACGCTCTTCAAGACGGGAAGCCTTGCAAAATCTGTGTTTAATGCACACTGAGAAGGGAGGAATATCACTTGGATCCTTATGTTTCGGTACCAAGAGATCTTACCCGTGTGAAGTCAAAAGTGCTTTTCAATCTGACGAAAAGACAGCTGATTTGTTTTTCTGTGGCGGCGCTCATCGGAGTACCGTCTTTCTTTTTGATCAGAAGAACCGGAAATATGAGTCTGGCTTCCATGGGGATGATTCTGACGATGCTGCCGTTCTTTTTCCTCGCCATGTACGAGAGAGACGGCATGCCGCCGGAAGTGCTCTTGCAGCATTTCATCGAGGCAAAATTCGTGCGGCCGAAAGTGCGGCCATACAAGACGGACAACTATTATTCCGCATTGATGCGGATGACAGAAGCGCAGAAGGAGGTGAATGAGATTGTTCTGGAAGCGGAAAAAAGACAGAGAGGCAGAAAGCGTAAAGCTGCCCGAAAACCTGACACGAAAGGAAAGGCGAAAGATCGAAAAGATCTGGAAAGAAGCAAAGCGTGATGACGGAATCCCGCGGACTGCACAGCAGTCCATTCCATTTGAGCGGATGTTTCAGGATGGTATCTGCCGGGTGGACGGCAGCTATTACACCAAGACGATTCAGTTTCAGGATATCAATTACCGGCTGGCGCAGGATGAGGATAAGACCGCCATCTTTGAAGAGTGGTGCGGTTTCCTGAATTTCTTTGACAGCTCGGTACGTTTTGAAATTTCGTTCATGAATCTTTGCACAGGTACGGAGAGCTTTGAAAAAAGCATCTGTATTCCGGAAAAGAATGATGGATTCAATGAAGTGCGGGACGAGTACAGCAGAATGCTGCGGACGCAGTTGGCGCAGGGCAACAATGGCCTGACCAAAACCAAGTATCTTACGTTTGGCATCAAGGCGGAGTCGATAAAGCAGGCAAAACCGCGCCTGATTCACATCCAGACGGACCTCTTAAATAACTTTCGTAGACTAGGAGTCGCTGCGATAGTCCTGAATGGCAAGGAGCGCCTTCGGGTTATGCACGACATGTTTCATATGGGAGACAAGGACAGGTTTTACTTTGACTGGAACTGGCTCCCGGAGTCTGGACTCTCCGTAAAGGACTTTATTGCTCCGACTTCATTTGAATTTCCCGGTGGGCGCATGTTTCGGATGGGAGATCTGTATGGGGCAATGTCATATCTGTCCATAACAGCTTCAAACCTTTCTGACCGGCTGCTGAAGGATCTTCTGGAGATGGAGTCCTCACAGGTGATCACGATGCATATCCGGTCGGTCGATCAGACAGAGGCAATCAAGAAGATCAAACATACGATTACGGATCTGGACCGTTCCAAGATCGAGGAGCAGAAAAAAGCAGTTCGTGCAGGATACGACATGGATATCATTCCGTCCGATCTTGCAACGTATGGAAAGGACGCCAAAAGTCTTTTGCAGGAGCTGCAGAGCCAGAACGAGCGCATGTTCATGGTAACGTTCCTGATCCTCAATACAGGGAAGACGAAGCAGGAACTGGACAACAACATTTTTCAGGCATTGAGCATTGCGCAGCAGAACAACTGCAACCTGCGAAGACTGGATTTCCAGCAGGAGCAGGGACTGATGAGTTCGCTGCCGCTGGCACACAATGAGATCGAGATCGAACGTGGACTGACGACATCCAGTACGGCGATCTTTGTTCCATTCACGACGCAGGAATTGTTCCAGAGCGGCAGGGAGGCTCTCTACTACGGCCTCAATGCGCTTTCCAACAACCTGATCATGGTGGACCGGAAGATGCTGAAGAACCCGAATGGGCTGATCCTTGGCACACCGGGATCCGGCAAGTCATTCAGCGCCAAGCGGGAGATCGCCAATGCCTTTCTGGTCACGGACGACGACATCATCATCTGCGATCCGGAGGCAGAATATGCGCCGCTGGTGGAACGGTTAAAGGGACAGGTGATCAGGATCTCACCAACCAGCAGCCAGTGCATCAATCCGATGGACATCAATGCAAATTACTCAGAAGAAGATAATCCGATCGCGCTGAAGGCGGATTTTATCCTGTCGCTGTGTGAACTCGTAGTAGGAGGCAAAGAGGGACTGCAGCCAGTGGAGAAGACTGTGATCGATCGTTGCGTGCATCAGATTTATCAGAAGTACTTCGATGATCCGGTGCCGGAGAACATGCCGATCCTGGAAGATCTGTATTACGTGCTGCTGTCGCAGGAAGAGAAGGAAGCGCATCATGTGGCAACCGCTCTTGAGATCTACGTCAAAGGATCGCTGAATCTATTCAATCACCGCACCAATGTTGACATCAGCAACCGGCTGGTCTGCTACAACATCAAGGAACTTGGCAAGCAATTGAAAAAGCTTGGAATGCTCGTGGTACAGGATCAGGTCTGGGGCAGAGTGACGGCGAACCGGGAGGCCGGAAAGGCTACCCGCTACTACATGGATGAGTTTCATCTGCTCCTCAAGGAAGAGCAGACAGCAGCCTATTCTGTAGAGATCTGGAAGCGATTCCGCAAGTGGGGAGGCATTCCGACCGGGATTACCCAGAACATCAAGGATCTTCTTTCCAGTCGGGAAGTTGAGAACATCTTCGAGAACTCAGACTTCATCTATATGCTCAACCAGGCATCCGGTGACCGTGCCATTCTTGCCAGACAGCTCAACATTTCCCCGCATCAGCTCTCCTATGTAACCCAATCCGGTGCAGGGGAAGGGCTTCTGTTTTATGGGAATGTCATTCTGCCGTTTGTGGATCACTTCCCGACGGATCTGGAACTGTACCGGATCATGACAACCAAACCGGGTGAGGTTTCCCGTCAGAAGCAGGAGGTGTCGTGATTGTCAAAAAAGAAAAGCACCATCCGCTTCCGGGAGGGCATGACAGAGGGAACAGCCAGAGATGCTCCGGAAGCAAAAGGAATCAAGCTCCCTTCTGAGAAAGGGTATACCAGAACCAAGAAGAAATCCCGGTTCCAAGGGAACACGGAGTACGGTAAGAAGCTGCGATTCGGAAAGAAGGCGCTGGAAAAGCCAAAGGCCTCGAGAAACCGTGCAGCATCTGCGGCACTGTCCGCAAGAATGCACTCTGCCGCCGCATCGGAGAATCAGGATGATAACGCCGGAGGAAAGGCATTAAACCGTGGAAGTGAGATGGCAGAAGGCGCCGGAAGATCCGTAAGCAGCTTTGCTGGTAAGACACGGTACTCCAAAAAGCTGAAGGCTTATAAGAATGCAGAGAAGCTTCAATCGGAGGGCGTATATACTTCGCGGAGGGAAAATCCGGAAAAGGAAGCGGGCCCTGCAGGACAGAGTGCAGGAGAGCACTCCGGTAATGCCAGTTTCTATTCACGCTGGCGGCAGAAACAGGACCTTAAGAAGCAGTATGCCGCAGCACGAAAATCCGGAGCGGGGACAGGAAATTCAGTTTCTCAGATTTTCCAATCAGTGTCTGGAAAATCTTCGGAATCCGGCACGTTATCCAAGGGACTTCAGGACATCGGGGCAAGCATTCAGAAGTTTGTGACAGAACATCCGGGGATGCTGCTGACATGCAGCATTCTGGGACTGGTCTTTCTGCTGATCATCAGTTCGTTCTCTTCCTGTTCCATGCTCGGGGCAGGAACTGGCAATGGTATTCTCAGTGGCACGTATACGGCAGAGGATGCAGATATCCGGGGTGCTAACAGTGACTATCAGGCGATGGAAGCGGACCTGCAGGCAGAGATTGACCGCGTAAGGACGATGCATCCCGGCTATGACGAATATCAGTTTGATCTTGCCAATATTAACCATAATCCCTATGTTCTGACTTCCTATCTGACGGTTCTCTATGAGGACTATTCGAGGGAGGAAGTCCGAGACAAGCTGCGGGAATTGTTTTCGGCGCAGTACAACCTGACGTACCGGGAGGAGATTCAGATCCGAACGCGGACAGAAGAGCGGACAGGACACCGGATCGTGACAGATCCAAAGACCGGTGAAACCACGACGGAGGAATACACCTATGAGGTCGAGGTGGAATACGAATACCGGATTCTGCATGTGAAGCTCGTCAACAACACGCTGGAGGCATGCATCGACCAGAGCAGTCTGAGTGAGGTGCAGAAGGAGCGGTATCTGCTCCTGAATCAGACCAGAGGAAACAGGGAGTATCTGTTTGAAAATGATATCTACGCGAATCCTTCTGCAGGGGAATACACGGATTATGACATCCCGACGGAGGCGCTCAGTGATGCGAAGTTTGCCAACATGATGCAGGAGGCAGAGAAGTATCTTGGCTATCCCTATGTCTGGGGCGGATCCAGTCCCTCCACGAGCTTTGACTGTTCCGGTTTTGTCTGCTGGGTGATCAATCATTGTGGCAATGGCTGGAATGTCGGCAGAACAACAGCGGAAGGACTCAGACAGCAGCTGAATATCATCCCGGCTAGTGAGGCAAAACCGGGAGACATAATCTTTTTTCAGGGAACGTATGACACACCGGGTGCCAGCCACGTTGGCATCTATGTCGGTAACGGCATGATGATCCACTGCGGCAACCCGATCCAGTACGCTTCCGTCAATTCATCATATTTCAGACAGCATTTCTACTGCTACGGCAGACTAAATTGAGGAGGTTTCATGAGTAAGAGGCTGGAACGAATCGAAGCTGACCTTGCAAAAGCCCGTGAAAGGCTTGCGATATGGGATCAGCGTGTAAAAGAACTGGAACAGAAGTACACGGAGGAAGAAAACACAGAGATCCATGAGGTCGTGCGCTCCTTCAACCTGACGCCAGAAGAACTGCGGGAATTTCTGCAGAGCTGCAGGAGCAATGCTCCGGCAAAACTTCCGGAGTCGGCATCATCAGAGAAAAGCACAGCGACAGAACAGGAGGCAGATTATGAGAAAGCGTAATTTACTTGCAGCACTGCTGGCAGCGATGCTCTGCTGCGGACTCTGTTGTACAACTGCATTTGCGCAGACAAATGAACCGGAAGCAGCTGCTGCATCTGCGGAAGCAGCGCCGGCAGAAGAACTGGTTACCAAGGAAGAGGCAGAGGAGCCGGAAGAGCTTCCACCGCTTACACCAGAAGGAAACCTGACGTTGGTGGATGATATCTCGACAGAGAGCGGAAAGCAGTTTATCACCGTGGTCACCAAGAATAACAACTATTTCTATCTCATCATCGACCGCGATGACGAGGGCAATCAGACCGTTCATTTCCTGAATCAGGTTGATGAAGAAGACCTGTTCAACCTGATGGACGAGGAGGATGCCAAGGCAGTTCAGGAAGCCATGAATGAGCAGAAGGCGCCGGAGGAAGGAACAGAAGAGCTACAGAAACCCATGAAAGAGCCGGAGAAGGAGACTACACAACCGGCGGCAGAAACCGTGGAAAAGAAGCAGAACCTGAGTCTCTTTGCGGCCGCCGGTGTGCTGATCATTGTCATTGGCGGCACAGGGGTCTGGGTCTTCCTGCAGGCAAAGAAGAAAAAGAAGCCAGCGGATCAGCCTGATCCGGATGCAGATTATCGAGAGGATGACGATGGATACGATTTTCCGGAAGAAGAGGATTTGGAAGAAGACTCCGAAAACACGACGGAAGAAAAATGAGGCGGAACACCATATGCGCTGTGAGTTAGGACCGTTTGCAGAAAAGGCAGACGGCCTTTTCTCATGGTGGAAAGGAGAAGGAATATGCGTGAAGAAGAGAAGTCTGTTTTGGATGAGGCCATTTCGACGACAGGAACCATTCGGGATGCCATGGAGAAAATGAAGGATCAGGAGGTTGTTCTTGTGATCCCGATCGGAGGAGATGCAGATGAGTTCCAGTAAACCCTATAAGCTGGATCAGGTAGGTATCCGGATGGTCAAGGAGCCGCCGCTTTATAGCGCGGAACCGGTCAACTCTCCGCAGGCCGCCGTCCGGCTGATGTCGGAAACGCTGAGGGGGTATGACCGGGAAGTGCTGGCGGTTGTGAATCTTCGGAATGATCTGAAGCCAATTAACATGAATATTGTCTCCATCGGGACACTAAACCAGTCACTTGCGCATCCGCGGGAGATCCTAAAGAGCATCATTCTCTCCAACGCAGGATCGGTCATGCTGTTTCATAACCACCCGAGTGGAAACCTTACGCCGTCTCCGGATGATATTTCCCTGACGGACCGCATGGCAAAGATCTGTGAGCTGCTTGGAACACCGATTGTGGACCATATCATCATCGGCAATGACGATCATTACTACTCGTTTCAGGAAAACAAAATATTAAAGGTTCCTTCTCTGGAATATGCCAGAGATGTGTCGGATCTTCATCTTGGCGCAGAGACGGTATCGGAACCTGCAGCGAAGAAGCCGCAGCAGACCATCGCAGAGATCACGGACAAGCTGGAACAGGGGGTTCACGATCTGTTCAACAGTGAGAGGTACCGACAGTATCTTGCCACCATGGCTAAGTTCCACAACTATTCTTTGAATAATACGATCCTCATCAGCATGCAGAAACCGGATGCCACGCTTGTTGCCGGGTACCAGTCGTGGAAGAAAAACCATGGCAGGCAGGTAAAGCGCGGCGAAAAGGGGATCAAGATTATTGCACCGGCACCGTATAAGGTCAAGACGGAGCAGAATGTCATTGATCCAAAGACAAGGCAGCCTCTATTGGATACAGACGGCAAACCGAAGAAAGAAACCGTGGAGGTGGAACGTCCTTCTTTCCGGGTTGCGACGGTCTTTGATATCAGCCAGACCGAAGGAAAAGAGCTTCCAACGCTTGGCACCGAAGAACTGATCGGATCCGTCGATGGGTACAGCAGTCTGCTCACTGCGCTGGAGAAAACCTCGCCGGTTCCGGTTGGCTTTGAAGAGATCCGGGGAGGTGCCAAGGGGTATTTTCATACCGCGGATAATCGGATTGCCATTCAGAGCGGCATGAGCGAGATCCAGACCGTGAAGACACTGATTCACGAGATCGCTCATGCAACGCCCCATGCAGGAAAAGACAAGGAAGATGTGGATGCCAGGACGAAAGAGGTACAGGCATTATACCCATGTTTTTATAATGTTGATTTTTTAAATTATTTCCCATAAATCCTCACTTTCTTGTAAAAAAGATGAGCATTATCAGATACGCTATTATTAGGTTTCTCTTCGAATGGGAAACCGGAAAGGAGCGCATTTGATATGCAAATAAACTATTTAGATGCTATTTCATCAGTTCTTAATATGATGAAGCAGCCAGACAGTGCATGTAAAAATATAGACATGCACAGAACCTGTTATACTACACTCTTCAAGTACCTGATGGATAAGGGCATTCCTTTTTCAATGGATGCCGCACTGGACTGGCTTGAGATTAAAAAACAGGAAATTTCCCATGAGACGTGTTCTCAATATAGAAATGCCCTGTTCCGTCTTGAGCATTACCTGCTCTTTGGAAATATCAAAAATTCTTTCTGCCGCTCAGAAGACAGTTTTTTCTGCCGAAGCGGAATGTCGGAATCCTTTTTTCGCCTGACATATGAGTTGGAAGAATACTATGCGACCACACAGAATCCCTGCTATTACCATACGTATTCTGTTGCCATCAAAGAGTTCTTTAGGCTTGCTACTTCCCTTGGAGTTACAGAGCCGGAAGCAATAACAATAGATACTCTTATCGAATACTGGAATACTTACTGCAAATCCCGTAAATCTCTTGCCAGACGTCAGAACGCCGTATGTGCCATGACAGCACTTATGAAATATCTTCACCGCAGAGGTGATGTTCCAGAGTGTTATCAGCTGGTTCTTTTTGGTGAGAACGTTGAAAAACTGCTTAATATGAGACTTTCTAAAACAGGTACCGCATTTCATCCGAGTGTACCTCTTGAGCTTAAAGCTGATGAATATCTTGACGCTCTGGACGATTGGAAATATAGGGAATCATCAAAAGCTGTTTATCGCAATGATTTCACATGGTATTTCATGTTCCTGGAACTTAACCATCTGGAACACTCGGCAGGAACTGTGACATCATGGATAGATATACTTCCGGATTGTCCGAATCAGATCAAAGCCAGCTGTTCCGTATCAGCTCATCGTTCACACACTATCAGAATGTTTGAAAAGTATCTCCAGGGCATAATGGAATCCAACATAATCGCTGAGCCGAAGCGTGCGTCTGATCATCTTCCATCATGGAGTAAAAGCATCCTTGATGGTTTCATAGAAAGCCGCAGGCGGGATGGAATGACCGATAAGACACTTACCATGTGCAGGGCAGCCGGATGCCGTTTCTTCAAATATCTTGAAGACAATGGAATAGATAATCCAGTTTCCATAACACCCGATGTAGTTAAAGCATTTCATAACCATGATGTCCATTCGACCCCGGAAAGTAAAAATGCATATGGAACCAAGCTTCGTCAGCTTCTACGGTACATGGCTGACCAGGATCTGATTTCACCAACACTTGCTTTTGCAGTATCTGCAAGCTGTGCTCCTCATCGCAGCATAGTTGATGTTCTGAGCGATGATATGGTCGAGAAAATATATGAATATCGTGAGAAAGCTTCTACTCCCATGGAACTCAGGGACACAGCCATGGTCATGCTTGGACTTCGAATGGGTATCAGGGGAGCAGACATCCTAAAGCTTCAGGTAAATGATTTTGACTGGAAAAACAAAACGGTTTCTTTCATTCAGCAGAAAACAAGAAAAGCAATAACGCTTCCAGTTCCAACAGATGTAGGTAATTCAGTATATAAATACATCATGAATGGACGCCCGGAATCGGCTGTCACAGGCAACGGATATATATTTATCCGCCATCAGGCACCATATTTCCCGCTTAAAGTTACAACGGCGTGCCGTGGAGCTTTAAAAAGAATACTTGCTGAATATGGATTTGAATTATCTGCTGGTCAGGGCTTTCATATGACACGAAAAACATTTGCCACAAGAATGCTTCGGGCAGACAACAAACTTGATGATATTTCTAATGCTCTCGGGCATGCACGTCAGGAAACTGCTGAGGTATATCTTGAACGTGACGAAGATAAAATGAGGCTCTGCCCTCTGGAATTTGGAGGTGTTTTATCATGACATACATTTTTGAGAGCGGTCTGGCACATCATATCGAAGGACTTATACAGCAAAAGAGAGCTGATGGATATGCCTATAATTCCGAAGAAAAGCTGTTAAAACGCTTTGATACCTTTTGCGTACAGAATTATCCGGAACTGACAACAGTCACCTATGAAATGGCAGCCAAATGGTCTGAAGCCAGACCAGGCGAAGGAGATGCCTATCATAATCGCCGTATGTCGATAGTGAAAGTGCTGAGTGAATATATTCTTTCCCTTGGTCAGGAAGCATACATTCCTAATTTTTTCTGCAAGGCTTATCGTCCGGTTCTTTACATTCCATCAAAAGAGGAAGTTAAGGAACTGCTACAGAAAATGGATATCCGCACGTCTCATAATTCAGAACAATTTAGACTCGATAGAGAGTGCAAGATTCTTTTTCTCTTGTTATTTTGCTGTGGTCTGCGTCTGTCAGAAGGGCGATTGCTAAAATGGGAGCACATAGACTTGGATAAAGGAATCCTTACTGTCCTTGGCTCAAAAGGTAACAAGGACCGCCTTGTATATCTTCCACAGGATAGCCTTCCGGTACTTAAAAACTATAAAGAACATCAGGAAATGCTTTTCCCCGGAATTGACTGGGCTTTTCCGGGAAAAGATCCACATAAGCCTGTTTCGTGCTCTGGAGTGGAATCAAGTTTTAACCGCCATTGGGCTATGCTTCCGGTTGCCAAGATGATTGATAAACATCCGACACCCCACTGTTTACGCCATGCTTTTGTAGTAGAGAGATTTAATGAGTGGATGCATCAGGGAATTGATACAAACACTATGCTCCCATATTTAAGCAGATACCTTGGACACAAAAGTCCTGATGAAACGTATTATTACTATCATCTTGTAGAAAAGGCATTTGATACTATCCGAGAGAAAGATTCAGTGTCTGGAAAGGTCATTCCGGAGGTGATTCCCTATGAAGAATAAATCAGCAAAGATATCGACTGACCAGCTGTTCTTTTCTCAAACATGGAACTTTCTAAATGTTTATTTGGTAAAGCAGGCCGGGCGCAGTCAGGCTACAGCAGAATCCTACAGGGATTCCCTTACAATATTTAAAAACTACCTTGTAGGTGAATTAGGTAAGTCCATAAGTACCTTTCAGTTTTCCGATTGCACCAAAGAATGTATTTATAATTTTAGAGAATATCTGCTTGCAAATGGCAGCCAGCCATCCACTGTAAATGTAAGAGTTGCGGCTATCCGTGCCTATCTGAACTATGCCTCGGATATGGACATATCAATCCAATCAGTTGCCCTGGCAATCAGTCAGATCTCACCATGCAAAACCATTAAAAAAGAAAAACCTATTCTGTCCGATGATGCACTTGCTGCAATACTGTCCGCACCGCCGAATACGAAATTCGGTGTACGAGACCGTGCTATTTTGATTCTTCTCTACGATACAGCTGTAAGAATCAGTGAGCTGCTTAACATTCGCTTATGTGATATCGCAATGGAATCAAAATATCCCAATATTTTCATAACCGGCAAAGGTAACAAAGAGAGAACCATACAATTAACAGCTAAAGCAGTCGAACACCTTAGGGAATATATACGTGTATATCACAGTAATTCTTCCAAAGAAGCATATTTATTTTCCACAACGATAAAAGGTGTAACAGACAGGATGTCCGTTGGAAATGTCCAGCGGATTATAAAAAAATATGCAGCTCTTGTCAGTGAAACAGGGATTAGCCTTCCGAATTCGGTTCACTGTCACATGTTCCGCCGGACCAGAGCCACAAATCTTTATCAGGATGGAATCGCCATTGAGCTTGTTTCTACAGTATTAGGACATGCCAGAACTGATACAACCAAAAGCTACTATGCAAAGCCATCGGTTGAACAGCTTAGAGACGCAATGGAATCTGTTCCAACACCTGTATCTGATGAAGCACCAATGTGGGAGGGCAACGAAGATGAAATGGCAAGACTTTGTGGATTGCGCTAACGAATAATGCTCATTTTTTAGTAGTAAAACGTCTTATTTCTCAGCATTCTTTAAAATGATTAACATTTTGGAATGCTGAGTATAACGCCTCAAATGTTAATGTATCCATTTGAGGCGGAGAGTGTTGCCTATACCGTCTGCCAGCATTACGGCATTGAAACCTCGGACTACTCCTTCGGGTATATCGCCGGTTGGTCCACGGGACGTGAAACGACAGAGCTGAAGGCATCGCTTGAGACGATCCGCTCTGCAGCAAGTGATCTGATCGGAAAGATTGACGGGCATCTGTTCGATCTTCAGAAGGAGAAAGCAAAGGGCAAGGAATCTATTGTGGAAGTGGCGGCAACAACTGAAACCCGGGCAGATGTCGGTACAAATGTCGGAAGAAATGTCGGTCTAAATGTCGGTGTAAATGCAGACCATCCGAAAAAGTCTATCTGCGCAGAGCTGAAAGCGTCGGTAAACAAGAAGTCCGCACCGGCAAAGAAACCGTCGCTCACTAACCGGGAAGAGGTGCTGTGATGGGATTCAAACTCGTTATAGCGGAAAAGCCATCCGTTGCCCATAGCATTGCCAGAGTGATCGACGCAGGTGACCGGAAGGATGGTTATCTTGAGGGAAACGGATATCTTGTGAGCTGGTGTTTCGGACATCTCATAGAGCTTGCAGAGCCGCAGGAGTATGATTCTCGTTTCAAAACATGGAACATGGAGAGTCTTCCGATTCTTCCGGAGCATTGGAAGTACCGCGTCTCTTCCGGAACACGAAAGCAGTACAGCCTGCTGAAAAAGCTGATGGAGCGAAAGGATGTAGACAGCATTGTGGAGGCAACCGATGCCGGAAGAGAGGGAGAACTGATCTTCCGGCTCGTCTACCTGCAGAGCGGATGCCGGAAGCCATTTGATCGCCTCTGGATTTCCTCGATGGAGGATGCGGCGATCCGGGAAGGATTTGCAAAGCTACAGTCTTCAACTGCATATGATGCGCTGTACCAATCAGCGCTATGCCGGGAACGTGCCGACTGGATTGTCGGGATCAATGCAACCCGGCTTTTTTCATGTCTGTATGGAAAGACGCTGAATATTGGCAGAGTCATGACGCCGACTCTGGCACTGACCGTGGAACGGGAAAAGGAAATCGCATCTTTCGTTCCTGTCCCGTTTTACACGGTAACGCTCCATCTGCCCGGTTTTGATGCTGTGAGCAGGCGATTTGCAGTACAGAATGAGGCAGCAATGCTGCTGGAACGATGCATGCAAGAACGAAAGGCTCTTGTAAAGAAGATCGAGGAGCATAGCAAGACGGAGAAGCCTCCGCAGCTTTTTGATCTCACGAGTCTGCAGCGGGAAGCAAACCGAATACTTGGCTACACCGCAAAGCAGACGCTGGATTATCTGCAGAGCCTATATGAAAAGAAGCTTGTCACCTATCCCCGCACAGACAGCAGATATCTGACAGGAGATATGGCGGAGATCCTGCCGGAACTCTGCCAGTCTGTAGCAGCGAAGTTTGGCTGGACCGGAGAGCTTGCTGTTCATCCGGAGCAGGTTATCAACAGTAGCAAGGTCTCAGACCATCATGCGGTGATTCCGACAAAGACAATGGCAGGCGCAGAGCTTGATTCACTTTCCAAGGGAGAGAAGGAAGTGCTGACGCTGGTTGCATGCCGCCTTCTTACTGCAGTTGCCGGTCCCCTGAGTTATACGCAGACAAAAGCAGTTCTTACGGCAGGCGGAGATACCTTCACCGCTGCTGGTAAGACATTGCAGGATGCAGGCTGGAGGCATATTGAAGAGCACTTTGACAACAAGAAGAAAAAGGAAGCTTCGGTGCTTCCCAAGCTGCCGGAAGGAACTATTCTTCCGTTTTCAAAGGCCGAATGCCGGGAGGGAAAGACAGAACCGCCAAAGCATTACACGGAAGATTCTCTGCTTGCGGCAATGGAGAAGGCAGGGGCGAGAGAGACACCGGATGAGGCGGAGCGGAAAGGACTGGGTACACCTGCAACGAGGGCAGCGATCATCGAGAAGCTGGTTTCGAAGAGCTTTCTGGAGCGTGTCTCTGACAAGAAGGTGAAACACCTGATTCCGACCGCAACAGGAACCGCACTGATTGAAGCAGTGCCGGAGATCATCCGGTCTCCAGCCATGACCGCAGAATGGGAGCAGAAGCTATTGCAGGTCGAAAAGAGCCAGATGCAGCCGGAGGACTTTATGCGCGAGATTGCAGCGCTGGTAAAAAACATCGTTCAGGAAACGGGTCAGAAGGAGGTTGTGAAGATGGACGAAAGAAAGACAGTAGGAAAATGCCCTGTATGCGGGGCAGAGGTCAGGGAGTCCCAGAAAGGATGGTTCTGCAACAATGATGGCTGCCGCTTCGGACTCTGGAAGAACAATGCGTATTTCAGGAAGATTGGTCAGGAACTGAGAGAACCGATGATCAGGGAACTGTTGTCAGAGGGGCATACGTTCCTGAAGGGCTGCTTTTCCCAGCGGACAGGGAAGAAGTACAACGCAATGCTATATATGACAGCAGACGATCAGCAGAGGCCGGCCTTCCGCATGGAATTTGAAAAGAGGAGCACATGAAAGAAGGAAATGTAACGCTGGACGAGCTGGCAGCGAAGCTGGATCAGTTCGGGTATGACTTTGATCCCTATGGCTATATGGACGCTGTGGAAACAAGAGAAGAGGGCTTTGAGCAGATCCGGGAAGAATTGCGGAAAGGACATCTTTCCGGATTCCGGGAGTATCTGAAGGAGGTCGTCGAGGAAGAAGGCGATTTTGCCGGGGAAGCGGAAGATATTCTGCGACTGATGGACCGTTATGAGAGCAGAGGAAAGCTCACTCATGAACAAAAGCAGTCGATACTGGATCGGATTGAGGAACTCTCGAAACATAAACCGGCGCTGGCAAAGGAGAGCTGCGTGCTTGTCAAGGAGGATATGCGATGAAGAATTATCATCTGTCTCCCGCAGAGCAGGAGACAATTATCTGCTGGGACAATGAACTCGATACCGCAGAGATCTATACCCATGACCGAAGGATCGGAAAGCGTCTTTTGAAACTTTCGATCAAGTATCCGGAACTTTTCATTCTGCAGGAGCAGGGATTGCAGAACTGTCTGCGGTTTACGGTGCCGAAAAGCAGCATCGGTATCCGACAGCCGTACAGTGAAGAGCGAAGACATCAGCAGAGTATCGCCGCAAAGGAGAGAGCGAAGGTATATGGCTCGCCGTTTGCAGTCATGGAGGAACTGTGATGAGCAGAGATATTGTGAAATGGGATGAGGTCAACGGAAGAGCGGAGGAGGACCGGATCGAAGCGTTTCTGACAAACAGTACCGACACGTATGCGATTCTTCAGCTTCGTCATTCTGAGGAGACAAGGGACGTGCGGTTTGAGTCCTATGAGCGTCTGCGGAATGCTGGGAGAGAACCGGATATTGATCACTATGAGGTCGTCTATGCAGCACCGCTCCTGCCGTTTACCGATCAGAATGTGATGCTGGAAAAATTGTATGAGAAATTCAACGTAGCTCGTCCGGATGATTTCTATGGGCATAGTCTCTCGGTCAGCGACGTGGTGATGCTGCGGCAGAACGGATTGGTTTCCGCGCATTATGTGGATGCAGTAGGATTCACGCCGCTCGAGGGCTTTTATTCTCAGAAGAACCACCTCCGCACACTGGAGGACATGCTGGAGCAGAATGATAATATGCTCGACGGTGTGGTGAACAACATTCCGGAGGAAACGATGCCGTGCAAATGCGAGAAGAAAAAGGAATCTGTTCTGGAGCAACTGAATGGGATGCGTGAGAAGGAAACATCTCCGTTTTTCGGGCTGAAGCCTCCGGAGAGGAACAGGGAATAGGAGAGGATATGGAATGGAATCAGGATGAAAAGATTCTGCTGATGCTTTATGGAGAGAACAGCCTGCAGGATACCATCATTGCCATGAAGAAAGTACAGGGGAAACTGCAGGCGGATGAGACAGATCTGGACCAGATGCTTGCCAGTGTGATTGGAAAATTGCAGCAAATCTCTGAGCAGGAGTTTGAAAGCATCGGTATGCAGGAGCCATGAAGAGAGAGGAGATCATCTGCTTTCGGTTTACTGGTGAGGAATTGCAGCGGATCGACGAGAGGATGAAGGAACTTGGCATTCAGAATCGAAGCGCATATATCCGCAAGATGGTCATGGAGGGTTACTGCATTCATCTGGATCTGAAGGATATCCGACAGCTGGTATACCTTCTGCAGCGCTGCGGGAACAACCTGAATCAGTACGCAAAACGTGCAAATACCGACGGCAGCATTTATGAAGAGGACATCCGGGATCTGCAGGAACAGTTTGGCAGGATCTTGGAGGCGGGAAAAGGAATTCTCGAGGCGCTCTCTGCGGTGCGGTAATTCCGCATCGACATCCTTGCAATCATCAGATTGCTCTGTTTTACTGAAACCAGCAATGGAAAAGGAGGCAGAGAAACCATGCTGGCGATTCGCATCATTTTCAAAATCCTCGCAGTTCCGCTGTTTCTGATTGTCGGGACTGTTGAGCTTCTGTTTAAGTTTCTGACCAATCTTTCGAGCTATGTCATCGGACCGCTGATGTTCTTTATCATCGGCTGGGATATCTGGTTCCTGTTCGTACAGAAATGGACGCAATGCCTGATCCTGACAGGAATGGCAGTGGCCGGCTTCCTCGTGATCTTTGCAGCAGCTGTTGTCATTGTTCTGCTGGAGCTTGCAAGGGAGGGCATCGGAGGATTCATCCGCTCGTAACGTACCAACATAAAATCATGATTTTCCGGGGACTATTCCGCTTCTTTTGGTGGGATGGTCCCCGTTTTTTATGCTTATCAGGAGGAGAAAATGGCAGCGACAAGACTGATCGCTCTGCATGTGAACAAGAGTAAAGGTGCATCTGCAAGCATGCATGAGCGGCTTGAATATTCACAGAATCCGGAAAAGACGGAAGACGGAGAGCTTATCACGGCATATGCGTGTCAGCCGGAGACCACTGCAGAAGAATTCCTGCTTGCAAGGCGGCAGTATCAGGAGATCACCGGCAGAGAGTACAGGGGGGATATCATCGCATATCAGATCCGGCAGTCCTTCAAACCCGGCGAGATCACGCCGGAGGATGCCAACAAAATAGGCTATGAACTTGCCATGCGTTTTACCAAAGGACGACATGCATTCACAGTCTCAACGCATACCGACAAGACACATATCCATAATCATATCATCTTCAATTCCATCGATCTTGATCATACCCATAAGTTCAAGAACTTCTTTTTCTCCGGCATCGCACTGCAGCGACTTTCGGATATCCTCTGCTTCGAACATGGTTACAGCATCATTCAAAGAAAGCCCTATGCAGAGCGAAACAAGAGAACAGTCTATCCCAAGCGGCATACGATCCGCAGTGAATTAGAAGCCGTGATCACGGAAGTCCTGAAAAAGAAACCGAAAGACCTGGAGACATTTCTGGACTTGCTCCGTCAGGAAGGATACGAGATCAAACGCGGAAAACACATCGCTGTTAAGGGCAGAGCACAGAAACGATTTATCCGCCTTGATTCGCTGCATGTGGGCTTCCGGACACAGGATCTGATACAGATCTTGGAGAACGCACAGAAGGGAACTTCTGTGCAGCATACACCCGGCAAACGCCAGAAAATCGACCTGTTGATTGATCTGCAGGAAAAGATTCAGCAGGGCAAGGGAGCTGGTTATCAGCGCTGGGCAAAGGTCTTTAACTTGAAGCAGATGGCAAAAGTTCTGCTGTTTCTGCAGGAGAACGGTATCCACGATTATGAGCAACTGGAGCGGCTTGCAAAGGAAGCGGCAGCGCAGACGGATCATCTGCTTTCCGACATCAAACAAAAAGAGGAACGGATGCAGGAGATCCGGGAGCTGCGAATGCATATCATCAACTACAGCAAGACACGCGACATCTACACGGCATACCGGAAGGCAAGGTACAGCAGGAATTTCTTTGAAGTCCATCGGGAAGAAATCACACTGCACAAAGCAGCGAAGGATGCCTTTGATCAGCTGGGACTTAAGAAGATTCCAAGAGTTGCGGAGCTGAATGAGGAGTTCAGCCGTCTTGCCAAGGAAAAGAATGCGGAGTATGCCCAGTACCGCACGGCTCGAGAGAGGATGAGAGATCTTGCCAATGCGAGAAGAAATGCGGAGATGATCCTCAAAGAGCAGGGAGAGAACGTTGAAAGCAAAGACAGGAAACAAATAAAATGAATGGGGAGGTGTAGTGTAGAGAATATGGAAAAAGAGCCTACAAAGCAGGTTGCTATTGATCTTGAGGAAAGTCTTCTTGTGGATCTGCAGAAGATTTCTGACCGACATCATGTGGCATTGAACAAATTGATTCCGACATTGATTCAGGCGCAGCTCATAAATATGAAATTAAGACGCCGTATTTAATACAATTTAAGGTTGCCTGACCGTAAGGGTTTCGGTTTTGACTTAGGGGTTTCGCTTTAGGCCAGGGGTTTCGTTTTTGAATGTATATGTGTCGGTCGAAGATGAGACCGGCGCGTTTTGTATAAAGAAGAGGTACAGGTATGCCGACAATAACAAAGAAGCAGCTGGCAGATTATGAGCAGCTGTGTAAAGATAGAAATAACGGTCGGATTCTCACGCCGGATGGGCTTCGGTTTATCTGTGAGGCTTACGATTATGATGCCGAGAAAATAGGAAAACATTTTCTGGAGACTTTGCCGAGGATACTTCAGAAGGAAAATGGAAGGTGAACACCATGAGTGAAAGCAAAAAGGATATATCCAAGAAAAAGGATACCTATGTCAAAAAGAAAAAGGACATGAACTTTCAGAGTGTTGAATCTATGCAGTCTGTCGTTAATGTTGTGAATGAGGCTGCGGAGGCACTAAATGATAAGAATCGCACTATAAGAGAAAGTGCTATTCCAGAAGTGCTGGCCGGTGCGCTGGGTGCTGGTATTGGTGGAGTGGGTTCCTTTGCAGCGCTTTATGGGCTCGGAGTTGTTGGACTCTCAGCAGCAGGTATTACGTCCGGTTTGGCTACGGCAGGAGCCCTTGTCGGAGGTGGTATGGTTGCTGGCGTATTTGTGCTCGCTGCTCCGGTAGCCGGTCTCGCTGCTGCAGGCGTTGGTGTTGCCTCTCATCTGAAGAATAAACAGCTTAGACAGGAAAAAGAGCGTTTATACAAAGAGGCGCTGAAAAAACACGAGGCTATTATTAAGGCTATGAAATCAGAAGCTGATGCAGACAAGGAACGAATGGATTATCTGCAGAGTCTCAATATTCTGTTACAGCAGGCTATCAAGGATTTGCAACATGATTTAGGAGTTGCATAAAGTGAGGAGAAGCGGTGAGCAAATTCAATTTAAATAAGCTGGCACCCATGCTTGATAAGGCTGGTGACGGTTTGGTAAAGGCGGGGAAAGCAGTCGTTGATGTCGTGAAAGATCGGAACTTTCAGATAGGCGTTTTGACTGGATTGCCTGCGACAATAAGTGCATTCTTTTTAATCAGAAAATACCAAAAGCAGGCTGAGGAAAAGGAGGAGCTTTATAAAAAGGCTCTTGCAAAACACAATGCTGTTATAAAGGAACTGGATGCCAAGGCTGAGATGGACAAAGAAAGACAAGATCGGCTTCTTGCTTATGATTCCAGATTAAAGAAAGAGATGAGCGGCTTGCAATCAGAGATTCAGGAACTGAAGAATCAGATCGCAGAGCTTGAAAAAAAGAAGGCTGACGATGAGTAAATACAAGTATTCTGAAACTGAACAACAGATAAATGATGTTCTAAAATACCAAGATGAGGAGCTTAAGAAGATTAAGGCTACTATGCCTTCAACGACCGAGCTTGATAAAAGGATTCAGGAAAGTGAAGACTTGCTCCGTATGTTGGGGTATACAGAAATGCCGACGGTACCAAAGCACGATGTAGTAAAAAAGGTAATGGTGGTACCTTCTTGGGAGCAACTATGCCTTGAAGCGGAAAACTCTGTAGGCACGGGGCATCCGCTTGAATCAATTTTTACAGAAGCAGAGCTGAAGCGCAACAGCCAAGAAATCCGGATGCTAAATGCTGAGTATAATCAGTTGCACCATCTGGACAAATATGACATTGCAATCAGTGTTGCAGCTGGTCTGCTTGGAGCGGCTGTTGATGTTTTGTTGGTAGGCATTCCGCAGAAAACTCCAGATGGGTTAAAAGGTGGGACACTGGCCAACTATGTAAGAGACTGGTTCGATAAGAAATTTCCTGAAGAGGAAATGGAGAAGTTGGCAAACTCGAAGGTCAGCAAGGTTCCATACGACGCTCAGGATAACCGGAACACTACGCAGTATGTTGACGGGCTTTCTGCATATTACCATCGCCTGCTTTCTCTTGGTCACGATCCATTGCTTGGATTGATTTTTGGTGTGGCAGATATTCTTACTGGGAGAATGACCACCATTGATAAAACCGGAAAGATTGTAGTTCAGGTTATGGAGAATTATGCTGACCGCAAGGAGACAGATGTTTTTGCAGCTATAGCCAAGCAGATCATACATTTCAAATCGGATATCACGACATCAATGGGACTACCGGCTCCTATGATGGCACTGTTTAATCTTCTGCAATTTGGGAAAATCGGTGAGTACGAACAGACCATAGCGGAAATCGTGCAGGGCATGTATTACGAGGGGTATGACTTTATACATTTCTGCACGCTTTCGATTCCGGTAATGATTGTAGAAGTAGTAACCCGGATTGGATATGCCTTCAAGCGCATTAAGGAAGGACATTCTGTAAAAGAGTCAATTCCATTTTCCCTGAACCGCGAAAAGCATCCCAAGCTCGCAACAATGCTGTTTATAGGCCACTCGGCTGCAACAGCTGTTAATGCCGGGAAGGTTTATTTTACGCAGAATCCGATGGCAATTAACTATCCGCAGTGGATTGCCTTCGCAAAATATTCATATCAACAGTTGAAATGGGTGCTGCTTGACAAGCCAAATGCCAGAGATGCATATGTGCGCGGCATTTTGTATGAAGAACTAAATGAGGTAATTGCTTCGGTCGATACAACATTTGATGATATGACTGCGGATTACATAGTTGTCTTTGAATAGCGAGTTGATTTTATGGGAATGGGATATGGCTGGGAGTGCCCAGATTGTAAATACAGTTTTGGCGCAAATGTTGGTGTTGGTTTTTTATATAATAAAAGCGAGCATCAGGTGTCCAGAGAAACTGGTGTTCCACAGCGGACCATTCACGACCGAAAGATAAAAATCTTGGCGAAATTAAAAAGACTCATGAATGAATGAAGCTCTCGGCTCCCCCTCGCTGCATAAAGGCGAGGGGGAGCTATCCTTTGGAGATGATAGTAAAATAGGGACAATTAGTATTGTTCGTATGGTAATGTAGAACATGGCGAGTGCGGCACAACTCCGAGGAACACCTGAACATGACGTGGGGTCAAAACGTTTGCTGGTTTGATTGGGAAATGATTTTTTCAATAAGGAAAAAGTAATTATTTTTTTATGCTCACCATCTAAGATAACCCTATCGAATTAGCATTTTAAAACATGCCCTATCAGATTTTCGTCTTGACAACCGTTCGATTTTGAACTATAATTTTACGTGTTCAAAATCGAACACTAAGGTGCGTGAGGTAATTACATATGAAAAACAATTTTTTGAACATGCTCAAAGAAGTTGAAAGCGCCTATAATTTTCACCGCAGAAAAGTTATGAACAAATATTCTCTCTCGGCAATAGAAGTAGATGTTATGTTATTCCTTGCGAACAACGGCGGCCTTAATACGGCTGCCGATATTGTATCTGTACGAAAAATATCCAAATCTCACGTCTCACTGGCGACAGACGAGCTTTATAAAAAAGGGTACATTTGCAAAAAAGTAGACTCGGCGAATAGAAAGCGGATTTGTTTGTTTATTACTCCAAAGGCCGATGAGATAGTCCGTTATGGGCAAGAACAACAGGAAGAATTCATGAAAAAGATCGGTGACGGGTTTTCGGAAGATGAGAAAAGGCAGTTCTTCGACTCTTTTGATCGAATCATTGACAATGTCCGCCGCTTCTACAACGTGAAACCGAAAGAATCAACGGACTGATGGAAAGACAAAAGAAACGGAGGACAATTATGGAAAAGGCACATAATGAAGATAAGAGTTTCCTCGGTACAGAACCAATCAGGCCGCTTATGTTTCGCCTTTCTGTACCAGCAATTCTTGCCCAACTGATCAATGTTCTATACAACATTGTGGATCGTATCTACATCGGCCATATGCCAGAGGTTGGCGGGTTGGCGCTTACCGGTCTGGGCGTGTGCACACCGCTCATTATCATCGTGTCGGCTTTCGCCATGCTGGTTGCGATGGGAGGAGCGCCCAATGCTTCCATTGAGATGGGCAAAAAAAACGACGAGGGAGCCGAGCACATTATGGGCAGCTGCGTTGCCTTGCAGCTTGTAATCTCCGCTGTGCTTACCGCAGCCCTGCTAATTTGGAACCGACCCTTGCTTTTAATGTTTGGGGCCAGTGAAAACACCATCGGCTATGCATCCCAGTACATGAACATCTATGCGATTGGTACCGTCTTTGTACAATTAACCTTGGGCATGAATGCATTTATCACGGCGCAGGGTTATGCAAAAGTAAGCATGTACACGGTTTTGATCGGGGCAATCTGTAATATTATCCTTGACCCAATCATGATCTTCGGCATGAACATGGGGGTGCGCGGAGCAGCTCTGGCGACAATCATATCTCAAGGAATCAGTTGCGTGTGGGTAATTCATTTTCTCACTTCCCCAAAAAGCAGCATCAAGCTCCGGATGAAAAATATCAGATTTGACAATGTCCTTCTGTCCTGCGTAGCACTGGGTGCAGCTCCGTTTATAATGCAGGCAAGCGAAAGCATCATTTCTATCTGCTTCAATTCCTCCTTGCTGAAATATGGCGGAGATATTGCCGTGGGTGCCATGACGATTCTGAGCACTGTGATGCAGTTTGCCATGCTGCCGATGCAGGGTTTTGCGCAAGGTGCTCAGCCGATCTTCAGCTACAACTTTGGTGCTCACAATTCAGCTCGTGTCAAGCAGACCTTTCGACTGCTTTTGATCTGTTGCTGTACCTATTCCGTATTGCTGTGGGTTGCCGTGCAGATATTTCCGCAGGTTTTTGCCTCATTATTTACAAATGATACCGCAATGGTGGCGTATACTAAAAGTGCATTACGTATCTACGCCGGTGCCATGTTTATTATGGGCGTTCAGATAGCCTGCCAGATGACCTTTATCTCCCTCGGGAATGCCAAGGCTTCAATTTTCGTAGCAGTATTCCGAAAATTTATCATGTTGGTCCCACTCATCTATCTTCTCCCCATGCTGCTACCTGATAAGACAGTAGCCGTGTATCTTGCCGAACCGATTTCAGATACTGCTGCGGTGATCTGTACTGGTATTGTGTTTGCGAAAGAATTCAGAAAAGCGATAAAAAAGTTGGATGAAGGCCCGCACGACAATTGAGATGAATCATGCCGACCTTCAATACTGAAAAAGGAACTGGACTTGGGCTGATCATTGCCAAGGGAGATATACAGCTATTAGATGGTGTTTTTTCACGCGGCGCAATTCGTTTGTTTCGATCAAATTAAAAAAAGCGCTACAAAAAAGCGTGAGTTTGGCGGGTCTATCTTCATGCCTGAATAAGCAATACCGTAACCCTTCAAGCTCACCAGTCTGGAGGGTTTCTATGTCTGCTCAATTTACCATGAATTTCAGGCGACCGCTATTAAGTAGCGGTCGAGCGTGATGCAACGGATCACAATCCGCTACACACCGCTTTTCTAACCGATAGCTCGTCAAAAAAACCTGTGCTTTTCAAGGAAACAGCGCGGGCAGCAGCACGAACCATCAGAGCAGATAAAATATGAAATAATTTACAGGAGCATACCTGTGGGCAACCGTGCTCACAAGTACGTTCCTGTTTTTTTGCTTGCAGTTATATCATGCTGCCGAGTTCCGTCGCTTATTTTTCATTTTCAGATTTCAACAATCACGAGATGGATGACAGACACTATGGCAAAATATCAGAAAATAACGGATTATCAAGCAAAATATCCCGGTGTGAGCAAAGAAATCATTGAGGTTTTAGAAAAGAGCGACCGTCAGATGGAATACCTGCAGTATGACATCAAAGCCGAGCGATGCCGAATCGATTCCACCAGCGGAACTGTTACATATCTCCCCAGCCGAGAAGACTCATACGAACGGCTTCTGGAGGGAAACAAGCAGTTTCCCTCCGATGACGAAGATGTGGACGATGCCGCGATTAAGGCCGTGATGATCGAAAAAATGCTAACCTGCCTCAAGCGTCTCAGCCCGGAAAAACAGAAGTTGATTACCGCTCTGTTTTTTGATCCTAAAGTTTATGAGGAAACCATCGAAGCAGCAAAAAACGGAGAGTTTGGTAATGAACTCAAGGAGTTATTAAGCGCTCATCCAGATGCCGCGATTGATCCAGAGGTCGTTATTTTGCAATGCTGCGATTGCGGTGAGTATGATTCCAGACCGATTTTGAATGCGTATGTACCGAAAGAGGATAAGCAACGACCGCCAAAAGAAAAAGGAAGAAGGTGGTCAGTAGCTTTTCCGTTTGAGGACGCTTCATATGTAACCAGTTACGACATGCAGGAATATTATGATCTGTATGCGGAGTATGACCACAGATGTGAAAAATGTGGCGGCAAAATGACTGTTGTCCCGGAATCAAGCTATGAAAAGAAAAATGGCATGATTTGCCCTAAATGCAAAAAGCCACTTAAGTTGGTTGATCTTATTAATTGGGATTAGTTGAAAACGAAAAAAGGCTCCCCAGTCACCGGAGAAATCCAGTGGTGAGGAGCTTTCCTTATGCCTTGATGGTCTGGCCGTTGCGGAAGGTTACGCTGATGTCGCCCTCGCCATTGACCGTGAGGTAATCCGTCAGGGCGTTAAATGCGTCAAGGGAGAACGCGGTCAGGGTTTCCGGCAGTTTCTCAAAGGCGGCAAGGAAATCCTCGACGCTGCCTTTCTGTGATTGCAGCTGGCTGATCTGGTCGTTTAGCTCCTCGATGCGGGTCTTGAGCGTTTCGTACCGTCCGGTCAGGCCGTCGTACTTTTTCTGGTAAGCCTTCTGGTCGAGGGCAACATGGGCGTTCTCGTAGATGTTCTTCTGAACAGCATCGGAAACAACCTGCGCTTCTTCCAGCAGCTTGTCACGTTCGGCTTCCTGTTCTGAGGTATCAAAGAGGAGCGTCAGCATTGCCTTGCCGTTGGCGATGACTGCGTCTTTTGTGGCCAGCAGCTTGTTTGCCGCCGACAGGAAGGCATCCTGAATCTGCTCGTCAGTCAGGTGAGGAGTGGAGCAGCGCTCGCCGCCATCGTACTTGTGGTTGCATTGCCAGATCGTCCGGCGGTACTTGTCTGTCGAATGCCAGACCTTCGAGCCGTACCAGCTTCCGCACTGGCCGCACTTGATCTTGCTGGAGAATGGATGCACACCGCTGTGGTATTTTTTGCCCTTACCGCGTTTCGCCATTTCCCGCTGTACCATGTCGAATTTTTCAGGAGGAATGATCGCCTCGTGATTTCCTTCGACGTAGTACTGAGGGATCTCGCCTTCATTCACCTTGGTTTTCTTCGTCAGGTAATCGACGGTGTAGGATTTCTGGAGCAGGGCGTCGCCTTTGTATTTCTCGTTGCTGAGAATGCTCTTGACGGAGCTCTGGCTCCACTGATCCTTGCCGCCCGGTGATTTGATACCTTCCTCGGTGAGTGTCTTGGCAATTCCGTGATACGTCCGTCCCTGCAGGAACATGTCGTAGATGTGTTTTACCGTTTCTGCCTGTTCCTTATTTACGATCAGCTCGCCATTCGGACCGCGGTCGTACCCGAGGAAGCGCTTAAAGGGAACCGTGACCTTGCCATCAGCGAATCGCTTTCTCTGTCCCCATGTACAGTTCTCGGAAATGCTGCGGGATTCCTCCTGTGCCAGCGAGGACATGATCGTGATAAGCAGCTCGCCCTTGCCGTCGAAGGTCCAGATATTTTCCTTCTCAAAATAGCACTCGACTCCTTTATCCTTCAGCTTCCGGATGGTGGTGAGGGAATCAACCGTGTTTCGTGCAAAACGGCTGACGGATTTCGTAACGATCAGGTCGATCTTTCCGGCCAGCGCATCCGCAACCATCTGTTTGAACCCTTCGCGGTGCTTCGTGCTGGTGCCGGTGATACCTTCGTCGGTGTAAACCCTGACGAATTCCCAGTCATCACGGATCTTGATATAATTCGTGTAGTAGTCGATCTGCGCCTCGTAGCTTGTGAACTGATCGTCATGATCAGTCGAGACGCGGGCATATCCGGCGACCCGGCGCTTCTTTTTCTCCTCGATCGGGGAAGAAGTGAACCGGGTCAGCGTGGCCGGAATGGTTCTTACTTTCTTTTGCTGCTCCAATATTTCTCGCTCCTTATCTTTTTCATCTTCTCGCCCATCTCAGCTTTAAGATCTGGCGTCCATCTATCTTTCATAAGCTGCCGCATGTGTTCTCTGGCTTCCTCACTGCGTGGAGTGAAGGTTTTCTCCGGAGGAACGTAGTGTGTAGTCTTGATGCGTCCATCCTTGAAATGAAATTCAAGAAGATCCTTGTCCATTACATAGATGGCTTCCATCTGATTTTTGAACTGCTCTTCGTCGTATTCCGGGATCTCCATCATTTCAGCGATGAGCGGTTTCAAAACATCCTCGCGCAATCCGACGGTAATGCATCCATTGCTGTGTTCGGCACAACGCCAGTAGTGCATCTTCGGTTTGGCCGGATTGGAAGCAGGCTGCGTGCAGCGGCGAAAGTTGCAGCCGCAGGCAGAGCATTTGATTCGCCCGGAGAGGGCGGTCACACCTTTGGCTCTGGGGCTGTTCCGGCGCTTCCGTGAAGTTTCTGCCCGATACTCTGCGGTCCAGCAATCCTGATGGCTGGTATTCGGACACGGTTTTGTTATTGTTGTTCCGTCTTTCAGATAAAACGTAAGGACGTACCGCTTGGGAACATCGATGTGATCAACCTTTTCGAGAAAGATGTTTTCATCAAATTCGGGAAGACCCAGCACTTCCGCGCAGACTTTCTTCAGATTCTTGTGATTGATTGTGCCGCCGACAGGGCATCCATTGCCTTTCTTCTTTTTCTTATAGCTGCCACAGACCCAGAATTCCTGATAATGTCCGTTCTTCGTTCTGTGCTCATGCATATAGCTGTATCCGCAGTATGGGCATTTAATCTTGCCGGTGAAGCAGCAGGTGTTCAGGCTCTTATTCGCCAGAGGCCCGAGTTCTCTGCGTCGTTCCATTTCATCCTGCACGTATTTCCATGTGTCATAATCGATGATCGCTTCGTGGGTATTCTCTACGAAATATTGTGGAAGCTCGCCGCGGTTCTTCCTGCGATGTTTGTTGATGGGATCCGAGACGAATTCCTTCTGAAAAAGCATGTTTCCGGTGTAGGTGACGTTTTCCAGCACTTTTCGAATGTTGGAATCCTCCCAGCGACAACCTTGGCGGGTAGTAATGCCTTCAGCGGCAAATTCCCGTTCTGTTTCCAGCCGCGACTTCCCATCCAGAAAGTTCTGGAAGATTCTCTTTACGACGGCGGCTTCTTCTGGTACGATGACCATTTCGTCGCCTTCCCAGCGATAGCCGTAGACGTTCATGTGACCATTGGCATAAGGAAGGCCGGACTGCATCCGTTTGCGGATCCCCCATTTTACATTGTTGCTGATGCTGACGCTTTCTTCCTGCGCAAAAGATGCGAGGAGCGTGAGCATCACCTCGCCGTCGCCGGAGAGTGAATTGATGTTTTCCTTTTCGAAGCGGACTTCAATGCCGAGCTCCTTTAAGTGTCGGACCGTATTCAGAAGATCTACGGTGTTCCGGGCAAACCGGCTGATGCTCTTTGTGAGGATGATATCGATTTTTCCATCCTCGCAGTCGGCAAGCATGCGCCGAAACTCAGGCCTTTTTTCTGTGCCTGTTCCGGAGATCCCTTCGTCCGCGTAAACGCCAACATACTCCCATTCAGGATTATCCTGAATCCGTTTACTGTAGCTGCTGATCTGTGCGGACAGGGAATGATGGAGCCTTTCGGTCTCCATAGAAACTCTGGCATAAGCGGCGACTTTCTTACGAGTAGGTAAGCTCGGTATCGTCGGCTCAATCTTTGTGATCTTTGCCATAAAATCACTCCTTTCCGTCACTATACATCCCTCTGGGGGCCCGTATTATCAAGCTTTCTCGGGACATAAACCGCCGAAAATCGGCTTGTATTTCTCCTTCATTTTTGTATCAATTATGACGAATTGTTCCTCCGTGATGAGGTGCTGCTTCAACATTGACCGGAACATCTCCATGCTTGCGGTGTAGTGTTTTTCCCGCTCAAACTGAGCTTCATTCATGACCATCACCTCCGAATCGATCTGCGATATAACAGGCATGCGAGCAGTATTTGCGGTGGTTGTTGCCATACGCCGTGAACGGCTTACCACAGTGAGCGCAGGTGAAGGTATAGATAGCGGCTGGCCTCCTGTGAATTGCTTCCGGGTGCTTGTTCCACCATTCCTGACAGCATTTGTCGGAGCAGAACTTTATCGTTTTGATGCCGGGCTTCTGATGGATCGGCTTGCCGCAGTTCTTGCAGAAGATAGCGTCAGGAACTGTTCCTGATGGATTAGCGATTTTTCCATCCAGACCGTTTCTGTGGCAATAGGAAACAACCTGATTCTTGGTAAGGCCAAGAGCAGTAGCGATTTTTTGATAGCCGAGCCCCTGCTCGCGAAGTTTTGATATTTCTTTTTTCTGTTCGGGTGTCATTATGATCCCCACCTCCTACTATTCTTTGGAGATGAGATCCTCGGATTGACGACAAACCAGATAAATTCCGTTTCACCAATGATCTCTTCTCATTGGTAAACAGAAAAAAGAGGGGAAAATTGAGGGTGGTCGATGTGAAAAACGGATAACAAGGCGTTGGAATAAAATGATTGAAGGACATGAATCAGACTGGTAGGATCAAATGAGAAGATGACAAAATCAGGAGTTGTGGAGGTAATTCTCAATGAGAAATATTTACGATAATAGTGAATTTTTTGCCGCATATGCGGAAATGGGAAGAAGCAAATATGGTCTGAAAGCTGCTGGAGAGTGGCATCAGTTGCAACCGTTATTCCCCGAATTACAGGGGAAAAAAGTTTTGGATTTAGGATGTGGTTACGGTTGGCATTGTAAATATGCCGCACAAATGGGAGCTGCTGAAATTCTTGGTATTGATAGTAGTAAAAAAATGATTGCAAAAGCTGTAGCTGATAACTCTGATGACAAAATCAAGTATGAAGTTTGCGGTGTTGAAGAATACATTTATCCTGAAAATACTTATGACCTAGTTATTTCTAACCTGGTACTGCACTATATCGAAAATTTAGATAATGTTTATCAAAAGGTGTATTGCACATTAAAAGTAGGTGGGTATTTCCTGTTCAACATTGAACATCCTACTTTCACCGCAGGTGTTAATGAGGATTGGATTTATGATGAAAATGGGAAACCTAAATATTGGCCAGTCGACAATTACTATTACACAGGCGAAGAGAAACCAATTTTCTTGGTCAACGAGTAATTAAACAGCACCACACATTAACGCAGATATTGAATCCACTTATAGAATGTGGTTTCCAAATTGAGGCTATTGAGGAAGCAATGCCTCCGGCAGATATGATGGATATGCCGGGAATGTGTGATGAAATGCGCAGACCTATGATGTTGTTGGTTAAGGCTAAAAAGGTTTAATAAACAACTTCCAGTTTGTAGAGAAAAAAATAAGGCCAGAGGATAACACTCATAAGAGTAGTCCTCTGGCCATTGCTTACTTTACGCGGATTTTCCATCCAACCTGGATCAGGTTCACATTTCGGATCAGCGTAGGATTGAGTTCCTGAATTGCACCGACGGATGTACCATACTTCCTTGCAATAGCAGAGAGGGTGTCACCAGAGCGCACAGTGTAATAAGTTACCTGCGGCTGGCTATGGGCTCCCATCAGCTCATTGACTCTTGCCTGAACTGCGTCATAGCTGTATCCGGCAGCAGCAAGACGGTTCTTCCTGTCGTCTCCGTTTCCCCAGGAACCGCTCAGAACTTCACGGGCGATTTCATCCACGCTCTTTCTTGCCGGCGCTGGTGCCGGAGTGGGAGCAGGAGCCTGCTGCTTTGCAAATCCGTTGAATCCGCCGGTCTTAATAGTGGACGGATAGTCGATGTAAGAAATATCCATATCGACGTTTCCGCTGATACCGTTTACTGAGCCGGTGGAAGAATACTGCCAGATTCCGTAAGCCCCACCATAGGTACATTTGGAAGCATACTGAGCGACCCAATGTGTGAATGGCATGAGCTTGGAATCATCCAGTCTCTCGCGGAAACCGGAATCGGTGGAGCTGTAAATCCCTGCAAAATATCCAGCCGCTTCCAGTGCTCGGCAGAATGCAATCGTAGCTTCCGTAGCGCCTGCCTTGGCAGAAGGAGCAGTGGCTTCCAGATCAATAAAGACAGGATATTCGAGCTGCTTTCCCTTGAGCTGTGCAAGGAAGCGTTCTGCATCTGCCTTTCCGTCTGCTGCGGAAGTGCAGCCAGGCCCGACAAAATAATATGCTCCGACAGCGATTCCATTTGCCTTGGCGTTTCTATAGTTTTCTTCCCATCTGGGATCTGTATAGAATCCAGCATCGGATCCACCAGACTTGATAATCGCAAACTGAATACCGGACGCTTTTACTTTTGCCCAGTCAATGGCTCCCTGCCAGTGACTGACGTCAATTCCTCTGACTTCCATAATGTTATTCCTCCTTCATAAAGAAAGCCCTCCGGTAATGAGCCGGAGAGCTTCAAAGCGTTTGTCCCATTTACGGAAGGGACAGCCGGGATGTGAGGATCACCTCCTCTCACTGATTGGTCTTTGTCAGCTGCTTGTAGATCTGGTTCACACCAGTCGCTGCAAGACCAGACACGATGCCGACAGCAAGGGCATTGATCACATCCTTTGCCGGGAAGTCCGGCATCAGATACAACCCCGCAAGGCCGAGCACCGCACCCACGCATCCGCAGATCACCGGGATCAGCTCATCCTTCACGGAGCCAGCCGCCTTGCAGCCGATACCGACGAGATAGGCGATCACTGTGATTGCCGCCACACTTGCAATTCCAAAGTCCATAAGTCATTCCTCCTTTTCTTTATTTCTGTCTGCCGAAAGCGGCAGTTCCAGACACTTCTTGTACAGGGACTCTCCGGTGCCATTCCCACCGAGTGCCTTGTACGGCTTGTACAGGTACTCAAGGTTGCTCCGATCCTCAGGAGAGCACCATCCCCGAGCAATAAAAAAGCTGCAGGCCTGATAAATACGGTCATGCAGCAGTGCCATCATTCCATCTTTGATTTCGTCGTTCTCCTGTTTTCGCCGGAGAAGCGTCCGCCAAAGCCACGTGAGGACGGCAAGGATCAGGGCAAAGAGCTCCTGGATCCAGTAGCGCAGTATAAAATCAAGCAATAGAATCATCCCCTTTCAATACCAGTATCTGCTCAGTTCCAGAAGAGGAGCGGATCGTAAGTTTTCCGTCACTCAATGAAAATGTGTAGGTGGTATCGGTAAAGACCGCTCCTTCCGGGACATCCGATTTTACGGTATGACCGTCCACCTTTAAAGCATTGTCAACGATACCGTCACCATTCGCATCGAATTTAAAGAGCGTATCCTCTCCTGTGGCCAGCTGATTCACCGCTTCGCAGAGCCGCTTTATCACCTTACTTTTCCCTGTATAATTAATCATCATCTTAGTTCTCCTTCAGATCTGTAAGCGTATAGGTCACCTTCATTGAAGTGGCGGATGTTTTTGTGACCGGAGATGAAAGGTTGCATATTGTTCCGATATAGGAGGACGGAATGGACTTTTTCGGATAACTGTTGTAGTGAAAACTGAACAAGTGAGGGCTTTCGTAGCCGTAATCCGGTATCGCCACTTTATCCTTTTTGATGTAGGATCCGTCCGGGTAGATAAGAAGCCCGTTGTTTGTGATCACACCGCCGTTATACATGGGGTAGAGCCCTCCGACATCGTACTGCTTGAACTGGTTTAGGAGCACGATGTTTACCGGATTTGCCATCTCGACCTTATAGACGCTGTGGTTATCATAACCTCGCACGTAGTAGAATCCTCTTGACACAACGGCGTCGTTTTTTGCTGTCACAGATGACAGCTCAATCGTCTGTTCATCGCCTTCCTGTGTGAAGCTGAAATCACTGATCTTATATTTCCTTACAAAAAGAAGTGCGTTGCCGGAAGAATTTTCCACGCCGTAGGTGTAGTACTTTTCATATTCACTGCCGTTCCATCGACTATGTTCCTGCCGGTTCATTCGGATAAGATACAGATATCCGTCCTGTCCGTTTGAGATGATCCAGTTGTCCCAGTTGTCAGTTCCGGTAAGATTCGTGACTTTCTCGTCCTGTCCCCAGTATGGGTCGGATACCAGAAGCTTCCAATCCGGTACTTTCTGACGGATGATGTTGCCGTAGCGATCTGCCTTGTATAAAAAGCCCTGATCCTCATCGAAGGCCAGGCCATATTCATAGTCCGTCGTACTTGCTGATTCCCCGTCATAGAGCTTAAGAGGATCTTCTCCTGCCGTATTCCTGGTAAGAGCAAGGGATGCAATATTTCCGTTCGCCTGTGAAGTGGAAAAGTCCCAGACCGATACGTACCCGGTGTCCGTCCTCTTTGTTTCCAGAGAGTTGAGGCTTCCACGCATGGGATCATCCGTATTTACGGTTTGCGCTGCATGCCCGATCAGATGGACATCCATGGGAAAATGCACATTCTCTGCGTTTTCTTCCAGCTTCCCGTCAAAAAGAAAAAGTCCTCCGAGTCCCCTTTTTGCCGCCGGGAGCATCAGGTCTGACAGATTGGCGCCGCAGGAGACAGCATGGCCCATAGCGTAGGTAAGCGCGTTTGTCACCATGTTGTCCTGTTCGATCCGCTCGGTAAATCCGCTGTGATGATTATGCAGCTCAATACTCACATGTCCTTTCATTTTTGTATCCTTCCTCCGTATAGATTGATCGCGTAAAGAACCGAGTCGTTTTCCAGCACGGCCTTTACCGACAGATGGTCATATTGTTTTAAGGCATCCTCCGGAATCTCGCCGATATCGGATTCTGTCATTGCAACATTTTCTTTCCATTCATTCTCAGCGTAGCCCATCCATGTAGAACCGCCGTCAAAAGAAATATAAAATATGGCATTCTTTGAATCCGCCGTGATATATTTTGCCCCGTATACAGCGCAGGTAGTAACCGAAAGACTTGTTTTTAGTGTTGTAGAGCCGGAGCCGATCCAGCCGTTATTCTTTACTTCACAGGAAGTAGTCACCCTGTCAGCGTTTGCCCACGGCGAGAAAACCATGATGTCGGAAGTGGATTCTACAGTCTCTGCAAATCCTCCAAAGATAGACGCGATATTAACCCTAGCCACACGGTCTACAGCAAGGCATAGTGTATCATGAAGTAAACGGATGTCCACCGTATCTGAGAAGCGGCTCATTATCCGGCTAATAAGAATACGATCGATTGTATCCTCCACCGTGATCTCGCCATCCCATTCGCCGTTGCCTGCAAGTCCCATGCCGCTTACGACTCCGAGAACGCCGTATCTTACTATCGAGAGGGAACCGCCTTTTACGGACAGAACGACATTCCATGTATGAATAGACGCCTCCACAGCTTCCAGCTCATACCGAAGACGCAGGATGTGCTCGCCGTCCTGAAAGGTTTCCACAGGATGCCTTGTACTGATTTCATCACCATTTAAGTAATAAGTAGCTTTTACATAAGCGTCTGCCTCCGAGACATTTCCAGCATCATTGCCTTCCGTCGTATCAACCGACAGAAGTATCTCCATATCGAAGGAGATATGCGTGGTTTTCTGAACTGCGAACTTTACGGACATGACAGAACCTTCTTTTCCATCGTCAATCTTTATGGCTTCGGCGTTCTGGTAGAGCACATAGTGCATGTCGTTGTCTGTCTGTGACGAAAGCAGTCCGGCGATCGTTTTATCGGATTTGCTTTTTGCGGAGGCGAGGGAAGGATCCTGTCCGACACCCCAAATCTCATAGGAGCCGTTGTATTTTAAGGTGTACTTTGTGATACAGAAGAGCTTATTGGCATCACCTATCCCTCCCGGAAAAGAAAGCACGTCTCCAAGGTCGTATGCAGGGTTTCCAATCATCGTAACCTTGAACGGGACATAGTCGATCTGCTGAAGAGATGTAAGGATAGCGCGGCGCTGCTTTTCAAGGCTTTCCGATACCCCGTACTGAAGGAAGGGATTGCTGCCGAGGTTATAGGTCAGTCCGTCGTCCTTATCCATCCCGTAGTAACTGGTAGTCTTGTCACTTAGATTCACACAGGAAATACCCGTGTATCTTGTTTCAAAATCAGAGAAAGAGCCTCCGCTGAACCGATGACTTTCATCGATTACATCCACGACAGACTTACTGTAGGAGCAGAACTTTATCCTTCCGGCTCTGTCACAGGTTACAAAGCACCCGAGAGCAGCAGAAAGCCATGACAGATAATCCCGCCAGGTCTCGATATCATTTTCCGAATAAAGAGAAAAGTTCTCAGAACCATTGGCGAATGTCTTAAATTCATCTTCTGTAGTAGCAAGCGGAACTTTGCAGCTCTCGCAGGCCATTTTTGCAAGATCATACGGTTTTCCCAAAGTAGTGCCTACCGGGCAGGTTTTATCGAAAAGCGACAGATTGTCATAGGCTTTTATCACGACACCGGACTGTGTCCATTGGGCTTCGGAAATATTAAACACACCGAGAGGAATGTACTCGTAGGTACCGTTCGCAAGCTTAAGTCCGAAGAAGGGTGTGATTTTTTCTCCTTTCAGAGAGTATCGCTTTAGATCCAGATTCATCAGAGTGATGTCCATCTGCCCAATATAAACCTGTCCGATACCAATCATCGTATCGTCAGAGCATTGATTGGTGATCTGGCAGGAACCGGACAGGATGTTATCGTCACAAAAAAAGGTATCACCAATGCTTCCCTTCATGGAAAAATGCTGTACTGGCTGCTTCATGGCAATCTTATAAGCATCACTTACGCTGTACATTCCACAGCCCTCCTTTCCCGCTGTCTCATCACTCTCTTAGAATTCTTCAAGATCAAAATTTACTGTATAGAGTCCATTCGTCCCTCTCGTCTTCTCTGAATGCTTCTCCGGCCCGGTTTTGAAGTTCCGCATCCGCATGGTTCTTGTCTTGTAGCCCTGCGTCTTCAGATCATAGAGCCTTACCTGTATCGAATCCTTATCTCGGAACTCCGCGAACCTCGCTGCCCATCGGCTCGAACACGGAAAAGAGGCAGAGACGGACAGCTTGTCATACCTGGTGACAATGACCTGATCCGTTCCTGCCTCGGTCTGATTGGTATTCTCCACAACAGAATAGCTCTCCTCCCAGCTTTCCGGTGTGAAGAGCTTTACGTCATCAAAGTAGATGGGGTAATCACTTAACATGCATCATCGACCTCCTGACCGATAGTTGCTCCGCTGGGTCGCCCGGACGACGATCTCATCAATTCTCTCCTGCCCGATGTAGACAGGGATAATGATGTCACCGCCACCTACTCCTGCGAGGGCACCCTTCACAATTTCCGCAAGCTTATCTGTACCAACCACAGCTTCCTGCCCGGCTTCACCGCCACCAAGGAGTCTGCCTCCGGAAGCGCCAAAGATCGTCGGGCTGTTTAAGAGGTAGGCATCATCCATAGCTTTCCGATACCAATCGACGGAAAGATGCGGAACCGATGGCGGATTAATGGAGAGCTTTCCGCTGATGGAGAAATGCGGAAGTTTAATGTGAGGAAGTTCCAAATGGCAGCCGGAGAAGAATCCCTTGATCCGATCCAGACCTCCACTCACGATGCCCTTCGCATTCTCGATCATGGAGGAGAAAGCTCCCTTGATCTCACCAAGTTTTCCCTGTGCAGAAGAAAGCGCATCGCCAAGTTTCCCACCCGTCAGATCATTGATCTTCGAGAATCCTGTTTCCCAGATCGACTTGTAGGCATCCACAGCCGTTCCGATGATGCCCTTGATCCCACCTCCATGCTGATCAACGGATGACTGAATCGCATCCCATGCATTCCCAGTGTTCGTCTTTACAGTATCCCACGCGGTACCGATCGTGGTTTTGATGTTGTCAAAGGTCGTGCCTGCTGTCGTCTTGATCCCGTCCCACACACCAGATAGAGTGGATGTAATACCGCCCCATGTGGTGGAGGCAACGGAGCTGATGGTCGTCCAGGTATTTCCGAGAAAATCTGTAATGCCAGTGAAGACCGTGGTAGCTGTCGTACTGATCCCGTCCCAAAGTCCTGTGAAGAAGCTGCTGATCCCATTCCACACAGTCTCCGTCACAGTCTTGATTCCATCCCAGAGTCCGGAAAAGAAGTCGCCGAGGCCTTCACCAATGCTCTGTACACCAGAGCAAACGGTAGACCAGACACCGCCAAACCACTCGGAGATTTCTCCCCAGTGCTTCACAATCTCAATCACCGCAACTACGGCAGCTACCACCGCCGCGATGATTCCAATGATCGGAAGAATCGGAACGGAAACTGCTGTGATCGCCGGGATCGCCGTTGTGGAAAGAAAACCGACCAGCTTTCCGACCACACTTGTGACGGAACCCACAGCGGTGACAACCTTGCCAACTCCGACGACGACTGGGCCGACAGCCGCAGCAATGAGAGCTGCTTTTACGATGGCTTCCTGCATGCCCGGGGATAATCCGTCCCATGCATCCTTGAGTCCGGTCACCACGTCTTTGATCTGCGTCATGGCTTCAGTGATCATCGGTGCAGAAGCATCGACGATTTCTGCGCCGAGGTCTTTCAGGTTGTTCATCACAACCGTCATCTGATCCAGAGGATCCAGCGTTTCGTTGAAGGTATTCTCTACGGATCCTGCATAATCTCCGAGAGTAGAGGACAGGTCATCGAGGGAGAGCTTGCCACTCTGCACAGCGTTATAGATGGCACCACCAGCACGAGAGCCGAACAGGTCGTATGCTGCCTGCAGCTTCTCCGTGTCACTCTGGTTGCTGTTCATCGTTTTGGAGAAGTCCTTCAATGCATCACTGAGGGATTGACCATTCTTCGTTGCAACCTTCTGCGCTTTGGTGAGGCCAGTGAGCATTGTCGAGGTATCCAGACCAGACATCTCGACGGCACCCATGAAGCCTGCTGCCTGTTCTGCCGAAAGTCCCATCGCCTGAAACTGTCCGGCATTCTTCGAGAGATCCTGCGAGAGTGTATCCATCGATACACCAGTTGCCTGCCCGACCTGGTTTAAAGCATCGAGAAGGTTTCCGGCATCGGAAGAATCCTGCCCGAAAGCATTGAGGACGGACGAGACGTTATCGACCGAGGTGGATACATCCGTCGAATTCAGCGTGGCGAACTCTACGAACTTTGTGGAGAGCTCCTCGAGTGCATCTCCGGTAAGCCCGAATCTCGTGTTCACTTCGCCGATGGCATCACCAGCAGTCTGAAAATCAGTCGGGATCGTCTCGGCGATGGACTTGGCGCGTTTCTGCATGTCCTCGAGGGCAGCACCTGAAGCTCCGGTTTTCTCGGTGACCGTATCGAGAGCTTCATCGACTTCTTTCCATGCTGCAACCGAAGCGCCTGCAGCGGCAGCGACCGGAACCGTGATGCCCTTGGTAAGTCCTTCCCCGACATCACTGATCTTGCCGCCGACTTCCTTCATCTTGTCACCGGCGACCTGCAGCTGCTGACTGGCGACAGAGCCGAACTTCTTATATTCGTCCTCCAGACCTTCGAGGGACTGCTTTGTCGCTTCGATCTCCCGGGTGAGCGCTTCCTGCTGTTTCTGCGTCTCCTCGGTCTGCGGCCCTGCCTTGAGCTGAGCTAAGGCTTCCTTCTCCTCAGCAAGCTTCCTCTTCGTGGCATCGATGGTGTCAGTCAGATATTTCTGCTTCTGTGCAAGAAGATCGGCATTACCCGGATCCATCTTCAGGAGCTTGTTTACATCCTTCAGATTGCTCTGGGTATCACGGATTTCCTTGTTTACACCTTTCAGGGCGTTGGAGAGCTTGGTAGTATCGCCATCCAGCTCAATCGTTATGCCCTTGATACGATCTGCCATAGCTCATCACCTCCTGAAAAACGGCATGAAAAAAGCACCGGCTTTTACCGATGCTGATTAAAACGAATCGAAATCCTGCTGCGTTGCAACCTGCCTGTACTCGTCATCACAGAGATCATTTCCGGATTCAATGATCATATCCATCACGAGTCCTTCCTCCACGTTGTCGAGTTCCTCTAAGGAAAAGCCCAGCTGTTTGGCACGCAGCATAAACACAGCCGTGTTTACTTCCCGTTCAGTTGGGCGACTTCTTTTTTTGGCCTTGAGGTTGTCCTTCTGGAGCCAAGATAGAGAGTAACGAACTCCTGCATGTGAAGGAAGAGTTCTGCGCCATCGAACTGGTCTGCCCAGGTAAGGAAAGCATCTACGCTCAGATGATTCATATCCTTCTTTTCTGCCTGTGCATTCATGATAAAAGCGAGTTTGTCACCGACTGTCATATCGGTTTGATCATCCTCGCTGTTTTCCATCTTGTTCAAGAGGATCATCAGATCCTGATGGAATACCTGCTTAAAGCGGTAGGCTGTTGTTCCCGTTGCGAGAAACGGGAAATTCTGCTCCGACCCATCACTGAGCCGGAGCGAAATCTCCTGATACATGATCGTTCCTCCTTATTACTTGCTGGAACCAGATGTCGAAGTAGTGGTGCTCGCTGTGCTGGCTGCCTTTACTGCGGCAGGCGTGTACACCTTGCTGTACCAGTTCTGGTAAGTGGCATCGGCTGTATCTGCTCCAGACCTAGCCTTGACGATGTTCTTGCCAAGGGTTGCATCCTTGATGCTGGTGGCATTAATGGTAAGACTCTCGGTCTGTACCTCGATGGAATCCTCCTTCGTGGAAGATGCTACGGAAGGTCTCGTCGCCGTGCAGTTATACATGACGTGACGGATTTCATTCACATCGCCGTCAAACTCAAAGAGCAGGGCAAAGTGAATCGGCTGCGCATCCGCGTCTTCAATCAGGACACCGTTGCCGTCCTTGATCTCTCCGAGCACATTCTCCCGAAAGTCCTCGGGTACCATTGCAGACTCAAAGTCCCCGTTATATCCACTGTTTGCAGTGGTGACGAAGTACTGCACACCGTCTGCCCAGAAGATAGTTTGGTCTCCCTGAGCATCCAGAGAGAGGGATACAGCACCCGGCCACGCTACAGGGTCTGCGAAAGTGGCAGTGCCGTCTTCCGCGATTGTCGCAATGGCATAATGTACATTTTTAAGGTTGTACTTGACCTTATTCTTTTTATTTGCCATTTCAGGCCTCCTGTTCAAATGAATACAGGACCTCGTAGAGTGTCATGCGGCACGTTGCCAGCGGCGCAAACGGCAGTTTAATTTCGGTGTTCTCTCCGTTGGGATTGTGCCAGACCGTAACCTGCGGCACACTCTGAGCAGAAATGCGGCATGATCCTGCCAGGTCTCTTACCAGTTCCGCGCCGGTGCCTGTTATTAAGGCGAGATACGGAAAAAGGCCGCAGAGAGATCCCCTCCTCACGGTCTTTTGATCTGTTCTTCTGCTTCTTCATCCGAGCTGCCGGTTATTTGCGGCGGCCATGATAACTTCAGCGTCGATGACCTTTTTATCCATCTGGGCGCCGATAGTCAGGGCATCCGTCATCAGCGTATCGATGACCCGGGGATTACCCTGCGACAGGGAATGGACTGACGCCATAGCAGCATCGTCAATAATGGAATCGGCTCCTCCGGCGACATGGATCTTATGCCGCACATATGCCGGGATCTCATCTGCAGTGAGCCCCTTAAAGTCATAGTGAACAGTGATCCGCTGACGGATCGCTTCGTGGATGGGAAGAGAGAGCTTTATGTTCAGCTGGGATTCTCCCACAAGGATGAGTGTGAAGCAGTTCAGGGAATCGTATCTGAAGTTCATGATCATCTTCAGATCGTTCAGGATCGAGGTGGAGAGCTCCTGCGCTTCATCTATCGCAAGGATCAGCGGCTGCCTCTTCTCTTTGTACAGGTAATAGATCTGCTCTTGGATCGCCTTGAACAACGCCGGTTTGCTGCCTTTCTGGCTGACGCCAAGGATGCCGCAGAACTCTTTATAGAAATCTGTGACGCCTACGGTGGACAGGCAGATGTAAGCCATGTGGTACAGGTTTGGGTTGAGTCCGGCGGCGAAGCAGCGCAGGACAAAGGTCTTGCCCATCCCGGGACGCGCGGTAAAAACGCCGATCCCACGCACGTCCTTGAGATAATTCAGGCGGCTAGTCATTTCTTTGAAATCCGAGGACTCGAAATGATCCCTTTCCTTCAGTGACTGCTTGTCGAACGGATTGCAGGTAAGCCCGTAGTACGCTGTAAAACTGCTCATGATGCATCTCCGATCTTCGCGTAGTCGATCGTGATGTTATCACGCTTCGTGTGGCAGTTCTCTACACGGTTGGTCTGACGGATCGGGAAGCGCTTTTTATCGTAAAGGATGAAGGCTGTGCTCATGTCGCTGGGCTGGAAGCGGATCTCAACGCTCTGCCCGATGAACTGCATGGGCACGTCGTAACTGACTTTATCGATGGAGACAGTGGCATCTTTCTTCACGCGTCGGTTGATCCGGTTGAGAAAACATTCATCCAGCCATTCCTGTGAGGTAGGAGCCTTGATCTGGTCCTTTGTCTTCAGGTACCGGTCCATGGGCGTACAGCCGATCCCGGAATGGAAGGAAGTGTTATAAGAACGCATATATTCCCTGAGCATGCCGTTGAACTGCGCCAGGGAGTGGATGGACTCCATATCCAGCTTGTACAGCCAGGTCTCCTTGAGTGTTAACCAGCTGCGCTCGATCTTCGCTTTGGAGGCGCCGTCGCGTACTCTTGTGTGGAGCAGTACAACGCCGAGGCTGCCGCAGATGAGGGAAAGCTGTTCATTGGCATAGGAACAGCCGTTATCGACGTAGAGCTTTGAAGGGATGCCGTAGGCTGCGATGGCGTCTTTGAATACTTTCTGGAAGTTGGCGGCATTGTCACTGTAGAACAGTTCGCCGCCGACGAGGAGCCTCGAATGGTCATCGATGATCATGATGGCATAGACGCGGCGGACCTGCCCGTCCTCGGTGATGTGCGGCAGGTAACAGGTATCAGCCTGCCACATACGCCCGAAAGCGTCCTCCTCGAACTGTTTGCGGTCCCGTACGTTGGGATTTCTGGCCGACTTGAGATCGTTACGTCTGATGAAGCGCTGGACAGAGCAGACATTGACTTTTGAGGAGAGAAGACCGTTGCCAACAAGGTGGTGATAGATCTGTGTGGCGTTCAGCCTCGGAAACTTCTCCTTGACCTTGTAGATCTCCTCGATGGCCGCATCAGAGAGCGCTCTGGCAGAACCTTTGTCAGAACGGGCCTGGGGCATCAGTGCATCATAACCACCACGTTTGTACATCGATGCCCACTTTTCAACGGTCTTGTAGCTGTATGTCACAGCAGTTCCGTCTGGAAGCTTCAGCGGTTTTTCCGTGATCCGTTTGTAATACTCCGTGGCACTGGCATCAGAATAAAGCCCCTGGATTACAGGAGCGATCAGTGCGAAACGGAACTGGGCAACAGCAGTAGCTTTTGCGAGTTCATCATTAGCATAAATATTATTCATAGTACTCTTACCTCCTGATGGCTGTATCCTAAATCAGGCAGGAGGCCGGAACTATTCACACCTTATGGAATAAGAGCCATCAGCGGCGATAGAGGGTGTGGCCTGTCAGGAGTATGCCGGATTCCTGTGCAGCTGCAGGAATGAGGTAGCTGCCCTGAGAAAGAATGCGTGCAGGAAGGAAGAGAGATGCGGCTGATGATCGATGGATCTCAGAAAGTATGAGGGATCACTGTCCCGGCTGCGCAGGAGCCCCAGCCAGAGCTCTCGGTGTGCCAGAAAGACACGCTTCCACCGGTACAGGGTCGGCGCGGCGATGCAGAAGTCCCGACAGATCTGTGCTACGGTGCGGCTGTGGCGGAAATAGGCCTTCAGGACCGTGAGGATGAACCGCAGGGTGTACTGGGAGTAGGGAATGAGTGTGTCTTTCAGGAGAGCATGGGTATGCCCACAGGTACATCTGACTCTGGGGACAGCGACCTGGAGTTCGTATATCTTTCCCCGATACACATCCACAACGTAGCGCTTGTAGCTGCCGTGGGGCTGATACATGCCTCTGGCGCGGCAGGCCGGGCAGTTGACAAGCGAAAGGTCTGGGAGTTCATCTCCGGGGTATGTGAACAGAAGATCATCTGGCTCTGAGATCCTCTGGGTATTGCAAAGTAACGAAATTCTCCTTATCATAATGTTAGCTTTACGTATATGTGGGACGGTGGTGTGTTCACTGGCAAGGTGAGAGCCCGGCGGTTCGCATTGCGTACATAGTGCTTAAGGAGAAGACCGGCTGTCTGGGCGTGGATCTTCTCCTTTTTCTTATCCTTCTTTCGGGAGACTATCATAATCGGATTGTTAGAATAGTCAACAGTATACGAAAAAAGCATGCCGCATAAGACAGCACGCTAGGATCATCATTTTTATGAACTTCAGAAATCAATCTGCCGCTATAGTGCGGTAGGTGGGGAGTTTAATTTGCTGCATGACAGTAGAGCTTTTCCGACTCTATCCAGGTCTCTGTTTTGTCAAAGAAGATTCCGCTTTTCACGAGCAGATCTTCCAGTTTCTTTTCGATCTTTGGATCCTTCTTATCCGTGTAGAGCTCGATATCGATCTCGGTAATCGGGAAATACACGGTTCCATCCGCAGCGAAGTTATCACTGTTCGGACAGCGATAGCAGAGAAAAGGTGGATCCGGTCCTTCACCCTCGGTAAAGTGATCGTAGGCAAAGGGAAGACCCAGCTCATCCAGAATGGTGATGATCTTGTCCATCAGCTTTTCAACTCCTTCTCAATCTCGTCGGATAGCTTTCCGGTGATGTCTTCCTCCACGGTCGAGATATGCGGGATCCCATCAACGCGACCTCCGCCACGCTTGGCATGACCTTTTTCCAGAAGATGGGTGAGTCCATAGATCTTGTTATGAACGACGACTTCAGCGCCGACAGCCGTTTCCTTCTGAACTGTGGATCGCCAACTCTTGGCGTACTTGCCTCTGCGCTTGGGTGATTTTTCCTTCAGTTCCTTTACAGCTTCCTTGCCGGCATCCTTGATTTCCTGCTTTACAACATCGTTCACATCCTCCACGTAGTCGGAGAGTGTCTTCTCAACCGTTGCAGCAAGATCGTCTGCTTTTATCTTCATCGCTTCACCTTCTCACATCGGAATTTCAGACTTCGGTGATGGAATCCCATCGGGTCTATCGCCGTCACGTTGTAGAGATCATCGCCGTGTCGGATCCTGAGCTTCGTGGAGTCGAGCCCTTCGAGGCATTCCGCATACCGGACCGTGAAATCAAGTGCCTCCGTACTGTTCGTGGTTCCGGCTTCCTGTTTCTCTGAGCCGCCGCTTTGAACTGGCGTTGCCCAGCAGGTGAAAAAGTCCGTCCACGCATTGGTGTGGTTTCCGTACTTGTCCTTCACGATTTCATTTTTCTGAATCGTGATGCGGATGTTCATGCCTGCAATGTTCATCAGAATCCAGGGCTCCTTTCTCCAAACAGAATGGCGCGGAGGGTAAGAATCAGTGCGTGATGGTCTGCTTCCTCCCGGTGCTCATTTAAGTAAGCGAGGGCATAGAGAACAGCAGCCATGACGAGAGGGCTGTCACTGTCGTCGAGCGAGTCCTTCCTCAGCACATCAGCTACCAGACGTTCTGCTGCGGAGATCTCGCTTTGCAGGAGTGCATCTTCATCCGAATAATCAATCCGGAGGTATTTCTTGGCGTCCTCAAGCTTTACCATAAGCACCTCCATAATGATATGGACCGGAGTGATTGGCTCCGGCCCCTTTACTAGTTAAGAGGGAATCCGTCAGGCGGATGCTCCAGCCTTCAGAATCTGTACAGCCTCCGGAAGAACGAGCTTGCCGTCAACACGCTCCTTGGCGACGTAGCCGATCATTCCGTTGCCTGCGAAAAGCTCACGGAGTTCCTGAACGGAACGAGTGCCACGGTCTCCGATGTTGTAGTAGGAGAAGTCGCCGAATGCGATGGCAGGCTTTCCAGCTTCCAGCGCCGGAGCATAAGCAGAGGTCAGAACGGAATATCCGCAGAGACGATCCGGCTCACCGGCAGTGTAGGAAGGCTGCCAGATGTACGCACCGTTCGAATCCTTGAGCTTGCGGAGAACTGCAAGAGTGGAGTCGTTCAGAATGAAAAGGGCATTCTTTCTGTACGGACGCTTGAGGGCGTAGATGAGGGAGATCACATCATCGGCAGTAATCTTAGTGCCGGAAATGGTCACACCAGTCTGGCCGCCACCGGTCTCAGCGAAGATGCCGGTCGGCTTGCCCTTGCCGTCACCGTTCAAGAAAGCGTCCTCCTCGGCATTGCCGATGGCCTTTCCGAAGGTATCGATGATATAGTTCTCAAGATTGAAGGCGTTGTCGTAGAGCAGTTCCTCCGTTACCTTGATGGCTACGTGCAGTTTGTGGGCATCGAGGATCACCTGGTCGAAAGTAGCGTCGCCGAAGGTGAGCTCCTGACCTTCCTCAATCCATGCAGCCGCGGGCTTAGTCGCAGCAATGTTGATCTTGTGCTCGCCGGATGTGGTGATGATAGTCGCAAGTCCGCGGAAGATATTCTCCTCCTCGAGTCTGTCGATCAGACGGGAATCCCATTCCTCCGGAACAAGGTAGCCGCCGTTCGCGTCATTGCCTTCTTCCAGAACATCGGATACCTGGTGGAATCCGGTACGCATGGCAGCGATCATTGCCTTGGCGTATGCGTGAGAAGCACGGCCTTTTTTCTCCGGCTCGTCCTTTACGCCGGCTCCCGGCTTTCCAGTGAGGGGAGAAGCGGTCGGCTTTCCCATCTGCTCCTCAATAGCTGCCTGTCTGTTCAGACGGTCGATTTCCTTGGTGTAGTCGGTGATTTCCTTCTCCATGCGGTCGTAGGTTTCACCGTCCTCCTGAGAGAGAAGTCCGTCGGTGTTTCTGTGAGAGTCAAGGAAGGCTTTTGCAGCTTCCCATGCCTTTGCTCTCTTGTTCATAAGCTCCTGTAAAGTCATAATATTTTCCTCCTTAGATGAACTGTTTCATGAGATCGAGTCTCTTTTCGAGGTCATCGACCCTGTGTAAGTGAGTGGTATCTTTGGCCTGCGGGGTTGCAGGGTGATTCCTTGCGTAGTCGCAGAGTTTCTTATTGATCGCTGCTGCCACCTGGTAGCGGGAGAAAAGCATGCCGGAAGGCTGCTCTTCAATCTCCTCTGACGACTCGTCCGGTTTCTCATCGCCCTCGGATGGCTCATCCTCTTCGTCAGTCTCAGGTACTGTTTTGGTACCGTAGAGTTCGTCGCGCTCGATCATGCCGTCTGCAAAGTGAAGCTCCACAGCCTTGCCGGCATCCATCCAGGTCTCCTCATCCATGAGTTTCGAGAGCTTGTTTCTCGAAAGACCGGTCTTTGCCTGATAGGCATTGATGATGGAATCCTTCACCTCGGAGAGCATCTGGATGGCTTTCTGCATTTCTGCCGTGTCACCCATCGCAACAGTGCTCGGGTTATGGATCATGATCATCGAGACAGGAGAGACGAGAACCGTATCGCCTGCCATTGCAATGACGGACGCTGCCGATGCAGCAAGACCGTCTACCTTGACGGTGACCTTTCCCTTGTAGTCACGGAGCATGTTGTAGATCTGAGCTGCCGCGAAGCAGTCGCCTCCGGGGCTGTTTACCCAGACGGTGATGTCGCCGGTTCCGTTCTCAAGATCGGAACGAAAAAGAGCCGGGGTGACGTCATCGTCAAACCACGACTCTTCAGCGATTGTTCCGTTTAAGAACAAGGTTCTTGATTCAGTTGTTTCGCTTGGATTTTCCGGTACGGGCGTTTTGTTTCTTACCCATTTCCAGAACTTCTTCTGTGGATTCATCTGAGTCCTCCTTATTTTCTGATTCTGTATTCTTCTCATACGCGGATCCTGCGTCAGCGAGTTTTACAACATTTCCGTTCAGGACGTGAAGGTTGCCGCCTTCCTCGTCAGAAAGCAGGTCCATGTTTTCAAGCTCTCTCACATCATTGATGGAGTAGATGCCGTTCTGGATGCCGGTGGCGTAGCCGCTCATCCGGCTGCCGTAATCTCCTCGAAGCAGGCCGTCCACGTTGAAGCGGATGAAGTAGTTTTCCTTTTCCTGCGGAAGCAGGAGAGAGCGCTGCATCGACTGTTCCCAGCGGACGAGCCACGGCTCCAGCGTATAAGTGACAAATTCCAGTGACTGCTCCTCAATGTTTGAGAAGGTTGCATGCTCCAGATCACCGATGAGGTGGGGTGGAATCCGGAAGATCCTTGCGATCTCATCCAGCTGGAATTTCCGAGTCTCCAGAAACTGCGCCTGTTCGGGCGAGATGGAGATCGGGGTATAAGTCATGCCCTCCTCTAAGATCGCGACCTTGTTGGCCTTGTGGCTTCCTCCGAAGCCCGCTTCCCAAGAGGAGCGGATCTTCTCCGGATCCTTTACCGTCCCGGGCATGGAAAGCACGCCGGACGGATTCGCGCCGTTCTTAAAGAAGGACGCGCCGTATTCTTCGGTGGCCATTGCCATGCCGATGGAGTTCTTCGCCATCGCGATAGGGGAGTAACCGACAAGGCCGTCAAAGCCAAGACCGGGAACATGCAGCACTTCCTCCGGGGAGAGCCGGACCGTTCCGGTTTTCATCGTGGGAGCATCCGAGGTATTCATCTGGTACTCATAGTAGATGTGGCCGTTCTCATCACGGTCCACACGCATCCGGTTTGCCATCAGAGGATATAGCCCTACGACTTCACCGCGTCCGTTCCTTATGATCTGTGCGTAAGCGTTGCCCCAGAGGAGCAGATGCGTCATCAAAGTCTCCCGGAAGATATACGATGTCATTTCCGGATTCGGCTCATCATGTAAAAGCCGGTAAAGCGGATGTTTCACAGCTTTCACCTTGCTGCCTTCCTCTGTGTATTCATAGAGGTGAAGCGGCAGGCTTGCGATGGCCTCCGAGAGAACACGGACGCAGGCATAGACTGCTGAGATCTGCATGGCAGATCGTTCCGTTACGGTATTGCCGGAAGTCGTGCCGCCGAAGTAGTAGCGATAGCCGGACCCGTTCGTGGAGTTCTGCGGCTTATCTCTGGATTTAAATAGTTTTGAAAAGATGCTCATTCATACCTCCTACATGATCAGAGAAAGAGGATGCCGCGGTCGTCGTAGACGGATTCGCCGCTATCGTTGCCGCACCGGATTGCCCGGTCGAGGCCCATGATCATAGCGACCGCGCCATCGATCTTCTCTGTGGACTTTTCCTTGTCTGCCTTGATGTTTCCTGCCGGATCACGACGGATGAAGATGTTATCCATCATCCAGCGGAGCACCGGATGCCCGCCGTGGGCAATCCGTTTCTCAAGGACCAGATTCATGAGCTCCTTGGTAGGCGGAGACATATCTTTAAATCCCTGGCCGAAAGGAACAACAGTAAAGCCCATGCCCTCGAGGTTCTGTACCATCTGGACAGCTCCCCAGCGGTCAAAGGCGATCTCACGGATATTGAATCGGTTCCCGAGATTCTCGATGAACTTCTCGATAAATCCGTAATGAATGACATTGCCTTCGGTCGTTTCGAGATAGCCTTCCTTCTCCCAGAGGTCGTAAGGAACGTGATCACGCCTCACACGAAGATCAACGTTGTCTTCCGGAATCCAGAAGTAGGGGAGAACCACATATTTATCCGTCTCATCCCTTGGTGGGAAGACGAGGACAAAGGCTGTGATATCCGTTGTGGACGAAAGGTCGAGACCGCCATAGCAGACACGGCCCTCCAGCTCATCCTGATCCACAGGATAGGCACAGGCGTCCCATTTGTCCATTGGCATCCAGCGGACAGCCTGCTTTACCCATTGGTTCAGTCTCAGCTGCCGGAAGGCGTTCTCTTCGCCGGGATTCTGTTTGGCGGAGTTGCAGGCATCTTGCACCTTATCGATGCCGACCGTGATGCCAAGCGACGGATTCGCTTTCTTCCAGACCTCCGGATCTGTCCAGTCGTCGGATTCCGCTGCGCCGTAGATCACAGGGTAGAAGGTCGGATCAATCTTTCTTCCGGCGATAATATCGAGTGCCTTCCGGTGGACCTCGTAGCAGATGCTATTCGTATCCGTTCCTGCAGTCGTGATCAGAAAGTAAAGCGGCTGGGTTCTGGCATCGCCGGATCCTTTTGTCATAACGTCGTATAATTTCCGATTCGGCTGGGTGTGAAGCTCATCGAAGATCACGCCGCTCGTATTAAAACCGTGTTTATTGGCGACATCTGCAGAGAGCACCTGATAGGTACTGTTCGTCGGAAGATAGATGAGTTTCTTCTGGGATTCCAGAATCTTCACTCGTTTATCCAGAGCGGGGCAGAGCCGCACCATATCAACGGCCACGTCGTACACGATCTTGGCCTGATTTCTGTCTGCGGCACAACCGTAGACTTCTGCACGCTCTTCCCCATCGCCGCAGGTGAGAAGCAGAGCGACCGCCGCGGCAAGCTCGGACTTTCCTTGTTTCTTGGGAATCTCGATGTAGGCTGTATTGAACTGGCGATAGCCGTTTGGCTTCAGAACACCAAAAAGATCTCGGATGATCTGCTCCTGCCAGTCAATCAGATCAAAGGGCTTCCGGTACCAGCTGCCTTTGGTATGCCGGAGACTTTCGATAAAGAGCACGGCATAATCTGCAGCCTCCTTGCTGTAGTGGGAGGTCTCCGCCATAAAGCGTGTCGGCTTGTAATTCTTCAGTTTTCGCATCGCCATCAGGCGACCTCCTTTCCTTGCATCAAAAAAGGACCGCCGAAGCGATCCAGACCATGTGGTTTGTGTACGAGAGAAAGAGCCTTGCGGCTCCCTCTCGGTGCTTTCTTATCTGAAGTTGTTCATGATGGCAAGAACCGCAAGCTGTGCGTTTTCTGTTTCCGGCTCGATGTCCCAGCCTCTGTCGTATCTTGCGACCGGGAAGTCTCCGAGGCAAATCTCAAGCTTGCTGATCTTGCCGCCTTCGATGCCGTAGTCCTCGCTAGGCTCTCCGTATACCTTTGCGCAGTAGGTGAAAATCTGGTTTCCAATCTTAAGGCTTCCGTTTTTCCACATGGTTTTTATCCTCCGTTTTTCTTTTTGCGCCCTTTTCCTTTGGCATGTACATATATCACTCCGAAGCCGTTTTATAGCAAGGAGAATCGGAGAATATATGTCACAAATTAAAGCCGGAGGATCTGTGTATATTTGTACGAGGAAGAGGCCCCGCTTCGGGGCTTACTCCCTGAGTCTTTTCAGTTGATGTTCATCTTGAATGCATGACCCTTTTCGTAGGTTTTGCCCCAGAGGTCTTTCCGAAGGTTGACCTCGACCATCTCGCCGATCGTGCAGCCGGCCTGTTTGAAAAGCCATAAGGTTTCAATTGCGTCCGTTGCCTGGCAGGAGTAGGTGAAGGCTTTGATGCCGTTCTCTCTCATGCAGGCGGTGAGGGCTTCCACATCCCGGTCCCAGATGATGTCGTCGAAGTCCAGGATCTCGTTTTCATTGTCCCTTGATTTCTCGTAGGCTCTCCAGATCTTCCAGGCGATGTCGCCCATCTCATCGATTTTGTCCTCGGCTGCCTTTGCAGCTTCCCTTGCGGCGTCCCTGCCCTCGGCGGTGGTGGCTGCCTTGTAGGCTTTCTTTGCTTCTGCGATGCGGTTGTAGGTTTCTTCAAAAATGTTCGTCATGGCTTTGTCCTCCGTGCTTTGTGCTTGTCTTGTTTGCCTTTCCCTTTGGCATGTACATATATCACTCTGTGCCGGATATATAGCAAGGAGAATAGACTCATAATGTGCACAAAGATGCGCCGGAATTACTGTGATTATCTGGCATCGCCGTGCAGGATGAAATGGGCATATTCATCGCGGTGATCCTCGAGGTAGAGGACCAGCTCGAAGTAGCCTCTCTCGTAGGCAAGGCGCTGAACCATCGGAAGATCGAACATGTTCGTAAGTCCCGTATCGCGGATCGAAAGGATCTGCTCCTTTACTTTCGGATCCATCATCTTGCCACCTTTCTTACGACATCCTCGTTATGTAGAGCTCTACATAACAAGGATTATGCGGTGAAAATCATTATGTAGAGTATAGTGTCGGGAAGACCGTGTTTGCTACGAACTTCCCGACAAACACTCAGCATAATATTTACAATGATTTCCCGTATCCTTCGAGCCAAGATAGTAAATCTTTGTCCTCTGTCCAAAATGGGACATCTGACGTATCGGGAACTATTGCGACTTTCTCCAATGCCTTTTTCTTCATTTCAAGGTTGGATCGGGCGTAGATACCGGTTGTCGCTATATTCACATGGCCGAGTATGTCCCGTATATAGACGATGTTCACACCCGCTTCGAGCAAATGCATTGCTTTTGAGTGTCTCAGAATATGAGGCGTGACCTTTTCCGGGATTGTGGGCTGCTCCGTCCGAGCGGCTGCGACATACTTTTGCAAGATATAACCTATACCAGACCGTGACAGTGCCTCGTTCCGCTGGTTAAAAAACACCGGATGCTCGTTCATCTGCCCTCCCTGCAACAGGTGATTCTCTTTCATGTAATTCGAGATGAGGGTTGCCGTCTGATCCATCAGTGGGACAACACGCTTCTTATTGCCTTTGCCAAGAAGTGTTACCTGTGCCGGAGCCTGCAATCTTACTGCCCCAATGGTCAAGTCGGCTATCTCCTGAACACGGCCGCCCGTATCATAGAGAACGCAAAGCAATGTCAAATCCCTGCGTCCTTTGCGCGTCGAAGTGTCCGGCTGCTTAAGGATTAATTCGAGATCCTCTTTGTAGAGATATGAAACAAACCTTGCCGGCGATTTGCGGTTTGGAATGTTCAGCACCTGCTGGCATAGGCTAATCAGCTGAGGTTCCTCACCTTGAACGTATTTGTAAAAGGAGTGTATTGCCGCCAACCTCTGGTTAACAGTGGATGCCGAGGATTTACGTTCATCTTCAAGCCACTTCAAAAAGGATTCCACCGTCCTACGGTCGGCATCCTTAAACTTGATCTGGTTCGGATCTATGTCCTTGGCTGCCTTCATATAGGATATGAAAAGTCTGAATGTGTCGCAATACGAAGCAATCGTGTTTGTACTGAATCTCCGCTGGCTGGGCAGGTAATCGCTCAGAAATTTTCCGAGCAGGTGTTGGAATTGATTATCCCTCCTCATACACGTGTCCTCCGTTTGGTATGATATACCCAAAGTACTTTTCTACGCGCCGCGTGATATCAGGGAAGACATCCGCCGTGAGCCGTAAGTACTTGTTTACTGAGCCGAGGTTTACATGCCCCATGTAGCTGGAAAGCACAGGGAGAAGGGCATTTACCTGTTCTCCATCGTCAACCCATTTTTTGAGACAATGCACTGCAAATGTGTGCCGGAGATCATGAATTCTGGGGCCGTCGTCGTTTTTAGGAATGCCTGCGGAATGGAGTATCTGGTTCCACATGTATGTAACTGTGCTATGACCGTATTTGCCACCGCTTGGAGCAGAAAAGAAGATCCCGGAAGAATCAGCACCATCAAGCACTGTTTCTTGGTATGTTGCGCAACGGTCGGATAGCTGCCGGCTCATTGGGACATAACGGTCGACCTTGCTTTTGCCACCTTTTATCGTGATTATGCCGTTTTCAATGTCAACGTCTCCAATAGTAAGGGAGAGAGCTTCATTCAAACGGAGTCCGCACGAATATAGTACCCGGAAAAGGAGTGCCGCGACATCCCGCCTGTGTGGGCTTGATAACGGCGCATTAAGATTATCCGCGGCCTGGAATAGCCTTTTCAGTTCATCTGCTGTAAAGATATGCGGTATAAATGTCGAATCGCTGTGCGTATCTTCGGGCAGGATGATTGTCTTAGTACATGGCAGATCATGGGCAACGAAATAATCGGTGAGCTGGGTGGAAACCGTGATCCGGGAACGCCATGTCTTCGTGCTTTCCGTTGGAGTACGAACGCTCCATGCGTCAATCAGCTCCTTTGGAAGCGTGTTCGGCGCTATGCCGAGTTCCTGGCTCAACCTGTCTATTTGGAGAAGCCTCCATGACTCGGAGGAATATTTGTATCCGAGCGCCCGTTTCTCTTCGAGGAACCCCTTGAGCTGCTCGGCTATAGGCCCAGTAAAATCCGGCATGAAAATACGGTTAGGTTCAGGCATCGGCCATCACCTCCTCCGGATTTAATGCACAGAGACGAAGCTTTTCAATGTCGGCACGAAGATACCTGTTGGTTGATGCCGGGTCAGCATGGCCTAAGACGGCTGATATGGTTTCATACTCAATGCCCGCATCCATCATGTGGGTGGCCAGCGAGAAACGTAAGGTATGGGGACCGTGCGGCTTTTCGCTTTCAACACTAATTCCTGCAGTGCGTAAATACTTCTGCATTTGATACCAAAAGCGGTCTATTTTCCCGTATGGTGCTGAATGCCTTACAAATACATATGGGCTGGAATCTTCCGGGCGACCATGCTTTAGATAGTCAATGATAGCCTTTCCGATTTCCTCGCTCAATGGTAGCTCTTGTGGGACACCTGTTTTCTCCTGGGTGAACCGGATGATGCATTTAACCCAGTCGATGTTTTCGAACTTGAGGGAAACGATATCCCCCGATCGCATCCCGAGGTGTATCGCCAGCATAAAGATGGCGTAATCCCGTTTTCCGACGGAAGTCCCCCTCTCAATAGCCGCCAGCAACCTCTCCGTCTCATCCGGCGTCCATGTGTGCGCAAGGCGCTGCCTGCGTCGGGAGGCCTTTGGAACATACAAAGAAAGATCCTGTTCCGTAAACTGCTCCTCATAAAGGAATTTGAGGAAGCTCCTGAGTACGTTGACCTTATCGGAAATGGTGTTCAATGCTCTTGCCGTAAGGAATTGTAGAAAACCGGAAACAGTATCTTTGTTAAGGTTTTTCAACTCAGGTGTTGACATTATTCCGCTCTGCTTCAAAAACATCAGGAACGGTCTGATAGTCCACATCTTACCATCAATGGTCCCTTGCCTTAAGTGGCGTTCCATGCAGGAAGACGTGAAACGGTTGAGAACCTCGGAATAGGATTCCAATGATATGACCCCAATCTTCGTGGTTCGTATCAGCCCGGCATCATTCTGTATGAGCAGGAGATAAAGAAGCGGACGGACCGTAGTATAATGTACTTTCTTGCAGTCAGCCGAATAAATGTCATCCCCTTCGATATCGATGTTGTATTCCTCTTGCAGGAATGTTCGTGCTAAGTCCCATGAGAATTCATCAATGCGATATTTCTGGGCGTAGATTTGAAGTTTACGCCAGATAGCAACATATTTCCTGATGAAATCATCGCAGAACTTTTGCTCATGGAGCATTTGCGTTGCCGCAGCAACTAAATCTGTAACTTTTGCCATGTGGTGGCACCTCCTTTGAATTTGATACAAAAGAGTATGTGCTATCAGGCAAAAAGGCACAATATTATGTAGAATGTTTTTACGAAAAGGCAAGTAAAAATCACTATTTTATCCGCATACTCTACATAATGATTTTCACCGCATAATCTTCGCCGTAGATCACGTTGAGGCCGGAGCCGTTGTCCCAGTTCACCAGAAGGCTCCCCGTATCATCGACTCCGATGACGGTTCCGAGGGTTCCTGCAGGCGGCGCCTGAATATCATCCATCTGCACCAGTTCGATTCGTGTGCCCTGCGGGTAATTCTCCCGCAGAGCCTTGAGTGCTGTCTCGCTTATCATTCTCATGCCTTTGCCTCCTTTGCCGGAGCTCCGTTTCGGAAGGCTGCGCTTCCGGTCAGGTTCTGAAGCAGGATCTTTCTTGCTTTCTTGTACTCCGGTCCGATAAAGCCGAGGCGGAGAAGGAAGCAGCGGAAGGCGTATTTCTCATTGTCCGTTTCTACCGGCCTGCTGCTGGCGTGTTTCAGCTCTTTTGAGAACTTGCAGAGCAGGGAAAGGAAAGTGGTGTAAGCTTTTGCTTCCTCGGCGGTAAGTTCCCGGGTAAACCATGGGAATTCAATCTTGTCCTCGGTGACGTTGATTCGAAGGTCCGTGACCCCGAGGGCGTGCCGGATCAGGTCTCCCTTGGAGGAGAGGATGTTCGTCAGGGTTCCGACGTTTGCGGCTGTGAGCGGGAGGCTCACCGTAAGCTCCGGCGCTTTCTCATCTGCTTCCGTCTTCTCGTCTGCGGCAGGTGTTTCTTCCTGTGGCTCGGCTTCCGGGGCGCCCTTGGCTTCAAGCAATTCATACCCCTGAGCTTTTAGGGCTTCGAGCAGGCTCCCGAGGTCCTTTCCGTCCGGAGCCGTCAGGGTTGCATCCCGGTTTACGGTCAGGTCGCCGATCTGGAAGGCGTAGGTCGGGGTGAACTGGTAGACTGCTTTTTCTCCGGTGATCTCTCCGATGGCCTTTGCGAAAGCCTTCTTGTTTTCCTTGGTAACGTTAAATGCAAGTTTCATGGTATGTACCTCCTTTGTTTTGTAGTACATACATCACTCTGTGCCCGGAATATAGCAAGAGAATCTAAATGAAATAACTACCAAAGAGAAGCCGAAGAAACGCAGCAGTTTATGTGGTTTCGACTTCCTTTACGAGGTCGGAATAGGGGAGCTTCTTGCCGCCACGTTCTACATACACACCATCCGCATCACCGGTATCCTCGACATAGCGGCGGAGTATCACAGAGGCATATTTCGGATCAAGCTCAGACATGTAGCAGATACGATTCATCTGTTCACAGGCCATCATCGTGGAACCGGAGCCGCCGAAGGTATCGAGCACGATGGCGTTCTCCTGACTGGAATTCTTGATCGGGTAGGAGAGAAGATCGAGTGGCTTGCTGGTCGGGTGATCCTTGTTACGCTTCGGCTTATTGAAGTTCCAGATGGTCGTTTGCTTTCGGTCGGAATACCATGGATGCTTTCCATTCTGAAGGAAGCCGTAGAGGATCGGTTCATGCTGCCACTGGTAATCGGAACGACCGAGAACCAGAGAGTTTTTTACCCAGATACACACTCCTGCCAGATGGAAGCCGGCATCAATGAAGGCTTTTCGGAAGTTAAGCCCCTCGGTATCTGCATGGAAAACATAAGCCGCACCACCTTTCTCAAGGTGAGCGGCCATGTTGGTAAATGCAGAAAGCAGGAACTTATAGAATTCATCGCCCTTCAGGCTGTCGTTTTCAATTGTGAGCCCGTCGGATGCTTTGAAGGAAACTCCGTAAGGCGGATCCGTCAGGATCAGATTTGCGGTCTTGCCTCCCATCAGATGCTCGACGTCTTCAGGAGAAGTAGCATCGCCGCAGAGCAGTCGGTGCTTTCCGACCGTCCAGAGATCACCTTTTTCGACGAAGGATGCCTTCTCAAGGGCAGCGGAGAGATCGAAATCATCATCTTCCGCGCCGCTGTCGTCCGGGCCTGCCATCAGCTTTTCGAGGTCCTTATCGTCAAATCCGAGGAGAGACAGATCAAAATCGTCCGCCTGCAGATCAGACAGTTCCACGGAGAGCATCTCTTCATCCCATCCGGCATTTAATGCCAGCTGATTGTCGGCAAGGATATAGGCACGCTTCTGCGCATCGTTCAGGTTCTCGGCAAAGACGCAGGGGACGGTCTTGTAACCTTCCTCCCGTGCCGCCTGCACACGTCCGTGGCCGACGAGGATGTTGTATTTGCTGTCGATCACGGCAGGGGAGACGAAACCAAACTCCCGGAGTGAAGCGCGAAGCTGCGCGATCTGTTCTTTACTGTGTGTCCGTGCATTCCGGGCATAAGGCACCAGCTTGTCAATCGGTACCTGTTCAAGTTTATTTGTATCCATTTATCGTCCTTTCCTTGAACGAAGAAGCTGCTCCATCGTGTCATTCGGATTCCCGTCCTCAAACTCCTCGGTACAGTTCTGTTTCACAATGTCATAGATTTCCATCCAGATGAGGTTCGCGGCTTTCTGAAACTGCGATGCCATCTGGACGAAGGGAGAGCTCACGACCCCGCCTGTCGTCGGATGCTTCCCGAGAAGTCCGTAGGTACTAATCGCATCCTCGCATTGAATGTAACGGGCAAAGTTCTGCGCGTAGGATTCAATGAGCCGCTTATTTACAAGATTTTCGCAGTGGCGGCGTTTGAGCCAGAGCCAGGTCTCTTTGTAAATCACGTCAGCTCCGAGCGGCTTGCCGTTCTTCTGTTTGGCGGAGAGGTATTCGTCCGGCTTTGGCATATCCGCGCCTTCGAGTACAGCGCCCTCCGGAAGATCCACTGCCTCAAGTTCATCCGGTTCCAGGTCAGGAATGTCATTTCTCATGACCTGCACCGGTTTCCCATTTGCTATTTTTTCCGCAGCAGGGGTGGGCTTGCCACCGGCTTTAATTCGCCTGCCGCCGCGGTACGTTCCGTCTTTTGCCACGGTTTACACTTCCTTTCTGTGCAGGCGGCGGGGTTAATCCCCTGTTTGAACCGGAAAAAACGCACGCGAGAGGGGGCGGCGGTCTTCTGTCCTTTTGGTTTTAGAGATTCAGACCGCCCCTCCCGGTTTCCTGTCACCACGTTTCTCGTGGATTTTTTCGTGACAGCTCCGGCAAAGACTCATGAGATTGCTCTCGTCGTTGGTTCCTCCCTCGGAGATCGGAACGATGTGGTGGACTTCCTCGACCGGAACGAATCGCCCATGCTTTAAGCACTCCTCACAGAGCGGGTGCTTCTTGACGTAGCGCGTCCGGATCTTTCTCCACTGACTGCCGTAACGTTTATGCCCGTTGTATCCGCGGGTGAAGTTGTCGTAGTGTTCTTCCATCAGTTTCTTGTGCTTCGGGCAGTACTGTTCGCCGTCCTCAGCGAATTCCTTGCAGCCTTGGTATCTGCAGGGGCGCTTTGGTTTCCTTGGCATGCACGCCGCCTCCTTTGCTGCATAACAAAAGCCCCGGAGGATCGGTCTCCTTCAGGGCTTGCTGTGTTTCATCTTGCTCGCTTTCGCTGATTCTATACTATCACATATGCGAGAGTCTCATTTTGTTGCAAAGTGTTGCAACCTGCGGTGAGTTCCGGTTTCAGATGATGATCGGGTCGTCCGGGAGCGTGACATGCCTAAGCGCATTGCTGTGCCAGCGGTATACCGTCGTGCGATCCGCGTAGAGACGATCGCCGATCTGTTCCCAGGTATAGTTATGCACGTACCGGTAGCGGAGGACGAGCTGTTCATTCGGATCATCGACCTTTGCGATGACGGTCCGGATCTGATCTTTCAGATTCACGTAGAGATCGATCTCCTGATCAATCTTGTGTTCCAGTTCAATAATCTTCTCGATGGAGCGAACGAATGGAGCATCGCCGTTATGACTGGTCTGCACCCGCTCTCCAAGAGAGGGAGAAGAAACAGAAGATGCCATGCTCCGAAGCCGTCCGACTTCCTCGATATCACTGTTGATTCTCTGGTCAAGCCGGTAAGCCTGACGAAGGTATTCCTTTACAGTCATCATGACTCATTTACCTCCTCTTGCAGTTTCCGAAGCAGCATTTTTCCGTCAATATTTGTAAGACTGGAGAACCACTTCGACTTGAAAAATTTCTCGGTGTCATATTTGATGCGTCTTCCTTCTGTGCTGTTTGGGTGACGTTTCAGAAGTTTTGCTCCGTGCCGCCAGTCTTTTACGGCCTGAAGGATGATGGCGTTTGCCAGCTTTTCATATGGATCCATTTCATCCTCCGATCTCCACACAGCTGTCGGTAAAGGTGCGGATTTTGATATTTCTTCTGACAGCGCGGTCATACTCGCGCTTCATGCCGTCGGAGAGCTCGTTTCCAAAGATCCAGACCTCTTCACAGCGGTCGAGCAGGATGATCCCGATAAACATGCCGAGCTTCCGTTCTTCCGGGTCAGCATCATTAAGGATGCCGGAATGAGCGAAAAAGATATGCGGTGCGATCGGGATGCAGCCTCTTCGTACGGCAAAGCGGCAGTACTTCAGGGCATCTGCAGCATTCTTCTCGGTATCGCCTCTGTACTTGGAGCAGATGTAAACGATGGGACGGTACTTCTTCTTTTTTTCTGCGACAGCGGCATGAGCAATCGCCATGCCTGCCGTGGTGTCTACATATCCTTCGTTGTTACGATATACAGAGCTCATACTTGCACCTCCGCTTCTGTGATCTCGATCTCAATGCCGGTCGGTTCATCGGACCAGCGCTTCTCGGCGGTCTCTTTTACGACTTGCGCGTCATCGTTCCAGTAGCCGCAGCGGGTCATACAGTCCTTCAGCATCTTTTCGAGGTTGTCGGTATCTGGACGGGTGATACGCCATTCACCATGTCTGTGTGATTTCCCTTTCGGAAATAACCACACGACATGCAGGGCAAGCGGACCGGTGAGCGGTTCCTTCGGACTATGCGGCATGAGCTTCTCTGTCAGGATGTGCTTTGCCTGCTTTAACTTGGCAGGCTCATAAAAAATCGGTTTTCCGTGGATGATACGCACCTGCTTTTCCTGTGCAGTTGCGGTAGGGGGATTCATTTCAATAAAAAAATTCATAGACTGTACCTTTCCGGACATTTTTCATCTCTTAGATTGTCAGCCGTAGGGTTCCGTTTCGCTGTGTGGAAGGACGGACGTTTACGTCCTTCCCACACACGGAACGTCCACGGACTGACAATATATCTATATATATAGGCGGTTGACTACTGACCGACAGCCGAGAAAAAGTCGGTTGCCGTCCATATCCGGACAACCGGGATTTACTTCGATTGTCCATCTGAGTTCTTGAGGCGTTTGACGACGCCGTTCGTGCAGTTATAGGAGTCCTTGAGCTCGGCGAGGTGCCTCTTTACGGTACGGGCGGAGATATCGAGATACTCGGCGATGTCGTTTATCGTGATCTGGACGTTCTCATCGATGGAGAGTGCATCATAGGCATTGTCGATCGCTGTGCGGCGACTCTCCGGAGTGGAGTAGTTCCCGGACTTCGTGAGATTAGCAATCGGACTTCCTTCGGCACCGAGCCGTGCAAGTTCACCTGTCGTATCAAGTCTGTGGATCGGGTATTCAAACCAAAAATTGACAGGTGCGATATTGGCAAACTCCCTAAGACTGGACTCCATCCGCCAAGCGGTAGCGCCGGTATCTGCGACGTTATTTTTCAGCTCATCGGAGAGCTCCAGCTGGATCATGTCGAGCTGCGCGTCGGGGTCTCTGGCAAATACACCGGAACCGCTGGCTCTGTCCATCGCCTTCTTCATGCCCTGAGCACCCTTGCTGTGATGGTGACAGTAGATCGTCGAGCAGCCGGTCTCCGTGCAGATCTTGTCGAACTGGTTACAGAAGGCACCCATCTCTGAAGCGTTGTTTTCGTCGCCGGTGATGACCTTGTAAATCGGGTCTATAATGATCGCATCGAAGTGTTGGTCCTTGACACGCCGGATCAGTTTCGGTACCAGCTGATCGAGAGGTACGGCATGACCACGAAGGTTCCAGACCACGATGTCCTCTGTATGATTCTTTGGAAGACCCAGCGCGTCGTAGATCTTGAGGAATCGCACGATCGCGGACGCCGGGTCGATTTCCAGATTGACGTAGAGCACCCGGCCTTTTTTACACTCGAATCCGAGCCATTTTCTGCCTTCTGCAATGGCAATGCAAAGCTCCATGAGAAGGAAGGACTTCCCTGCCTTCGAAGAACCGGAGACCAGCATCTTGTGCCCGCGCCTTAAGATCCCTTTGATCAGCTCCTCCGGAAGCTGCGGCGGATTATCCTTGTACTCGGAAAGGGAGACCATGCCGGGAAGCTCATCTGTCACGCCCTCGACATAGTCCATCCAGTCCGTCCAAGACTTCCTGCCGATGTTCGTCGCGGCAAGATACTGCCGGTTGCCATTTCTCGTGACCCCGGGCATCCGGGAGAGCCTTGAGGGGTTGCGGTTCTGTTTGTCGATTGAGACGCCGTTTTTCTCAAGGAAGTCGTAAAGAAACTCGACACGCTTTCGATACTCCTCGTAGTTTTCTGCATCGACATGCACGATAGCATGCAGGCTCTTGCCGCCGGAGTGAACAAGGGCAGCAATCGGAAGTTCGAGCTTCCGATAGAGAATGTCCTGTTCTGCAATGGGCAGGGTATCTGATTCCACCAGCGCATAGGTGAACCGGGTGACATTCTCGTTTTTTACGCCTTCTCCATCCACGGGATTAAAGCGGATCCATGCACCGGCATCTTCCTTCCAGTCGCCGACGGTCGCGCCGAGGTCATCCGGATGCTTTTTTAAGGACTCGATCAGCTCGCCTGCCGTGCGGTCATAGACGCCTTTACTGGGGAGCCACCTGCCGTCCTTGTCCTGCCAGACATCGTTCGTCACATAGCCGACCCGTTCGTCCGGCTTGAATAAAAGCGCAAGGTAAGTAATGAGGTCTTTGGTGGGCGACCATGCATCCGGAGCGGTAAAACCGGTGAATCCTTCAACGCCGTCGTACTCGATCGTGTCATCCCAGCTCATCACGCCATCCTCACCGACGAATGGTTTCCAGCCGCGATCCTTTGCCATCTGAACGATCGTGCCGCCCTTGACCGGTTTGTCGGTTCCATGAAATCCGGCCCATTTCTGTTCGCACTCTCCCGGTTTGTAGCGGGAGTCGTTCCTACTCCAGTCGTCCCAGATGGAGCAGGGAAGTCCCTCCTCCTTTAAGGCCATGCCGACCGCAATCCAGTCGGCACGGGAAAGGGAGGCGACATCGATGGATTTCAGAGCCGAAAGTAAATTCGTATTATTTTCCATATCCAAAGTCTCCTTATGGCCTGTAGAGAGCAGGCGTCATTCCGTAAGGCACGCGCCAGTGATTGTTGGCAAGTTCCGAGATCATGCTGTTTGCAGCAGAAAACTGCCATGTGCCTACCTGACGGAAGCCGAATCTCTCAAGGCAGCGGATCTGTTTTGGAGTAGCAAGCCCGGCTTCCTGACGGCGCTTCAGCTTGTCGATCAGCATTGATGCCATACCGGCATTGGTGACAGCCTCCGGGAAGATTCCGCGGCGCTCCAAGAATTCAATCTGTTTCTGTGAGGGCGGTGCCATCTCCCAAGCAAAGGTCGGCTCATAATTGGCCAGATCCTCGGCTGCGATAGATAAGGCATACTGGATCGGATCCACGAGCTTCCGTTTCCTGCCGCGCATCTCCGCAAGCTGCCTCGCGAGTGATTCTTCACGCTCTGCCAGAACATCACGCTCGGCCTGTTCCTCGGAATCGATAAGATCAATACCGTCAGTGTTTTCCTGCATCTGCCGGTCGATTTTCTTTGCAATCACGTCATCCTTACTGATCAGGGACGAAGGCTTGCAGAGGTCGTGTCGCTGGGTCATCCAGAGAAAGTCAAGAAGCAGCAGGCTTTCTTTTCCGGGGAATAACCGCATACCGCGTCCAACCATCTGCTGGTAGAGAGCACGGACTTTCGTCGGACGAAGGATCACAATACAGTCCACAGACGGGCAGTCCCAGCCCTCGGTAAGAAGCATCGAGTTGCAGAGAACGTCATATTTACCGTCTTCAAAGTCTTTCAAGACCTCGGCGCGGTCATCGGAATTGCCGTTTACTTCTGCAGCTTTAAGGCCCACATCGTTTAGCATCCGGCAGAATTTCTGGCTCGTTGCGATAAGCGGCAGGAAGACGACCGTCTTTCTGTCTTTGCAGTAGTTTTTCATTTCCTTGGCGATCTGTTCGAGATATGGTTCCAATGCAGATCCGACTTCACCGGCAGCAAAGTCGCCGCTTGAAATTCCGACCTTCGTGATATCGAGATTTAAAGGAATAAGCTGTGCCTTGATCGGGCAGAGATATCCTTCCCGGATCGCATCCGTCATGGAATACTCGTATGCTTTGGAATCAAAGAAATCTCCGAGGTTTTTCATATCCCCTCGATCCGGAGTAGCGGTGACGCCGAGGATACTGGCTTCCGGGAAATGATTGAGGACACGAAGATAGGAATCGGAAGTGCAATGATGTGCCTCGTCAACAACTATGTCCTGAAAGTAGTTATCTGGAAATTTGGACAGTCTCTTTTCCTGTGCAAGTGATTGCACAGAGCCGACCGTCACCGGAAGAAAGCTCCCAAGACTCGTGGAGTCTGCTTTTTCAAGACAGGAGTCAATGCCTGCGGCTTCCTTTAACTTATCCGCGGCCTGCTCCAGGAGCTCTCCGCGATGTGCCATGATAAGGACACGATGTCCTTTCTGTACCTGATTTTCTGTGACCGAAGCGAATACGACAGTCTTGCCGCATCCTGTAGGAAGAACGAGGAGCGTCTTTCGATGCCCCTCATCCCACTCATTCAGGATGGCCTGTTTCGCTTCAGCCTGATAAGGTCTGAGCTGAAACATGAGGCACCTCCCTTAATCGAACGGAAGTGATTCCTGATTTCCGTCGAGCTTCATCCACTCGTCTTCCTCAGGGAAGTTCTTCGGGTCATAGTCATAGAAGCGGTCCACATCATTTGCTTGACGTTCATTTCCGTCGCGGTCGGTATAATTACGCGGTTTGAAATGAGCACGTCCGCGGCTACCTACGACCTTGTTCCAGTCCATAACGAGACGCTCACCATGCTTCTTCTGGCCGATGCAGCGGAAGAACGAAGAGAGACGCCATTCCACGACGCGGTTTAAGATGAGGTCGGTACGAACGATGGCGGTACCGTTGTCGGTCTTTACCTGCAGGGTCAGCGTGGCCTTGTTGCAGGGCGACATCTTGGTGCTTCCGGGGAAGTGCCCACGTTCGAAATTGGTGACGGTGAAGTTGTAGTCACCTTCAGGCAGGATGACGAATTCTCCATCGGATTCGATAGAGTCGTTCCAATCCAGCCCTTCATTGATATTGGGGTTCTGATAATCAGCCATTTGTTTATCCTCCTGTGATTAGCTGCCGGACTTCTGATCCGGGTGAATGAGTTTTACAATCTGCGGCCAGTACTTCATGAGCCAGCCGGTAATAAAGCGATCTTCGTAGGTGTCGATGGGAGCAGAGATGTCGTAGTGACCTTTTCCGGCAACAACCTTCTGAATATCTGCTTCTGTAACATTTGCCTCTGCCATGAGCTTTTTCAGTTTGTCGATCGGCTTCTCTTCAGATGCTGCAGGCGGGTTATCTGCCGGAGTAGCAGGGGCTTCCTTCTTGGCAGCGGGCTGCTTTTTCTCGTAGATAAAGGCGATGCTCTTGTAATCGAGATCCACGATCTCTGGCATCCTGACTCTTGTCTTTGCATCCCATGCCGGATGATGCGTCGTGTAGATCACGCGCTTGCCACCCTGCGGCTTCTTTGTATCGTTCTCAGAGGTGACAACGAACGTCTGGTAGTTGCAGAAAAACAGGTGGTCGCACCATTCCTTAAGAAGCGGAGCTACCTGTTTACTGAGCTTTAATTCCCAGCGGTCGTAGGCTCCCATCTCATCCGGCTGCTCGAATTTCCTCATCTTGGCATGGGCGGTGATCGTGACATTGATTCCGGCGGCAATGACCTGATCGCAGGCGGAGAGAAGCCGTGCAAATTCTTCTGCCAGATATGTGTAACCTTTGCCGTAGCCGAAGCTCTCGATCGAGTTCTGTTTGTACTTATTGCAGAGGTAGGTCACGATCAGCTGCTCCGCCCAGTCCGCCGTATCGATGACGAGGGTCTTGCAGATACCAGGCGTTGCAGCGACTTCCTTAATGATGGAAAGCAGCTCATCCCATGACCCAGGTTTCTCGATTCTTCGGACATCCATGAAGGCGGTGCCGCCTTCGGTATCGATGACAATCGGATCCGGGAACTGAGCAGCAATCGTTGTTTTACCGATGCCTTCCGGACCATAGATGACCGTTTTCTGGGCACGGTCAATTTTTCCCTTTGTGATGTTCAGCACGTCTATGTCCTCCTTATTTGAGTGAGCAGCTGTAATCCTCGACTACACTGCATCCCGGCACCTTGATGCCGGAGCTAATCAGTTTCTTGACCTCGGTCTTGGCAACCTCTGGTGCTGGAATGCGGAAGCAGTCCTTGAACTTGTTACGCTTGAGCCAGCGCACAGCCTTCTCAGAATCCTCCACATCGAGATGCGATGTCTTTCGATAGGAGAAGGTGGCAATTTCAAGGTCTGTCTTCTCTCCGGCGCATTCGCGGTCCAGCACCTTCATCAGCCTGTCCTCCTTCTTGGAGAGCTGTGTACGTCTTGCCTTAAGCCTGTCCTCCTCGGCCTTGAGGGCTGCCTCCTCGGAGCGGAGATTCAGGACGAGCTTTGCCAGCCAGACGAGGATGGATTTCTTCTGCATCTGGAGCTTGCCCACCTCCTCGAAGAGGTCATCCGCGCTTCCGAGGATCTCGCCGGTCTCCGGATCAAACTCGATCGCATTGGTCAGCCGCAGGATCTCGGCGTTGATCTCATACAGTTTCATCGAGGCAGTCCTCCGTTTCTTCGATGTCAACAGACTCTACCGAATCACCAGGAACGATGATCGTGAGCTTCTGCCGACGTCCGAGAAGCAGGCGCAGCAGCCTCTCACGGATCGTGATCTTGCGGACGTTCACGATTCCGCCATCTCTCGGGTGCTTGGAATAGTAAATAGATACGTTGTGATTCATCTTTGAGCTCCTTTCTGAAAGGAATCCCTATCCTTTCACTGTTAAACAGAAAAGGACAGGGAATATTGAGGGTGGTCTGTAAGAAAAATCAGCAAAAATTTTTCATGATCTTTCGAGCCTGATTGATTGACTCCTTTACCGTGTTGTAGGCAGCGCCTTCTTCCCGGGCGATGGCTGCGATGGTTTTGCCAGATGCCAGCTTTAAGAGGCGACGGCGCTGTGTTTCTGTCAGAGTCATGAGTCCGCGGGACAGGCTCTCGCTCTCGCATTTGCGAAGATAGATATCTTCCGGGTTGCTGCCGCTGTCGCTGAACTTCTGACTCTCGTAAGAGTCCGGATCATCGATGGAGAAAGCTGCATGGTAGCGTTCTCTTTCGTTGCCTGCATGCTCCTCCTTCCGGGAATCGACGATGAACGTTCCGTACTCGTCTTCCATTGCGGCATCCTTCTTAGTGCCGTCTGCAAACTTGTAACTGATATGCATAAAGAAACCTCCGTTTCGTGTGGTTCGAAACGGAGGCTTCTAAGCGCAGCAAAGCACAGAAAAAAGGACATGGGCTGCCTGTCAAAAACGATTCCGTTTCGATAGCAGCCCAGTCCTTCCGGTGGCCTGGGCTTTCTTATTTAGTTGCGTTCAACACAGGTCCCGGAAACTCTGCAGTAGTGACCTGTGTTTACTGAAAAAGGATAAGCGTGAGCTAAACGATCAATTTTTGAATTTGATCAAAATGTTTGCAATCGTAAAGATGAAATTGACGATTGCACTCATAAGTGATACACTCGACTTATACTTTTAAGAAAGGGATCCCTTTCTTTACTTAAAAGTTTAATGGAGCAGATGCTGAAAGTCTTTGCTCTCGTTTTGCCCTCAAATTGCAATCATTTTTCTGCCGAGGAGGTGGTTCTCTGGTATGAGCGAGTACAATATTTCTTTTTTAATTAAGGAAATGCAGTTCTGCATGGGTGTATCGCAGAATGAAGCAGGGAAAATGTTGCTCAATACAGTGGCGGAACACGACTCGGTAAATGTAAATGTGGATGACAAGATGGTGACGAATCTTGTGAAAAGGAGAAATGAGGTTCATGAAGCGATCCAGGCGGCAATAAATAATAAGGACGTGATTGCGTATGCGAAGACAAGAGTGAAGGAGATTCTGGAGCATCATTTGAGCCCGTTGAACCAGATGCAGGCATCATTCGCAATTTTTCAGCAAATGAAAAATGACGAGAATGTACCTGGAGATTTGGTTGATAGGCTGCAAAAGGAACATGATGCAGGCGATTTTGAACAGTTCTTCACGGATGCAATACTTTATGCGCTGGGAAAACGAAATACGCTCCCTGAATATATCGTGAAAAGCAATGACTTCTATTTCTTACATGAGGTGCATCAAACATGCCCTCAGTGTGGAAAAAAATTATGGAAGAAAGTCCACGGTAAAATTCTGAATCGTTATAGAGTTGTAAAAATATATCCGGATGATTTATCTGCAGATCTTGAGACGAGTTTCAATGCAATTGCGCCGAGACCAGCGAAATCAATGAGTGCTGACAACCAGATAGCGTTATGCCCGGATTGTGCAGAGAATTATCTACTGGATCCGACTGAGGATACTTATAAGGACCTGTTTCGAAAAAAGGAATCCCTATCCAGAATGATGAAAGAACAGGAAATTTCATCAGAGTCAACTATTGAGACTGAGATTGTAGATGTCATCAAAGCGGTTTCACAAGTGAAATCCTCTGTGCAATTGCTACCTATTCGAGAGGCTTTGACATTGGATGAGAAATTCACACCAGAGAACTTTAATCTGAAGGGAACCGTTGAGGATTGGGTGAATCACTATTATTCGTATGTTGAGCAGAATTTTTCAATCGACGGGACCAATTCAAATACCAAATATGACGTGATCCGGTCAGAAGTTAATTCGATATATCTGAAGTACAAGGATCTGGGAATGAATCAGCAGGAGATCTGTGACAAAATTGCGGAATGGATGCTCTCCAAGAATGGCCTTGAGGACGAGTACAGCACTGCAAGTCATATCGTAGTAGCTTTCTTTATTCAAAACTGTGCAATTTTCGAAGCTGTTTCATGAAAGGATAGGATTACGTATGCGCATGCCAAGCAGGGTTACACCCTATAAAAAGAGCACACTGGCAGAATTTCCGACTGTTCTGAAAGAATTGCGAGTTATTGATATGTCGCCGATAGAACTTTATAAGAAGGTCGAGAAGAAGATACCGATTGCTGATTTTGTTGAGGTACTGGATTGTCTGTATATCTTGGGCCGTGTCGAACTCGATGAAAAGAAGGAGGTGCTGCATTATGTTGAAAGAAATACGATGCAGTAAATTCAGACAAGGAATACAGACTATCACTTTTCACGAAGGGCTGAATACCGTCGTAGGAACTGAGGAAGGAACTAACTCTGCAGGAAAGTCTACGTTTTTACTCATAATTGATTTCGTATTTGGCGGGGACGATTACTATAAAAAGTGCAAAGCAGTCCGGGATAATGTCGGTGAGCATTCCATTGATTTCAAAATGGAATTCGATGGAAAATCATATTATTTTACGCGATCCACGGATAATAAAAAAGTTGTAACTCAATGCGATCAGGACTATAAGCCACTTCCGAATGGCGATATGACAATTGACAATTACCATAAATTTCTGGCTCTGCAATATGGACTGACAGAATACGGACTTTCATTTCGCAGTGCAATGAGTCGATTTATTCGTGTAGATCATCGGGATACGATGGATGAAAGCAAACCATTTAAGGAAGCCAAAGGAGAAACTGACGAGGATGCTATCTTCAAAATGTCTCAGCTTTTCGGCAAATATGAAGAATTAGAGATTCCGAGAAATACAGCAAAGGAAGCCAAGGAGCGTGATGAGACATATCAGGATGCCGTTAAGTTCACCTATATCAAGAGTGCAAAAGGCAAGACGGAGTACAAAGAAAATGCAGCAAGAATAGAAGTGCTGAAAGCTGAAATGGATGAATTGGCCATGAAGAGCAGCGAAGGGCTACTGGATCTTTCGTCAGAACAAGCGGACCAGCTGAGAGTTGTAAGAGAAGAACTATCCAACTTCAGACGGCAAAAAACGCGGTTGGTTGCACAGCGTAATGCAATCAACCGAAGCTATGAAGAGACAAAGAAATCTTTCCCTAAAGATTATTCTGATCTTCTAGCTTTCTTCCCTGATGTCAATGTAGAGCGGCTTTCTAAAATTGATGATTTCCATCGCGGTCTGATGAAAATCCTCCGTAAGCAGCTGAAGGATAGTGAGAATGATGTGGATGCAATGATTGTTCTTGCAGACGAAAAAATCGATCAGCTGGAAAAAGAACAGATAGAAATCCGAAGGATTCCCAATGTCGCCAAGGCCATACTTGATCGATATTCGAAATTGAACTCAGAGATGCAGGTGCTGCAGCAAGCGAACGATGCATTTGACAATAAGGAAAAAGTAAAGAAGGAAAGTGAGCAGAAGCAGGAAGAGCTTGATGCGTTGGTTGTTATGACAATGAGCAAGGTTCTTGCTCCAGTCAATAAATCGATGCGGGAGTTGTGTCGGTCGCTATTTGGCACAGAGATTGTGCCGCCCTACATCAATATAAAGAGCTCAAAATCTTACGAGTTAGATACGGGAAATGACAACGGACAAAGCTCTAGAAATGAAGGATTGCTTCTTTTTGATCTTGCTGTCTTTGAAACAGGCCGGATTCCTTTCATAATACATGACTCCAATTTCTATCCGAACATGAACAATGATGTGGTGGAGCAATTGATGGAAATTTACCGGGATATGGCAAAAGGCAGACAGATCTTTATTGCATTTGATAAGAATGCTTCTCCTAAAACAAAGGAGATTCTTACACAAACACAGGTATTGCATCTCGACCGTGACGCAGAGTCATTGTTTGGCTGGAAATTCAATAAAAAAGGGCAGGCTAATAACGCCTGAATAAAGGGTTGAAAATGCACATTACATATAAGAAGCTATGGAAACTGTTAATTGACAGAGACATGAACAAGCAGGATCTCAGAAAGTTATGCGGATTAAGCTCTGCTTCAATAGCAAAAATGGGCAAATGCGGAAATATCACGACGGATGTTCTTGTAAGAATATGCGAAGGATTACATTGCCAGCTTGAAGATATTATGGAACTTGAGGAGGGCACGCCGGGAGAAGACATGAATCAGAAACCGGAGCAGGATGGAGAAAAGTAAATGAACACAGGCATTGCCTATCATATAAAAAACAAGACGATAACAGAGGAATGAGAAAGGAGGGGCGCTGTCTTAGTGGAAAAGTTAATAGATATAGGAAGTGCGTCTGTAGCGTCGCTCCTTGATATTCTTCTTCAGGATAAATCGACAAAGAAGAACATCATCTGGGCGACGGACACCTACGAGGAATACGGCTATGGATTTACAGATAAAGAGCAGATCGACAGGAATCTGCTTCTGAAACATGCAGACATCATCAAGCCGCGTATTCAGAAATCACTCGAAGCGCAGGCGGAACGAACCCGGAAAAAAGCAGAGGTCTTCACTCCGGCATGGCTCTGTAACATGATGAACAACTACTGCGATGAGGAATGGTTCGGCAGGAAAAATGTATTTAACACAGAAAATGATGACCACACCTGGACGGTGATAGAAGATCCAATTGAGTTTCCGAAGCGAAAAACGTGGAAACATTACGTGGATTCCCGGCGACTTGAAATCACCTGCGGTGAAGCGCCGTACCTCGTGTCCCGATATGACGTCTCCACCGGTGAACTGATTGTTCCGCCGAAACACAGAATCGGGCAGCTCGACAGAAAGCTTAGGATTGTGAATGAAAACACCGATACATATGATGAATGGCTCAAATGGACGATCCGGGCATTTGAAGCATCTTATGGATATGAATATCAGGGAGACAATCTCCTGATCGCACGGGTGAATCTCCTGCTGTCATTCATTGACTACTACACGGAACGCTGGGAGAAAGACCCGGAAGAAAAGCTTTTGCGGCAGGTGGCAAATAAAATCGCATGGAACATCTGGCAGATGGATGGGCTCAAGGACACGGTTCCGCTTGGAAAGCCATATGAGGAATACCACCAGATGTCGTTGTTTGATCTATATCCGGAACTGCCGGATGCCCCGGAAGAAGAACCGGATGCGGTGCTTTGTAAGATATATGACTGGAGAAAAGAAAAATCGGTTGTCTTTAAGACGTTAAAGGAGAAGTGATTATGGGCAAGAAACTATTTGATTATGTGATCGGGAATCCGCCTTATCAGGAGGATACAACAGAGTCTACAAGGAAACGACCAGTTTACAATACTTTTATGGACGGAGCTTATTATGTTGCTGACAAGGTTGAGCTTATAACTCCGGCTCGATTCCTTTTTGATGCTGGCCAAACTCCGAAAGCATGGAATCGCCAAATGCTGGATGATAATCATTTTAAGGTTTTGCATTATGAAGGAGATGCAACGAGGGTATTTCCAAATACAGATATAAAAGGTGGAGTCGCTATAACTTATCATGATTGGGATTCCCAGTATCAACCGATTGGGGTATTCACAAAGTATAATTCCTTGAACTCGGTGCTTGCAAAAGTACGTAAGCACGGAGATGACTCAATACAGGAAATTGTTTCTGCAAGAGGTTGCTATCGCTTAAATGATAAATTTTTTACTGACTTTCCGGATGCTTCTTCACGAGTTGGAAAAGGAACGGGAAATATGATTGTCTCTAATATTTTTGAAAAAATACCAGAGGCTTTCTTTGATCAAAAGCCTAATGACAGTAAATATGTGAGGATTATTGGCAGGGAAAGAAACAAACGAACAGTCAAATATATAAAGGCTGAATATGTAATAGATAATGGTTATGTGCACACATACAATGTTTTAATTTCTGAAGCTAATAATACCGGAAAATTTGGCGAGACACTTGTTGAACCTCAAATTGCGAAGCCAGAGGAAGGCGCTACAGATACTTTTATCAGTATTGGCTTTTTTGGATCTGAAGTAGAAGCATCCAACGCAAAGAAATACATAAAAACAAAATTTTGCCGGGCAATGTTAGGAGTAAAAAAAGCTACTCAACATACCGCAAAATCTGTATGGGAGTTTGTTCCAATGCAAAATTTTAAGGTGACTTCCGATATTAATTGGGACAAATCAATCAAAGAAATAGATGCCCAGTTGTATAAAAAATATGACTTAAGTTTAGAGGATATTGATTTTATCGAAAACAATGTGGAGGAGATGGAATAATGGCAGGAATAAAGATAAATACAGCCACAAAGGTCACTCCTCAGTGCTATGCCTATACCACTCCCGGAGTACCGGCGCATGACGGCTGGACAAAGATCGGATTCACAGAACGGGATGTAGAGACTCGTATTAATGAGCAAACGCATACGGTCGGTGTCGACCACAAGACTTGGTGGCACATGCGCGCTGCCTTTATGACTGAGCCTTATGGCACCTTTACCGATAAGGATTTTCATGCCTATTTGAAAAAACTTGGTATTTCCCGTGAGGAAGGTACCGAATGGTTCGAAATCGAACCGAATACTGCCAAGGGTGATTTTATTGACTTTACACAGAACCACGGTGTTGTCTCCGCAGATTATACAGACGCAGTGATTCCGTATAGGCTTCGCAATGAACAGAACGAGGCGGTGCAGTCTGCGTATGATTATTTCAAGTCTCATGAGAAGGGCGAATTCTTATGGAACTGCAAGCCACGTTTTGGAAAGACTCTCTCAGCGTATGATCTCTGCAGACAGCTTGACGTCACCAATGTCCTCATAGTGACCAACCGCCCTGCGATAGCAAATTCCTGGTATTCAGATTACGAGACATTTTTCGGCCCGCAGTCCGGCTTCTGCTTTGTGAGCTCAGTTGACGGAATCAAGAATAAAAAGTACGTCATGACTTATGCGGAATTTCATGAACGTGTAATGCAAGATGCAGACGAAAAAATCAAGGGTTTGATCGAATTTGTAAGTCTTCAGGATCTAAAGGGCTCAATTCACTTTGGAGGTCAGTATGAAAAACTTGCAGAATGCAGTGATGAAGTAATAGATGGAAGAAAAATAGGTCTGGATTGGGATATTCTGATCATAGACGAAGCCCATGAAGGTGTTGATACATACAAGACCGATACTGCTTTCAATCATATCCGCAGGAAATACACACTTCATCTTTCCGGTACACCTTTTAAGGCTTTGGCAAATGAAAAGTTCCCGGAGAATGCCATTTACAACTGGACGTATGCCGACGAGCAGAAAGCAAAGCGTGACTGGGATGATTCCAACGAGATCGAGAATCCGTATGAAAACCTGCCGCGTCTTTCCCTTTTCACCTATCAGATGTCGGACATCATCCGTGACAAGGTACGTCAGGGAATCGAGCTGGCAGATAATGACGTTGAGGAATATGCATTCGATCTGAACGAATTCTTCAGTACAAATGAATCCGGTAAGTTTATCCATGACGCAGATGTCGATAAGTTTCTGGATGCGCTGACGACGCAGGACAAGTTCCCGTTCTCTACGCCGGAACTCAGGGATGAACTGAAGCATACATTCTGGCTCTTAAACCGCGTGGCAAGCGCAAAAGCTTTGGCAAAGAAGCTGGAGCTTCATCCGGTCTTCAAGGATTACGACATTATTCTGGCTGCCGGAGACGGAAAGCTCGATGACGATGATGAAAATGAAAAATCCTTTGACCGGGTGACAAAGGCGATCAAGACATATGACAAGACGATCACACTTTCTGTCGGGCAGCTTACGACAGGTGTGACGATTCCGGAATGGACGGCAGTGCTCATGCTTTCAAACATGGCTTCTCCTGCTCTTTATATGCAGGCTGCTTTCCGTGCGCAGAATCCGTGCCTCTTCCACGATGCGCAGGGTAATTCCTGGCGAAAGAAAAACGCCTATGTCTTTGACTTTGATCCGGCAAGAACGCTGACCATCTTCGAACAGTTTGCAAACGATTTGATCCCAGAGACATCCGGCGACAAAGGCGATTTTGATCAGAGAAAGAAGCATGTACGTGAGCTTCTGAACTTTTTCCCTGTCTACGGCGAGGACGAGAACGGCTCCATGATTGAGCTGGATGCTGAGTCTGTGCTGACAATTCCGCGTCATATCCATGCAAAAGAAGTTGTGGAGCGCGGCTTTATGTCGAACTTCCTCTTTGCCAATATTTCCGGCATCTTTGGCGCTCCGAAGGAGATCATAGACATCATCAATAATATGCAGGCTATCGAGGAGCCGTCAAAGCTTGCTCCTACAGGTATTGACGAATATACGGCGGACGACCTTGATTTGAACGATGAAGGCGAGGTTGAAATTCCGCACGAACAGGTAATCGGGACAGCCAGCGAATTATTCGGCGACAAAGTTTACAGTGATGTGGACGAGCAGCTGGAGCAGGCGGTAGCGGATATTACAGAAGAACATGCGAAGAATCCTAATCCAAAGAAGGATGAACTTGCGGCACTCCGAGAGAAGTTCTCTAAGCCCATTGCTAATACGCTGATGGAGACCGCTCGGCAGCAGTATGGCACGGATCTGAAGAAGTCTACACAGAATCAGCTTGAGCGCAGGATCCAGGAAACGACCGATACTGTGGTAAATCGTGAGTACGGGGACTATACGATCCGCGACAGACAGCTTGTGAAGGAATGCGATGACAAGATTCATGAGGCACAAGAATCCGGCGCTTCCATGAAAGATATTACTCGTCTGAATGAAGAATACAAAGAACGGCGGCTTAAGAGTTATCAGGATATGGTGAACAATATCCATGAAAAGCTGAACAGCGAAGAAACTGTAAAGAAAGCCGCGGAAACCATAGTCGAGACTGTTGAAACAGAAAAGCTAAGTAACGAGAAGAATTCGATCGAGGGAAGTGTCCGCGACCATCTTCGTGGGTTCTCGCGTACGATTCCTGCATTCCTTATGGCCTATGGCGACGAGAACACTACACTTGCCAATTTCGACACTCTAGTTCGGGAAGACGTTTTCTTGGAGGTTACAGAAAATCCAATTACTCATGTTGGTGTAACACTCGATCAGTTCCGTATGCTTCGTGACGGCGGAGATTATGATACAACGGATGAAAAAGGAAATCCGGTCAAGAGGCATTTTGATGGTCATCTGTTTGACGAGGTTGTATTCAATGACTCGGTGCAGGAGTTTATGAAAAAGAGACTGGAGCTGGCGGATTACTTCACCGGCGAACATAAGGACGATATCTTTAGCTATATCCCGCCGCAGCGGACCAATCAGATCTTTACTCCGAAACGAGTGGTGAAGGATATGGTTGATCGCCTGGAAAAAGAGAATCCCGGCTGCTTTGACGATCCGGATGCGACGTTTGCAGACCTCTATATGAAATCAGGTATGTATATAACGGAGATCGTCACCAGACTGTATCAGAGCAAACGAATGAAAGCGCTCTTCCCTGACGAGAAGGAAAGGCTGAATCATATATTTGCTAAGCAGGTTTATGGGTGCGCGCCAACGGAGATCATTTACCGGATCTGCCTGCGCTATATTCTGGGATTTAACGATGAGATTCACATTGAGAAGAACAATATCAAACTCTGCGACACGCTCCAGTTTGCAAAAAACGGAACGCTGGAGACAGAACTTGAGAAGATATTCGACTTCAACTAATGAGTAAGAAAGCAGAGCAAGAGTAATGAAGGGATCAGAAGCACAACTTTTAGGATTCATGGAGGGCGCGAATAATCGTTACATTATTCCCGTCTACCAGAGAAAATACGACTGGAAAATTGATAACTGCCGTCAGCTGTATGAGGATCTGAAGAAGGTTTATCGCGACGGCAGAAGCAGCCATTTCTTTGGCAGCATTGTTTCGCAGGTTGTACCGGACGGCAGCAAAATAGAATTTCATATTATCGATGGCCAGCAGCGATTGACGACGGTCACACTGCTTCTTCTCGCCATCTGCAATATGGTCAGGGCCGGACGTGTCAAGTCTAATGAGGAAGCACTCGATGATCAGATCATGGAGCGGTTTGTCATCGCCAAGTGGGCAAAGAGCGACGACCGCATCAAACTTCGTCCTGTGAAAACAGACCGCACCGCTTTGGAAAAGCTCGTCGCGGGTGATCCGGAAGAATATGAGCCCGCATCGAACATGACCATCAATTATCGGTTTTTCTGCGATCAGCTTTTGAAAGAAGAACTTCCGGTAGATGCGCTTTATGAGGCAATAGGGAAACTCCAGATTATTAGCATTACATTGGATGGCGACGATAATGCGCAACTGATTTTTGAAAGTCTGAACTCTACAGGCCTTGCACTTACTGAGGGTGACAAAATCAGGAACTACATTCTGATGGGCCTTAAACCGAAGCAGCAGGATGAACTTTACGATAAATACTGGACAAAAATTGAGGAATGCACCAGAAACGATGTCAGTAGCTTTGTTCGGGATTATCTCAGTATCAAACAGCAGGTAACGCCGACTATCAATAACGTGTATCAGGCATTTAAGAAGTATGTGGAAACAGAAAAGATTCCGCTGAATTCCCTTCTGGAGGACATGCGGAAATATGCTCGTATTTACCAGAAACTGATGACCGGAAAGAGCGGGTTGCATAGTCAGGAACTTGACGATTGCATGTACCGCCTGAATCGTTTGGAAATTACGGTTACAGAGCCGTTCTTCATGGAAATTCTCAGGCTGAACCAGGATGGTGAAAAACTCTCTGTGGATGATCTGACTCAGATATTCCTGATCACGGAGAACTATCTCTTCCGCCGGAACATCTGCGATGTACCTACCAACGCCCTGAACAAGGTGTTTCTGAACCTGAATCGTGAAGTTATCCGCTACGACAACAGCACAAATGACTATGTTCAGAAATTCATATATGCACTGCTTTCAAAGAAGGAAAGCAGCCGCTTTCCAGACGATGAGGAATTCTCACAGGCACTGGCAAACAAGGCAGTATACCAGATGCGCGGCAAATATAAAGCGTACCTGTTTGAGCGCTTCGAGAACTACGGCACACTGGAAGCAAAGGATGTCTATACCCTTCTCGATAATGGAACCTATTCCATTGAGCATATTATGCCGCAGCACCTGACTCCGGCATGGATTCAGGCACTCGGCCCGGAAGCAGAAGAAATTCACAGCACATGGCTTCATCGCCTTGGAAACCTGACGCTCACTGCTTATAACTCCAATATGAGTAACGCCACATTCCAGGAAAAACGGGATGCTGACCTAGGATATAAGAAGAGCGGCCTCAGGATGAACCAACGCATCGCCACAAAAGATCACTGGGGACCGGAAGAAATGCAGGAACGCAGTGATGAGATGGTCAATACCGCCACAAATAAAATATGGGCGATGCCATCTACAACATTTGTTCCGGCAGAAAAAGAATTTGATTCATGCGCGCTGGACGATGAAGACTTTGACTTGAAGGGCCGGGATATTGTCAAGTACAGTTATCAGAATGCGGAGACACCGGTTTCGAGCTGGGCAGATATGTTCGAGCATGTAGTTAAGTTTCTGCATTCAGAGGACAAGTCGGTTCTTCCCACACTCGCATATAGCACGAGCAGTGATACAGAGCTCAGTGGTTATGTCAGCAACAATGCGGACAATCTCCGTATGCCTCTGAAGATAGACGAGGATGTATATGTTGAGAAGAATACCAGCACGGCGATGAAGATCTCCATATTAAGGAGACTGTTTGTCCTTTTCCATGCAGATCCTATGGATCTCGTATTTTACCTTCGCGATTCTGAGCAGGACAAAGCAGCTGATAATAACCGTTTTGATCTCAGGAGAAGGTACTGGACTTATGCGCTTCCGATTATTCAAGACGCAAATCAAGGCAATGGATGCTTCAAAAATTGCCACCCTAATACGTCTAATATGATAAACGGTTATTTTGGAATTGGTGGATTTTGCGTAATCTGCACTGCAAATCGTGACGGCGCAAAAGTTGACTTTTATCTTGGCAAGAGCAGTACAGATGAGAACAAAGCAGCCTTCGACTATTTGCGAGAGAATCAGGATGAAATCGAAGATGCTATTGGAGACGCCCTTTTATGGAACCGGGCAGATGAATACAAAGCTTCCTGGATTTCTTATAACCTTCAGGATGTCAGCATTGCCAACGAAGCGGATTGGCCACGTATGGCAAAGTTCATGGCTGAATGGAGCAAGAAGTACATCGACGTGATCCTTCCTGTTCTTGAAGAACGCTATGGCGGACATAATCCTGATGATTCCAAGAAAGAAACCATTTTCTATTTTGCCAAGAAATGGGCCAAGAAGAAAACAGAAGAGGGTATCATTCAAGCGGATCTGGATCACAGCAGCCGTAGCTGCATACGCTTCAAGACACAGCAAATGTCCGCTGTACTTCCGGATATTGAGGAGTTGAGCGGCTGGGGAACGCATAATCATTACTTTTTTGAAATTCGGAATAGAACCGGGCATTCTGCGTATATTCTGATGTGCGTGAATTCCAAAGATTTGACCGCTGAACAGAAGGCTTTGTGTGAGCGGATGATCGGGCTCTCCAATTCCCGTACCTCATCAAATGGATGGATCTGGAGAACCATTTTCCGATCAGAAACAGTAAAATTTGATGAAGAGCTTACAGAGGAAGATGTATATGTAAAGCTCAACGCGGCGTTAAAAGATGTGCTAAGCAAACAAGATGAATTCCTGAAAAAGATGAAACTGTCAGATAATCTGTTGCAACAGATCGCGGCAGTAAAGGATTCAGACCAGTAAGAGAGCCTTTTAATGGCTCAACACTTTTTAACGATACACATACGTTTTAATTATTCTTATTAGGAGTTACGCAGGAGGGTGCAAATGCTTATGAACTACGCGAGAGCTTGCAACCCATACAGCGGATTTTTCACACCGGTCAATGGAACGAGTACCATAGGACATGCCGAGAAAGCCTTGTCTTCTGGGCTCTCCCGGCATGTTTCACACTATGGGCTTCGTATCAAAGACGGTAGGAAGATAGAAGTTTGTGGATTATGTGAATGGACAGATCTGAAAAATATCAAATATTGGACTATTACAAGCGGGAAATAATAAGAGAACAGAATTGGGGGCGGTTAAATGTATTGTAGTAATTGCGGTAAGGAAATAGCGGAAAATATGAAATTTTGTCCGTATTGCGGAACACCGCTGAATTCAGGTGCAATAAATAATCAAGATAAGGCATCGTTAGTTATTAAGAGAACAGAAAAAGATGCCGGAGGAATAATAAAAATAGCAGTAGCAATTGATGGAATTAATCTCGGAAAACTTAAACGAGGAGAGTCGCTTCAAACTGTTGTTTCCGAAGAAGCACACAAAATTACAGCGACACTAAATGCACAGAGCCAAAGCCTAATGTTCATCAATACAGGTGATCCTATTGTAGTCTCATATGATGGTTTCGGTGTTTCTATATCTTTGCCCGACGGGAAGGGCGGTTATGTCTCAAATAAGACAAATGTAGAAACAGTTGGAAATAACACGAAAGATGAGTCTTTGAGTGCGGCTGCAATTGAAAATCCGGTTATGTCCTATGAATCTACTTCGCCCTATGGTAACAAAGGAAAGCTAAATATCTATACTGATCATATGGACTTTCTCTATCAGAACGGAACGGTCACCACATTCGATTTTGCAGACATTAGTGATTGGGAAAAAACATTTTCCGGGATATCGATATATAAGGATGGCAAGCCACATACTTTTAAATTACCTAGAGGAGCAGCCAATGATATCGTCACATTCTTGAAGACGCAAAGCCCTGACAGGTGGAAATCTGCTCATCCTGAATCAGTTTTCTCAAAACGATATGGGATTGTCGATCAAATTCTCGTAAACGAAGAGTATGGCACATTTTGTATAAAACCATATAAAAAGCCAAATGGTCCAACACATTATTTTGCGAACATGATAAATTATGAGGTTCAAGAAACAAAGGCCGAAGGTGGGGATGTAATAGAAGGAGCGCTGATTGGAAGTTTGATTGCTGGCAAGCGTGGAGCTTTAGCAGGGGCATTGTTACAACCTACAGGTAGAGGAAATATACAGAAGGAAATATTTCGAGCAACTATACAAGAAAACGGAAAGACCTCAACAGTACAAGCCTATTTAATGAATCAGTCGGTAAGTGAAAATTCGGATCTTTATATCTCGTTACGAGCACAGATATTTGAACTTCAAAATATTATTGAAAGATTCAAAACGAAAAGTAAGCATTGATTTTTGGACTAGAGTCAATTACATATAATTTTCTTGCTGAGGTACGCCCATAACTGGATCTAAAATTGGAGAATTAGAATTGGTCAAGATTTCAGATGCACAGAAAGAATTATTTGATAACTTAAGAAGAATAAATGCCGATGTCGTCGAGGATGGCGTTGTTGACGAAGATGAATACCTTTCTACTTCTCCGAGAATCATGTATGTTCTAAAAGAAGTTAATGGAGGTAGGGGATGGAATTTATGCGATTTCATCAGAGAAGGAGGAAGACCGGCTACATGGGACAACATCGCCAGATGGACTGAAGCGGTTATTGAAAGAAGATTTGATAAGCCGTGGTCGTACTGGTCGGAAAATAACGAGGAACGAAGGCGTAAATACCTTAAGAAGATATGCTCAATAAATTTAAAGAAAACGTCGGGAGGACATACCAGTAATGGTAAAGTAATCGCTGATGCGGCACTGTCTAATGCAGAGATTTTAAAAAGACAAACAGAAATCTATTATCCTCAGCTTATTGTTTGTGGGGGTACGTGTGATGAATTTGTAGACAACGTGATCCCTGAACATAGATCCCAATGGAAAAGTACCTCAAGAGATATCTGGTACATATGCTATGATGGAAAACTTCTAATAGGGTATCTTCATCCAGAAGCACGTGTGAAATCCAGTATACTCTTTTATTCGTTTACTGATGCAATACAAGAGATATTCCGCGACTCAGATGTAGTGAAGGAATGTAAATGGATAAATGTTTAATTGTACGTTTGTACGCCTAATAAAAGCACATACTGTTTATATCGACCATGCAGCATTGATGAGACGATATATGGAAGACATCTTTTCGACTGCTAAACATTTTAAGAATTCATACATTTTGATTTTTCATGTTAGGGGTTTCGTTTTGAGTGTAAGAACCTGATTGGAGACAACATGAACCTTGAGAGAAAAGCGCTTCGGCAGCAAGTTCTGCCAGCGATGAAAAGCCCAGAAATGGCGCAGAACTGCGCTGTTTCCGGCTTTTTACGTTCCGGGAAATCACATAGACATTGTATCAAAGAACTGAACTTGTTAGAACCTTGTTGATGGTCTTCTCAGCAGCAATGACAGTAGCATCGAATAAGTTTCTGCATAAACACAAGTGATCCGTATCGCTTTTCCGATGCGGATTTTTTCTAGTGTTCCGAAGGAACGCGCAGCCATCTCCGCAGGAGATGTTCAAGGGGATTGGGGTGCTTCCCCAACGAGCGAAAATTGGCTTTGTATTACAAAGACACTGCTTGCACAGTAACTGATGAACAGGAAAACAGCCTTCTGAGCATAATATACCTGGATTTTTCTCCAGATTCGATGGACTCATGTTAATAAATCATGAAAACATGATTTGTATTTGAAGAAAACCATAAATCGGTTGAGTAAATAACACTATAATGGTAAGATGAAATCATCAATTCTTTGTCTTATCATTTTTCGAAATCTAACCATGTGAAGAGGTGCCAGATGAGAGTCAGCTATGACAGACTTTGGAAAAAACTTATTGATGAGAAGATGAACAAGCGTGACCTGATGCGCAGAGCAAAGGTCAGCACAAATATCATTGCCAAGATGGGCAAAGAAGAGCCGATCGCACTCGAAAGCGTGGCAAAGATCTGCGCTGTTTTCAATTGCTCCGTGGATGACATTCTGGAACTGGACTTAAATTCTATCGATTACAAAAAGGAGAATCAGG